CAGGAGCAACTGGTAGACAAGGATTCCAGGGTCTTCAGGGGCTTCAAGGCTTCCAAGGATTTATAGGAACAACTGGTGTTCAGGGTGCTCAAGGATTTATAGGCATAACTGGTTTACAAGGCTTCCAAGGTTTACAAGGCTTCCAAGGTCTTCAGGGTCTTCAAGGCTTTCAAGGCTTTACAGGAGCAACTGGTAGACAAGGCTTCCAAGGTCTTCAAGGACTTCAGGGTCTTCAGGGCTTCCAAGGTCTTCAGGGTGTTCAAGGCTTTACAGGAGCGACTGGTAGACAAGGCTTCCAAGGTCTTCAAGGACTTCAGGGTTTCCAAGGCCTTCAAGGTCCTAGTAGTGGAGGAACTGGCAGTGGATCTCAAGGATTCCAAGGTCCAACTGGAAATAATTCAAGTCCTATTATTGTAAATCAAATTACAGCTAGTTATAGTATAGTTCTTTCAGATGCATATAAAACATTAAAAATAACAGGAACAAATTCTATTTATATAATAATTCCAACTAATGCAAGTGTACCAATTCAAACAGGAGCAGTAGTCTTTTTTGAACATTGGGGAACGGGAGTAGTTACAATTTCACCAACTAGCAGTGTAACTATGAATAGTATTGGTGGGGCAAATAAAATAACTGACCAGTATGGTTCAGCCTTTATAAGAAAAGACGACACCAATACTTGGATATTAATAGGAGATATAACAACATAATATGGCAACAACATATTTTTTAGCAGCAACAGGAAGTGATGGGGGTTCTGGAACAATAGCTAGTCCGTGGTTTACATTAGAAAAAGTATTTGCTAGCGCTAGCTTTGGTGATACCATTTATATGAGAGGAGGAACCTATGCATATACTAGTCAACAAGATATTATTGGGAAAAGTGGAACAGCTAGTGCTCTTATAAATTTATGGGCATATCCAGGTGAAACACCGATAATAACAAGATCCTCATCTTATATACCAACAATTGGTGTTCAGACCGACTTAATCTATATGGAGAATTGTTCTTATTTACATATAAAAGGAATAGACATATCATACTATACGCAGAGTGCAACATTAGATTATTGGTTTGCTTTTAGGGGAAATGATTTATCAAATTGCATATTTGAAAATATAAATTATCATGATAATGGAGGCGCTTTTACACTTAGAGGAGATGGCACAACAGGGAACTTATTTTTAAATTGTGACTTCTACAGAAACCAAGATCCATACTCCGGAACACCATATGATGGAGCTGACGGATTAAATATTACATATGTTGGTAATACTGCCGCAGTAAATACAGTTAGAAACTGTAGGGCATGGTGGAATGCAGACGACGGATTTGATTTTTGGCATAATGAGGGATATGTACTCATTGAAAACTGTTGGTCTTTTTATAATGGATACATACCTGGAACCTTTGTAACGGCTGGTAATGGATCTGGATTTAAATTAGGTGAAACAGTAACGACATCCACATCAGTAAAAAGAGAAGTAAAAAATTGTTTAGCATTTAAAAATAGAAGCTGGGGAATTGTCGAGAACAATTCCTTGGTCAATATGAATATATTTAATAATACCTGTGTGCAAAATGGTGGGGCTAATGGATCTGGTGGGGGATTAAATTTTTGGTTTGGAGCTTGGGGAGCAAGTCCAAAAACATTTAAAAATAATATATCATATGATTCTGGTACACTATTTGGTGATGTATGGCATACTTTTGGGACAGATGCCATACATAGCAATAATACATGGACACCTGGTTTTACAGTAAGTTCTAAAGATTTTGTTAGTATAGATGATTCAGTGCTGACAAAACGCAGGCAAAATAATAATGGGTTACCAGAGAATGTCTTTCTTAAACTATCAAATAATTCCTCACTTAGAAATACTGGAACCTATGTAGGTATTACATATTCTGGAACAGGACCAGATATTGGGTATTTTGAGTCCAGTGGGAAATATTATTTTATATCTCCTACAGGTAGTGATACTCTCGGATATGGATCACTTACCTCATCATGGTTTTCATTAAATAAAGTTTGGTCTATTGGTCCAACAGGAGGAGACACAATTTATTTAAGGGGCGGAACTTATACACATACAGTACAACAGTACCTAACCGGAAGAAATGGTGCATCTAGCAGTCCAATAAAAGTATATTCATATCTTGATGAGTCACCAGCAATAACAAGAGGTGTTACTTTTGATAAAAGTGCTGGATGGCATAGAGGAATGGTATATTTTTCTGGTAATTATTTTCATTGGAAGGGTATTAAGTTTACTGGAATGTATACAGATGATAACCAAGTTGATGCCGGATTTCAAACATGGGATGTAAATAACTGTCTTTTTGAATTGCTTGAATCATATAATAATGTTCAAGGAATGACCATTGAAAATGATAGTTCAAATAATTTGGTATTGAATTCAGATTTCCATGATAACTACAGCAATTATGGGGGTAGCAATGGTGGTAATAGTGATGGTTTAGCCCTTACATATATAACTAATACCAGTTCAACTAATACTGTTAGAGGTTGTAGGGCATGGAATAACGGGGATGATGGCTTTGATACATTTGAAGATAGTGGATATGTATTGATTGATAATTGTTGGTCATGGCATAATGGTTTTATATATGGTGGTCTGACAATGGCTGGTAATGGATGCGGTTTCAAGTTGGGTTCTGACTTTTTGACCACCCCAGCTAATGTTGGTATAGTTAAAAGAAGATTACAGAATTGTTTGGCATGGGATAATGGACATCAAAATTCTTCTGGTGGTGCAGCTGGTGTACATATTAATGAAGCGGATCACTCTTGTGAAATATATAATTGTACCTTCTTTGATAATGGTATTACTGGTATGAATTTCCATTATAATAATAGAGTCCATTATTTTAGAAATGTAATTTCATTTAATAATGGAAGTAAAGACGTAGAAGTAAGCACTAATAGTATATCATCAAATTGTAGTTATGGGGTTGCTGGAACTAGTGATGCTCTATCAGGTTGGACAAACAATGTTTCATCTTCCGATTTTGTTAGTATAACACCAACTGGTGTTACTTCATCAAGAGATATTGATGGTAATTTACCTATTATAACATTTTTAAATTTAACCGAAGGCAGTAATAAAATAGATTCTGGAACATATGTTGGATTAACATATGCAGGTTCCGCACCTGATAGAGGAGCTTTTGAATATGGATTATTAAGATCTTTTTTTTCTGGTGATTCTGGTGGAACTAGCAGTGGAACTAATTCATCTCCAATCGTAAACGCTGGGACAGACCAGGTTATAACTCTACCTACAACAAGTGCTACATTAGTTGGAACCGCCAGTGATTCAGATGGATCTATAGCAGCATATCAATGGGTGCAGACCGGTGGAGTATTATCAACAATTGTTTCTCCCTCATTATATACAACAGTAGTTACTGGGCTAACCTCAACTGGAATAAGAACATTTACATTAATTGCTACTGATGATGCTGGTGCAACCTCATCTGATAGTGTTAATATCACAACATATGATGCATCAATCCACTACATGACAGTAGTTCTTAAACATATGATAGGAATACTATCATTTTCTTATAATGCGCCACCATCATCATTGATAACTATAACATTTAGTAATGTAACCAACTGGCAAGAAAATCCAGCAGGATCATGGAGACCTATTGCAACTGGAGCTAACGGCAGCGGAAAATCAACAAAATATTTACCATCATCAACTGATGGATATATTGAAAGTGATATAACTGATAATGCTGGAACAATTAATAATTTTAATATAGGTATGGGATTTGCTTTAAGCAACTCACTAACTCCAGATTATGTTTATGATTATTTACTTTATATAGATGGGGCTAATGAGCATTACAAGACCTATGATCCTATAGTTGGGTACTTAGATACAGGAATTACTGCATCATCTGGTGATAAAATAAGGACAGAAAGAATAGGAAGTACACTATATGCAAAGTATTATAGGGGAACTTGGAATACATTATATACATTCCCAAATACTACTACTAGCAATCTGTATATATATGGAAGCTCTTATGATATTGGAGTTATTGAGTATTTAGTAAATCCAGTAGGATATGGAATAGTATAAAAAAAGGGGAGAAATTTCTCCCCTTAATATTTACAATACTTATTTAACTTCTTCAAAAGGAGTATCCTCTGTTTGAGTTTCTACTGTATCATCTGGATTTGTATTTTGATACAAATTAGTACTTATTTTATTCCAGGTTTCATTAAGATTACTCATACTTTCATCAATCTTAATAAGATCCCTCATTTTATGAGCTTCTTTTAACTTATCAAGTGATTCATTAAGTTGAGTTTTATTTTCTTCAGTTAGTTTATCAGAAAATTCTTTGATTTGTTTTTCGGTTTGAAAAATCATAGAATCTGCCTGATTAACCTTATCAACTGCTTCTTTTTCTTTACGATCTTCTTCGGCATGTGCTTCAGCTTCCTGTTTCATTTTTTCAATCTCATCTTTAGTAAGTTGTGATCCACCTTCTATTCTGATTTTATTCTCTTTACCAGTTGCTTTATCTTTTGCGTGAACTGAAAGAACACCATTAGAGTCAATATCTAATGTAACCTCAATTTGAGGAACACCTCTTGGAGAAGGCATGATACCATCCAAATGAAATCTACCTAAAGAGCGGTTATCTCTAGCCATTGGTCTTTCACCCTGTAAGATATGAATTTCAACACTTGGTTGATTATCAGAAGCGGTAGAAAATGTTTCGGACTTTCTTGTTGGAATAGTTGTGTTAGCTTCAATTAATTTTGTAAACACACCACCCATTGTTTCAATACCAAGTGATAAAGGTGTTACATCTAAAAGAAGAACATCTGTAATCTCACCACTTAATACAGCTCCTTGAATCGCAGCTCCAATAGCCACTACTTCATCAGGATTAACTGATTTATTGGGTTTCTTATTGAAAAATTTTTCAACGGCTTCTTGAACCGCTGGAATTCTTGTAGAACCACCAACAAGGATAACCTCATCAATATCAGTTATTTTTAATTTTGCACTCTTAAGAGCTGATTTACAATAAGCAATTGTTTTATCAACATATTTACCAATCATTTGCTCAAACTTAGCCTTAGTTAAAGTTTTAACAAAGTGTAAAGGAGCACCATCTCTCGCAGTAATATAAGGTAGATTGATTTCAGTTTGAGTGGTTGAAGATAATTCAATTTTAGCTTTTTCAGCAGCCTCTTTTAATCTTTGTAGAGCCATTGGATCCTTTGAGAGATCCATAGATTGATCAGCTTTAAACTCATCAATCATCCAAGTGATAATTTGGTTATCAAAGTCATCACCACCAAGGTGGGTATCACCATCAGTAGATTTAACTTCAAATACACCATCACCAATTTCGAGAACAGAAATATCAAATGTACCACCACCTAGGTCAAATACAATAATTTTTTGTTCTTTTTCTTTTTTGTCTAAACCATAGGCCAACGCAGCGGCAGTAGGTTCGTTAATAATTCTTTCTACTTGAAGACCAGCAATTTTACCAGCTTCCATTGTAGCAGTTCTTTCAGCATCACCAAAATAGGCAGGAACAGTAATTACAGCCTTTGTAACTTCTTGTCCCAAGAAATCTTCAGCTGTTTTTTTCATTTTCTGAAGGATCATAGCTGATACTTCTTGTGGAGTATAATCTCTGTCTCCAATTTCAACAACAGGAACATTGTTGCTATTACTTTTAACTTTATAAGGAACTCTTTTCATTTCTGATCCAACATCCTTATAATTCTTACCAATAAACCTTTTAATTGAATAAACGGTTTTACTTGGATTTGTAACTGCTTGACGCTTAGCCGGATCACCAACCTTTCTATCAGCATCAGTAAATCCAACTACAGAAGGAGTTGTTCTTTTACCTTCGTTATTTGGAATAATTACTGGCTCACCGCCTTCAACAACAGAGACACAACTGTTTGTGGTTCCAAGGTCCACACCTATAACATATTCTTTTTTACTCATAATTTATATATTTTATTTTTATTTTATATGTCAATTTATATGCCAACACTACCATTATAGACATTTATTCAGAAAAGTTTATATTATCCTGACAAAATTTCAGGTATAGTTTTAGCTATAAATATTTAATATATAAATATATGAAATATTTAAGAAAGTTTAATGAATCTTCTAAGTTTGACATCGAAGAATTATTGGAAGACTATCTATTAGAATATATTGATAAATATAGGTTAATAGAAAAAGGTAAATATTTTGAACTCAACACCGATTCCGATCATTGGAAAAAAAGCCAGTATAAAGGACTTTATTCCATAGTAAACCAAGTATCCACTAATTATTTTAAAGTTGCCGGGTTTCCAAATAAAAAAAAAAGTGGTTATTTAGTAACCATAAGTTTTTTCTATCGACCTACTAAAGATATTGAAAAGGAGTTTAATAAAGATATGATATCTTTTATCAATAGGTTTTGTAATAGCAAGGTAGATGATAAGACATTTAATGTGGAAACTTCTTTTAGTGATGTATTCGGCAACGGAACAGTATTTGATTATTACATTGCATTTTTTAGATAATCTAAAACTCTTTCCAAATTTTCTTTGGAAAATCCATCTAATGGTTCTCCACCTTTTTTGAGATAATCACCATAAACTTGATCATACTCATCTTGTGTATAAAATTGATTGTCTATATCCGAAAAGACAACTCTTGTATCTGTGGAGGTTAAAGTAACGGGAAGTTTTTCTTGTCCATATCCTGGTCCAAATGAACCACCTATATTCATAAGTTCAGTACCACTGATTGACTCTATAAATTTTTTAAATTTCTTTGTTCCTTTTTCGTTTCCCGATATACATTTTTCTTTAAAACATTTTTCGAATCCATCTAATCTATCACATTTGTAATATTTACAATCAGGATAAAATAGAACTATAAGAAACCAATCGTCTTTTAATTTACTTAGTGATAGGAGGTTTGAATAACCATTGGTATGTTTAATGCTTAAACAATCTGACATATCAATAGTTATCACATACATTGGATATTCCTTTTTTAAGAAGTTTTCTATATAATTTATATCCTCATCTGTAAAGTGGCAAGAAGATATATTAACAAAATTTTCGTCAAATTGAAAGTGATTGTCATATTCTGCCTCGGTTATTTCTGTGTAGAAGTTGTCATCAATCGATTCAAAATATTTAAATTTTTTAATTCTCATCTTTTATAGGTATCTTTTCATAATATTGATCTTGTGATTGTAATGAATATTCATCCTTTTTAATATCATAAACTATATTATATAAATAATTATCTTTTAATTCTATTCTTTCACCATCTTTTAAAACTATAAAACATGACTCACTTTCAAATTGATTAAAAACAGAGACGATTTCTATACCGACTTTATTCTTTTCATATAGATCACAGATAACTTTTCTTCCCTCTGAAAGAATATCTTTGATTCTATCAAACGCATCATTCTTAGTCAAGTAAGAAAAATCCTTATAATCATCTTCATTGGACTTATCAAACATACTTAAGAACCTTTTTTCTACATCATTCAAAGGCTTTCCCTCAGACATCTTATCTAAGATTCTATTTAATTCATCATCCTTAACTGACTCATTCACTTGACTTATCCAGGTTTCAAAATTCATAATTCGCATTGGTTTCACCATTTTTTATTATATATTAAAAGACAAAGATTATTTTATATATAGTATTATAAATATTTACAAAAATAGATGGATAAACAGTTGCTCGCTGCTTTAAGTAATTTATCAATAGCGTTACAAGAAATATCTGATTCCTTAGATAGTATTAATAAGACTAAGGAAACTTCCAATTCTTCTATTGTTGAAGCATTCAAAAGTTTAGATATTAATGAGCAGCTTAAATCCATTGATGAAGGTGTTAAAAAAATACAAGAGGATAATAAACAAATAGTTAAAACACAAAAGCAAATATTATCACAGGTTAGTAAGCCGTCAGCAACAACCAAAGAAAATAGCCTAATAAATACTAAAGATCAAAAGGGAATTAAAGATGGGGTTAGCTTAATATTGCTAATAGCTGGTGGTGTTTTGGCTATTGGCCTTGCATTTAAACTAATAGGCACTGTCGATTTTAAATCGGTAATAGCTTTAAGTTTATCGTTGCCCCTGATAGCATTTGCATTTGAAAAGGTCGCAAAAATCAAGTCTGATATTAAAAGTTTGACAATTGTTAATTTTGGGTTAATAATGATGGCTGGTACAATGGTCATTGTTTCAAAATTATTAAGTTTTGTAACACCTATTAGTCTTGATAAACTAATTACTACTGTATTGATATCCGGAGCATTTGTATTATTATCAGCATCTATTGGAAAAATATCACAAAATGTTGAAGGAATAAATGTAAGAAATCTTTGGAAGTTGCCACTTGTACTACTTGCTGCGTCTGCTGCTATTGCCACATCATCTTGGATATTACAATGGGTTAAACCAGTTGGATTTAATCAATTACTAACAGTTATAATGATTTCAGCGGCATTTGCTGTTCTATCATTTGGACTTGGTAAACTTGTTAAAGCCATGGATAAAATACTGAAAAATTACGCAGAGGTAGTAGCATTACTACCTTTAGTATTAGTTGGTGTTTCATTAGCTATAACTGGATCATCTTATATTTTATCTAAAATAGTTCCAATAAGTTTCCCACAGGCATTAACAACTATATTAATAGCCTCAACATTTACAATTTTATCATATGGATTACCTAAAGTAGTTGATGCAGTTAGTAAAATTAAGATAAAGGATATTCCAATGATTCCATTAGTTCTAATTGCTATGTCGGCTGCTATATTAGGATCATCTTATCTCTTTTCAAAAGTTCAAACTGTTCCATTTGGGACTTTAATAAACATAGCACTTCAATCAATTGCATTAACAGTTGTTGCTATTGCAATCGGATTTGCAATGAGTATCTTAGATAAATTAGGAATAAGTCATCAACGGGACGGGCTTCCATCAAAAGCCTTAATGGGTGGGGTATCAATTGTTATAATTGCAACTACTTTAATGACCTCATCGTTAATAATTTCACTGGGTCAATATTCTGTTTATCCGGATTTAAGTTGGACACTTAATATGGCTGCTTCCATGTTAATCTTTGGAGCGGGAATGGCAATTATAGGAGCAAGTACGACTGCGGCCACAGAAGTCCTACCAGCTTTAATTATTGGAGGCATTGGTATACTTGTAATAGCAGGAACAATCTTAGCAACAGATGCAATATTATCTAATGGTGAGTATAAAATATACCCTACACTGCCATGGGTATTGGGAGTAGGGGCATCTTTAACAACATTCGGTTTAGTAATGGCCGCGTCAGCTTTCGGAATAATTGCCTTAGCAATTGGATATTTAAGTATTAGTCTTATTGCAAATTCTATTGTTAAAGTAGCTAATATTTTAAATGGAGGTGAATATGGAAAATATCCATCCTTATCATGGATTCTTGGAGTAGGCTTATCATTAGGAGCATTTGGAACAATAATGGTTGCTAGTGGAATTGGTATCATAGCGTTGGGATTAGGATATCTAAGTATTAAAATGATTGCTAATTCAATAGTCGAAACATCACAAATATTATCAAATGGTAAATTTACTGGTGGTCCTTCCTTAGGGTGGGCACTCGGAACAAGTGTTTTATTAACAACATTTGGAATGTCTATGATGTTACTTGGTGCATTTGTGGCTGGTACACTTGGGCTTGGATATGTTGCTTTACTTGCTGGTAAATCAGCACTGAAAGTAATTGCACAATCTATTGTAGATGCGTCATTTATATTATCAAATGGTAATTATAAAGATGGACCAACAAAAGAATGGGCTGAAGGGGTTGCGTTATCAATTGGAGCATTTGCACCAGTATATAAAACATTAACATCAAAAGGCGGTGGTGGATCATCACCAGCTAAAATGAAACAAGCTATAGTTACAATATCAGAAGGTATTATTACCGCTGCTCAATTCTTCTCTAAGAATACAGTTTCATTTAAAAATGGTCCGCCTGTGGAATGGGCTGAAGGAGTTGGATTATCAATTAGAGCATTTACTCCAGTATTTGAATCATTAGCTAAGAACAAAAGCTGGTTCAGTAGTGGCCTTGATATGGACGAAATGGTAAATGCAGTTCATGGAATATCACAAGGTATAATTACTTCTGCTGAAATTTTCAATCAAAATAGAACCATATTTGGTGGAACTTATCCAAGTGTAGAATGGGCTGAGGGTGTCGGATTAGCTATTAGGGCATTTAATCCAGTTATTGAATATGCAGCTTCAATATCAGGAATAACAAGCAATGTTAGTTCTGATTGGTTGTATAAGAATATTACATTCTTTGCGAAAGCAATGGTTGAAACAGCAAATATATTATCTGGTAACTATGAAGGATCTAGAGGAAAACCTAATTACAATAATATAATACCAGATAATTATACACAAACATTAACATCATTATATAGTTCATTTTATAAATTAGTTAGTGATAAAAAAATAGCTAGCCTCGATAGTGATAACTTTGGAGTTTTTTATGCAATGGCTGGATCGATTTCAAATACAAGTATAATTTTAAGTAAAGGAAATTATAAATTAATACCATTGGATTATATGACTAACTTAACAAGTAATATAATTCAATATTCTAAATTATTATCTTATTTAAAAGGAACAAATGAATCAGAGACTAAGCTACTTGGACTTGTGACTATTAGTAGGGCCAGTGATATAACAAGAATGGCTAGTGATTATGATAAATTAGCAAATAGCATTCAAAATTTATCAGGGGCTATTCAATCAATTGATGTAGAAAGAATAACCGCACTTAAAACACTAACCGGAAGTATTGTATTAATGTCACTAATGGATTCTGATCAATTTAATTCAATGATGGATTCATTAGAAAGTAAAGCTAAAATATTTGTTGATGTTATTAATGATATGGAAAATGGGGTAAGTGGGAAAGAAATATCAATTAATGCTGGGGGTGCTAAACAAAGTGGTCCAACAATGCAAGATGTTGTTAATGTTATGTCTAGAATGGATGCTAAACTTGGCCAGTTAGTATCATATAGTAGTAGCATTTCATTAAAGATTAACGAAATAAAAACCAATAAAGGTATAAAAGGTAAATAAACAAATATTATACTCTTTTATATAAATGATATGAAAAAACTTTCTTTTTGGAAAAAGCTATCTATCTATAGAACTTATAGAAAAATTGTCCTAAAAAATAAAAATGAGTTTGAATCTACTTACGGTCTTAGAATAGATAGAGCAAATAGAATATACACTGTAATAAACATACCAGCCGAAATGTTTGAGGAGCCTTATAATTTAAGAACCGCTGATATCAATAAAATTTCCGAGCCTTATATAACAGCATATATAAAGCAAATTTCTGGATTATTAGATTCTAAAGAACTAGGAGAATTATACAGATTGTATGATATTCAAAAAATAGACAAGTATAGCTACTTAGTAATAATAGGATTTTCTTTATTTGATACTGCTAAATTATCCAGAAACATCTTCCTAAGATTTATACCAACAATCTTTATTTTATCTATATTAACCTTTTTAATTTTGAAACTGTTATAAACTTTTAAGATATTTTAATTTATAAAAATAAAAAATCACATGAGTAAATATTACGATTTATCTGAAGATGCAATTAAAACATTTAATGACATCTTTAAGAAAAAAGCTTTTCCTGTAGATGTTAAATTTCACTTTACTGGAGATTCTAAACAAAAAAACCTAATAAAAGTATCTAAGATTCCTGATATCTATGCAGCAGATAATGCCTTAGGAAAAGAGTTAACTATTAGTATTAATGAAGATTTAATGACAGTATTTGACGAAGAATCAGTTCAGATATTGATTGAGCAGGAAATTGATAAAATTTCTATCAACATTGATAATGGAAAAATCAAATTAATTAAACCAGATTTAACAACTTTCTCCGGATTAATAACTAAATATGGTATCGAAAAGGTATCAAAGGCTAATCAAGTAGAAGAATTATATGATCAGCAAAAGAAAGATGGTGCTGATGATGAATTTATAGTATAAAAATAAAAATAAAAATAAAATGGAAAAACAAACAATAGAAACAAACGTGGTAAAACCTAAACTTTCTATCTTCGTAGAAGAAGTTGAGTATAGAATTATTACACCTGAAACAGAAACACAATTAGATTCTGGTATTGCAGAGATTGAAAAATTTATAGCTAATAATCACGGGTTTGGAGAAACTGATGCAGTTAAAGATTTATTGTATGCAGATGCAAAAAGCTTATGGAATAAGTATGCAGCAGCTTTAAGGGACGCTTCATTCACTTTCTACTTAAATAGAGACGAATATAGATTTTTAGTTACTTTATTAAAAGATAAATTAGAATATGATGTTAATACAGTTTTCTTAGCAATTGAATTAACTAATATGTTAGGTGAGTGGGTACAATCAGAAAAGCATAAAGGTGATGATGATGTTAAGGGATTTATGGTTGATGCTACGGAAATTACTTATATCTATCACTTAATTGCTAAGCATAAAATAAAAGGTCTTACAAAAGATACTTATACATTTGCGTATACTTTAAGAAAAATTGGTGATATTAGTAAAATTATCAGTTACTATGATACAGCTGCTAAAAATCTTTCTAAGGAAATTCAAGAATGGGTTGCAAACTTTGAACCAAGAGAAGAAGCTCCAACTGAACACGCAACAACTGAAGAATCAGTTAAAGCAAAAAAACTAGCTCCCAAAAAGAAGAGAGAAGAAACAATCTAATTATGAAATATATTTGTGTACAACCTAGATTAGTTTATTATGCCTGGCAACTGGAAGTTATGATAAATAACTTCCTTAAGCACAGCATAAATCCAAATGATATTCAAATATTAGTTGCCTATAGCCCAGATCAGAATGATAGAACAAATCATTCTGATGTGGTGGATTTATATTCTAAACTAATGCAGAAATATCCAACTGTTGGATTCTATTTCTATAAAGACACCAGAGTTAACCCCTGTTATATTTCATCTGTCAGGCCTAATATACTAAAACAACATTTTAAATATTTTCCCGAATTAAAAAAATCAAATATTTTTTATCACGATTGTGATATTGTGTTTAGTAAAACACCAGATTTTACTCCATTTTTAAATAATAAAATCTGGTATATGAGCAATACTGAAGGATATATTGGATCAAGATATGTTCTAAGTAAAGGTGAAGATATTTATCTAAAGATGTGTGAAATTGTTGGAATAGATTCAAAAATACCTAAGTTGATGGAATCTAATTCTGGTGGAGCTCAATATTTATTAAAAGGAGTAGATTCAGACTTTTGGGAAAAGGTTGAAAAAGATTCTGAAGATCTATATAGATATTTTTTAGAAGATGAACCTATAAAAATGGCTGAAAATCCATCATATCATCCAATTCAAAAATGGACCTCTGATATGTGGGCAGTATTGTGGAATGCATGGTATTTCGAACATGAGACTAAAGTAGATCCATATTTTAATTTCACATGGGCTACCGATCCAATTGAGAGATGGAATGATAATGTTATTTATCATAATGCCGGAGTGGTTGGACCTGGTGAATTATTTTATAAAGGTGATTATATAAACACTCTTCCTTATTTTATTGAGGATACATTTAATAAAAATTTTGCATCTTACAATTATTTTAAAGAAATACTTGAATCTAAAGAAAATAGTTGTTTGAGAATTTCCACTGAATTAGTTGGACCTCAAATTTAAACACAAGGTGGTACTATTGATCCACCACTTCTTAGTGTAACACTTATATTATTTGATGATGGTGTTAGCGGAAGTGTGAATGTGTGATCCACTATAGTATTAGTAGACGATATATCCACAGGGGTATAAAATAACTCCGTTGAATTATCCATATCACAGACTCTATATCGAATAGTATTTCCGCTTCCACTAGTCCATCTTCCGGATATTGTATATGAATTTCCAAAAGACAATACTATCGACCCACTTAATGTAGAAGTACCATTGGTATCTTTAGTTAGCATAGTCGTACTTGTTGTATTATTTATGACAACTAATCTACCACCAATAGTTGTTCCAAGATTCCAATTTAAATTTACACTTGTGGAAACTATCGTAACAGGATCTAAATTTATATCCGTATATCCAGAACATAATCCATTAGATTGTAATCTAACATAAGTTGCGCTTAAATTTACACTATATGTTTTTCCATATCCAGGGGATAATAAATCCGCTTTTGGAACATTTGTATCAATAATATTCGCAAATGAATCACTTACATCAAAAGGTCCAGTATCAGATCCAGCTGATGTTAGTTGTACAAATATCTTTCTTGTTGTTTGTGGCATTTTAGTTTATAAATTTTTTATTAATTTTCATAGTTAAGGAGGTGTACCTGGCATTGATATTTGCATTGTTGTAGAATAACTTGGATTAAACCCACCAAATATATACCCACTAGTACCAACTGGTATAGATACATTAAAATCATAATAATTGTTATAACAATCAGTTGATGCACCTGAAGTATTTGTACAATTTACAAATATGTCAGCAGTACTAAACATTTGATATAGAAATCTATTATAGTAAATACCGTATTGCACTGGTGAGTTTGAATTATTTGCGTTAACAGTGTAATCACTAAAATAAGTAACCCCGTCATATATACCAAAACTGTTTATTTGTAAATCAGGTTGACTTACCACAAATTCTATTGGTAACGTCTCTCTAAATGTCACAGTTTTATTTTCAGTTATACCTGTGATTGTAACATTCCATAATAGAGTCGAATCTTGTGTATAATAATTTAATATGGTTGTGCATCCAGGTGCAGTAAATATTGATTCTAAAAATTGTATTGCCGATAGGTTATCGGATGGAATATTAAATCCCGAATTCCAAAATGATTCAAATGAAAAATTCACTTCTGTTTCACCATAATTTAATATAATTGTATTTTCATTTGATGAATATACAGATGATATTGGAGATAAGTTATAACCTGCACTAAAAGATTGTGTAGATGGAAAACTTCCAGGCAGCATGGTTTCAAAACTTAAAATAAATCCAGGCGGCAGCGTAGTTGTTGTGGTTGTTGATGCACCTCCTAACGGACAGGATGTAATATCATATACGTTTGGAAAATAGGGTCCAAGTCCAGATAATATTGCGTTACCAAGTATATCTGAATTTGGTTCAGTTAAATCAGATGACCAAGTTAGACCATTATAAAAAATGGTACCATTCTCATCTAATATTAATCTTCTCCTATTTAAGTAAATTTTATATCCTGTAAATGACATATTTTATATATTTTTTTTAGCTAGCTATAAAGTTTATTTCTAATGGTCCATAAACATTTCCCCAAGTACAGGAGTCAAATGTTCCAGATACCACGCCATTCGATCCGTTACAAATCGGAGTTCCACTGATTAAACCACCAGTTATAGATAATTGTAACATATAAGCATCAGTAGCTGGTAAGTAAATACTAGATCCAGATGTTGATGTTGTAAATGCAACATTATTTAAAATCGTGTGTGTGCCTGATAAGTCAAATAGTATTAGTGTTATATTTAAAGGAGTATTACTTGTATTTATAAGTGTATATGTATTACTAATACTATAGGTTCCAGATAGAGTACAATCTAATGGTCTAGCAAAATAGTGATATACATCAGACCAAGGAGAGCTAACAACACCACAAGATTTAAGTACCTTGAAGTACCAATCTTGAGTATTTGATACAGCCAGCTCATAAGAAGATGTACATCCAATGCTGACATAGTTATATGTGATATCATCAGCACTATATCCAAGAGTTATACCACTACAAGATCCACAATCAGCCAATCCTGAAATACTAACTATAACACCAACATTACTTGCGACACTATAGGTTGCACTACTTACAGTTAGTCCACAACATACAACTGTCGTGGTAGTTGTTGTCGTACTTGTCGTAGTAGTTGTTGTCGTGGTAGTCGTGGTAGTTGTAGTAGTAATACCAGTATCCTGGCATATTTCATCAATTGGTTGCCAATCATATATTAATACACTTGGGACTGTTGTTGTACTTGTTGTTGTACTTGTTAATAAATTATATACCCTAATTGGCCCTATTTCATCCAATTCACCCACTCCTTCATCAATATCGAGTAGACTTCTTAACTCATAATTCTTTTTAGATGTATAAATTTGACCATATCCGTTATCACTTGTTACTTCAAATGTTATAAAAGGATCAATATTTGTATCAACTGTAAAATGAAAAGAATGCGTGCCAGTTCTATATTCATTTATAGTTTGAACCGGGGTATAATCTAATTTTCTCCACTCAGTTATATCAGTCCAATTTCCTAGTGAATTTAGAACATCTGTAAAAGGACTCTTAACTGAACTTGTTCCAGATAATAAAACCGATTGAGTTCCAATAAACTCGTAGAAATTTCTCTTATACTCAACAATCTGACCTTGTATATAATCAAAGTTTATATTCCATGATTCTGAATTTTGATATTTTCTTGGATCATTTATTCTATTTCCATCAATGACAGATTCATATATTTGTTGATAGTAAGAAACAATATCTCCATTTTGATATGTTTTAAATGGACGCCATTCTGGATATGTTTTGTATGTTCTTATTCTTAAGTCAAAATAATCAGGGACTTCATTAACAGAAAAATAATTTGTTATCGAATCAATTGCTTGATTATAAAAATCAACTACAACATTATAAACTGTGCTTCCAGAATTAACTGGCATTAAATATGCTTCATTAACACTAAAATCAATTGGTGATAATGATTGTTTAACATTAAATATAGTGGCATCATAACTTTTATGAACAATTGAATTAGGTCCAACAAAGTCTGCTCTACCAGTAATATCTAATATCCTATGTGATAAAGGGATAACATTTCTTTGTAACCAATATTTTAAGCCTTGTAATTTAATTAATACTTCTGGTAATGAATATAATAATACATTATTACCATCTTTATCAGTTATATTGTAGGTTAGATTAAATAAATTTGTATCCTCATAGTTAGGATTTGGCATGGTGTGCTTAATAAAATCACTCTCATTCCAGCCAGCAACACTATTATCAAAAATGTCAGGAATTTCTACTTTATATAATTTTCCTAAATCTTTAGAATATGGATTTATATTTCTATAATATTCATATAATTCTAAATCATTATATCCAAAATAATTAATTGCGTTTATTATAGCTTTATAAGAACCAACATATGGAAATATGTCATCCTTAACCATTAACATTTCTTTTCGCTTTCTATTTAATAATCCCCAATCTACTCCTTGTTCATTTATATCATATGTTTTAAATATAAATGCATCATCTGCTGTTATATTTTTACCAGCATTTGTTAATTCGGTTTTATAACGAATATCTTCTATTTCAGTTTCACCATTTACATAGAATCTACCTATCTCTCTATCCATTACTTTAAACGTAGTAGTCATATAAGTTAGTTTTCCAGTAGTTGGATAATCAGAAACAGTAGTTGATTCATCTGTAAACACTCCACTTATAAACTTAACAATAATTTCTCTTAAGTATATTTCGGTAATTTTTACTCTGATTCCATTATTAAAAGAAATGTATTTATTCTTAGTATTTGTATTATCTTTTACAAATATTATTATTTCCTGATCAACTTTTAATCCTCTTGAAATGTCATTAGAATCATACAAAAAATTTTCGGTTGAATTAGAATCCAATGTAATTGTACCATAAGATGTTCCATAATTAGTTAACACTACAGAAAATGTTATATTATTAAGATTTGAAGAATCTGTTACAATAGAAAAGTTCACATTTTCTCTTTTGTATAAAAGAAGTGTAGAAAATACAGTTCCTTCATCTTGTGAGTTAAATCCTAAGAATAACTCTAATGGCTCTGGAGTATATGATATATTTGTACTTGAATTGATATAATCAATATCCTCTACAATCTCACTAAAAATTGTTTGCTGATAAGCGGAAGAAGCTGTTTTACCTATATCTTTGTTGGAATATTTATTAAGATTAATATTTTCTAACGGTTTTTCGCCTATATAAGCATACGCCCCTGTAGTAGGTAATTGTTTACCAGAAAAATCATACATAAACATCTCAGGAACATCGTCAGTTAACCATCTCCAAACATATTGAACTTGGCTTTCACCTATATAGTTTTCTCTTGGCCTTCTAATATAATCACGAGTTTTCAACCATATTCCTCCTTTTGGAGAATAATCTTCTGAAAGTGTGCCATATTGTGAATCATATATACCATTGTAAGAAGGTGGATAAACAACTATAAAAATTGATAACTCAACAAGTATTTCAACTATTTGATTAATAGAAGGCAATATACCCCATATAGATCTTCTTAATGGATTATATGTTAGTTTTGATGCAGAAGCTGGTAGTATAATCGTATTCTTAACATTTCCACTCAGTGGATCTATTATGATAACCTCACTACTAGTTTGACTAGCCATATAAATCCTTTCATCATATTGATTCATTATTAATTGTCCATATTCTAAACTACCTAAATTATAAATAAGTGAATTATCTAAACCAACAGATCCGAAATAGGAATCTCTTGATATTATAATTTCTTGATTAATGTTATCATATAAAATGTCAGAAAATAATCCACTTGATATACTAACAATTGCAGTAACCGTATTATTGTTAATTTGATTTAAAGTTGATCCCATTACATAAATAGAGCTGCCGACTGGCTCATATATCATTGTGTGTTGTAAACCTGTAATTGAATAACTTGTATATTCAGTCCTACTTGTTGCATTTATCCGCAATACTGTATCATCTGATGTAGTTACATAAACATCATCTTCAAATTGATTATACGCCAATCTATATGTACCATATGTAGCACCAACAAAACTTGAAGTAAGTCCATGTTTAACACCATAAATATCCAGAACTTCTAAATAAGTATATCCAGAATATGAGATATAGATATCACCATTTGTAGTATTTACAACTGCATCATATGGCGTATACGGAACAGAATAAGTATAAGTATTTATAATTAAGTTTGTACTTGGTTCTATTTTATATAGACGTGTGGTGGTTAATGCATACAAGTAATCATCTACATTGTTATAAACTAATTTTAAGCTCTGTGATAAACCAGGTAGTACTATTGTATCATAATAATCACCACTAAGACCATCATATATTTTTATAGCATCACCTAAGATGTATAAATATTCAGATGTATTAACATACACCAAATCAATCATATTGGTTGTTGAACCAATAAATGTACTTGTATAGGTACTGCTATCACCTCTAATAATATCGAACGAATAATCAAATTCGGATTGATCATAAGCTCCCAGCTCTATACTTGAACTTCCTCCAGTTCCAGAAATTTGTATTATACTATAAGAAAACCCACCACTAAATGAAACATTAGTAAACGGGGATGATATTAGAGATGGTGTTCCTCCCCAAAAAGGTCCCTGATAACTAAGTACTAATCTATCAGTTTCTACTTCTAATAAGTTATATTCTTGATTATCAAATGGATAGATTGTATTATTAATTCCAGTTATCATCCCAGTGGCAAATCCTGTATCTCCAGCGGATGCTCCATTAACATCATAAAATGATTGTGTTGCTGACTGTGTTGTTGATAGTAATATTACAGCATTGGATGTTATTAATGCTCCTAAATTACCCTTTATTTTATTATTTATTTTAACTGAACCATTGCCAGGCAGGCTAGACTTTCCAACAGTAATTGTATAGTCTAAAGTTTTATCTTGCTCTTTAACATTAAAATATAGTGTATTATTTATAAAAGAAGTATAGATTCTATAATCATCCAATGTAGTAGAATAGGCATCTATCCAATTAGATAAAGTAGTCGGTATATCTGTACTAAATGTTACACCATATTCCCTATTGTTTATAGTTAATGATAACGCATTTCCAATTTCATAAAAAACAACATTAGAATGCTGTATATAAAAATTTGCAGTTGTTCCTACAAGAACATCAAATATAATTGGAACATTTGGATATACTGTTTTTAAAACAATAGAATCAAAATATATGTAAGGAAAATTTACTAAATAATCTAAGTTACATTCTATACCTAACCTATGCAATGTTACAGCATGTTTCGATAGCCAAGCTCTTAATGTTTTATCGACTGTTCTTTCCATATCAACATTAAGTCCAGCATAGACCCATTGAACTTCTTGTTGATAAACCATTCCATTTATATTAACTACAATTCCATATTCATCAATGTCAGTAAACACGATATTATAAGAATATCTTTCAGATATATCTTTGTTAAGTTCTGTTTTAAGAGTTTCCTCAACTTCAATTGTTTTTTCATAAGTTTTGATTGTTGTTCCAATACTATATGTTGCACCGACTTTTGTATGATAGAAATTAACAGTTGCATATTCTGATGAGTAATTTAAATTAGCATATAATGCTTTATTATAATAATATAAATCAATATTTAAGAAGCTAAAGTCTTCTTTATATTTATCTCCAGCAAAAGCTAAGACAAGCTCATTGTTATTAGATGCACTTAATCCAGAAGCACTTACACCATAGTATAGCTTATTAGTTGTTAGGTATATTTCTCCATATAGTAACGTTTCTGCTGTTAATGTTTCATCGACTGGTAGGTAAGTTATATTACTTGTCCAATAACTAGCACTCCCAGGATTTATACTTGAAGTGCCACTTTGTGTGTACGCTTGAACACATTGATATATTAAATTATCATACAATACTTGTGAGGCAGTTGCATAGTATGTTAGTTGTGTATTACCTAAGAAAGTTGGTATAGTAGAAACATTTATAAAATTGGTATTATTTGTTGAATTTCCTATGACTAACTGTGTTCCAGATTTTAATATTCTTGGAACATCATTACCAAATTCTATTCTATCTGTTTGAACAGTTAAAGGGCCTTTATAAATTTCAGGCAAATCTGTTTTAAGAATTGCTTCTATTATTAAATCTGAATTATTTGGTAGGTGAAGACTATCTACATAATATTGATAATGAACCTTATCTAATACATTACTATTCTTTACTGTAACAACACTATCATTTTTAGTAGTATTAACAATATTTAACTTCCTACCATTATATATCATCGAATAAAATTTAGGCTCGGACCATAATGATAAATTATCATTTAATATAGAATTAACGTAACTACTTATTCCTATTGAGTTTAATCCACTTATTGTTTTATTCTCATAAGATGAAGTTAATCCAATACTCGTTTCATATAAAATATTAAATGATTGATTATCTAATCCTGATATAACCATAATTGCACCTTTCTTTGATGAAACTACAGTATATGATTTTAATGGACTAGAAAATTCAAATATGGAAGAATTAAAAACTACTTCAGATCCAATTGGATATTTAGACTCAAAATTGACACCATATATCCATTTTGAACGGAAGTTTGGATCATTGTTTACAGCCTCTATTCTTGAAATTGGTTGTAGTTGATAACTATTACCAGTGATATTGAACCCATACTCATTGAATAATTGAAATTTTTCTAATGATAATATGTTGGATTCGTATTCAAAAGAAGGTATCTTTTCAAATACATATAACCCGATTGTTTTAAAAGTATCTGAGCTATTCTCATGAAACATCAAATCACCATTATATGTTTGTGAAATATCGTCATATCTAAAGTTTAGATAATTTCCTTCCTTATCAAAAAACGCGAGAGACTGCATTAATATTATTAAATATTTTAACTTATATATTAAGTTTGGTTACTTTACTTTGAGATTTATATTTTAATATATATGAATTATGAAACATATTAAACATATCAATGAATTATTCGGCCTCAGAAAATTATTTAATAAGGATGAAGAGACTGCAGAAGGTATACTTAATAGTATTGATCAAACTACTAAAATAGAATTTAGAGATGATTCTGATGATATTAGTGATATTAAAATTTACCGATTTAATATTGATGAATTTAATATTAAAGTTAGTAGTGATTTAAATGAGTTTGTTTCAGAATACTCATTAGAAATAGATGGAATAAAAATGAATTGTAGCAAAAGTATAATCAAAAAGATACTTACAAAATGCTATGAGGTAATAAATAAGGACAATATAGAGCAAGAGGAATATATCAGAAAGGATGCTAAAATACATTTTAAAAATAGATAAACTATGAAACACATAAATAAATTTAAATTATTCAACGAAGCTTTCCTACAAGAGGATAAGAAAAAAGCTATAGATATTATTGTATCATATATAACCAAAAATTCTAATGTAGATTTATATGAATACGAAGAAATATGGCATATACAAAAGAAAGACCTATTTTTAAGTGGTCAATTATTTGTTTCATTAAGATCTTCTAAAGCCATAAGATTCAATTGGATAGAAAATGATATTAGATCAGAAATTCATAGCATAGATATGTGGACTAGCTTCAAATTTGACGAGAATCCAGAATACACCTTAGAATTAGGCCAAAATTCAATAACTAAAATATTACCACAGATATTAAATTTTGTAAAAGATCCATCAATTTTAGTTAAGGAGGAATTAGATATAGAAGAAGGTGGATACGACCCAAGACAAGAATTAGAAGCAGCAGTTAAAAGATTGGGTAAATTAAGAAGCCCTAAATCAATAGCTTCTCAAGAAAGAAAAATAGAACAGTTAAAAGCAGCAATTGCTTATGATGAAAAAGCAGAAACAGATAGTGAAAAAATCAATCAACTAGATGATGATTTAAAAATTGATATATTCAAGTCTATTGAGCTATATACAATTCAAGTAGCAAGAGGAAAATCAAATTCACTAGTTATATCTGGTGATGCAGGTGTTGGTAAGTGTCACGGAAAAGGAACAAAAATATTAATGTATGATGGATCAATTAAAAATGTTGAGGATATAGAAGTTGGTGAATTTTTAATGGGAAATGATTCTAAACCAAGAAAAGTATTATCACTTGGCCGTGGTAAAGATATAATTTATGAAATTAAATCAAAAGGATGGGATAGCTTCACTGTAAATTCGGAGCATATTCTAGTTTTAAGAAATAGAAAAAAATCATCAAATAAACCATTTGAAATCTCAGTTAAAGACTTTTTACAAAAAAGTAAAACCTTTCAGGATCAATCACAACTTATTAGAACATCCGTTGAATTTAAAGAAAAAGAAATAAAGATGGATCCCTATTTAATGGGAATATGGTTAGGTGATGGGGCAAGAACATCACCACATGGAATAGAAACGGCTGATGCTGAGATAGTATCTTTTTTAGAAGAAAAGGCAAATGATTATAATCTATTACTTAAAAAACATACAAATAAAAAAAGTAAAAGTGATGGGTACTATTTTTCTTCGGGTAGTTTTGGAAAAGGATTAAAATTAGAAAGAAATGAATTTTTAAATGATTTAAAAGAATATAAACTATACAATTGCGTTGAGAAATTTATACCAAATGATTATTTAATAAATTCTACAGATATTAGAAAGAAATTATTAGCTGGTCTAATAGATTCAGATGGATATCAATTTCATAAATCCTATTCAATATGTACAAAATGGGAAAAGTTAGCTAACCAAATTGTTTTTCTATCAAGATCTCTCGGATTTAAATCACACATATCTATAAAAACTATCAAAGGGAAAGAATATTATAATATTAATATATCTGGAGACCTATCAGACTTACCAATAAGGTTGGAAAGGAAGAAAAGTGAAAAAAGAAATCAAGTTAAAAATGTACTTAATTCCGGATTTATCATATCTGAAGTTGGTTATGATGATTACTATGGGTTTGAATTGGATGATAATCATCTATATTTACTTGGAGATTTTACAGTAACACACAACACTCAGACAGTTAAAGATACATTGTCATCATTAGGAATGCAAAAAGATACACACTATTACTTTGCGACAGGCACAGCAACAACTGCTGGATTATATGAATTGTTATTCAAAAATAGACATAAATTAACAGTTTTTGATGACTGTGATGCGGTTTTTAAAGAAGCCGAATCGGTAAATATACTTAAAGGTGCATTAGATACATATAAAATTAGAGAAATATCTAGTTTAACAAAGGGGAATAAATTTGATTCAGCTGGAATGGATGAGAAGGAAATTCAAGAAACATATGATGCTAGTGGTAAACTTCCGAATAAATTTGAATTTACTGGTCAAATAATATTTATTTCAAATTTACCTGAATCTAAATTTGACGATGCTTTACTTTCAAGGGCATTACATGTTGATGTTCATTTAAGTAAAAAGGAATTATTTGCTAGAATGAGTGAGATTATGAGAAAATTATCCCCAGATGTTACAATGGAAAAAAAGCAAGAAGCTTTAGAATATCTAACATTTGTTACGAATAACTATCCAACTAAATTTGATATGAATATTAGAACATTAATTCACTCTATTAATTTAAGAGCGAATAACGAAGAAACTATCAAAATTGGTGATAGAGAAGAAGCGGTTTGGAAGCTTTTGGTGAAAAAATACCTTGTACGATCTAGATAAATTAAATATATATCATATGACAAAAGTTTGTAAAAAGTGCAACATAGAGAAGGATATAACTTATTTCTTTAATGATAAGTCAAAAAAAGGTAGTCAAGATCTAGTTGTTAAAATTATTAAATTAAAATGAATTACATTAAAAAATATAAAACATTTGAAAGTATTAATGATCTATATCAAAAAATAAGTGTAGATGAATATAATGATATGTTTGATTTAGATGATTCAGATGATCAAGATGTATTTTCAAGATCTAAAAGTGTCTTTTTTAAAGATAAAGAGATAAAAGAGGTGCAAAATATTGTTCCCGAATCAATTAGAAATATCTTTAAAAGTGATGTTATATTTCTAAAATATCTTGGGGTTCAAATATCTATTAATAAGTTTGATGATGAATGGTTTTTAGTAATGGTTACAAAATCACCAACCGATGAAGAGTTAAGATCCACATTTTATAAAATAGATGATTATACATTTGAATACTACAAGTGTGACCAAATAGATGGGTTAATAAATCTATTAAAAAAATTAGTAGAAGGTTTACTACCATGGGTGCCAAACAAATGAAACACATAAGAGAGTTTAGTTTATTTGAATCTAAGATTAATGCCATTAGGGTAGAAATACCATATGAAACTTATGAAAAAGATTCAAATGGTCACTATACCAAAAATAGAATCAAGGGTAAATCTAAAATCATTGATTATGCAGATAGAAAAGTTGTCTTATTTGATATAAATGGAATAAGAATTCCATTTTATTTATCATCTGGTCATGCTGGTAAAAAAGATGTTGCGGCAGGAAAGTGGTATCCATTTTTTGGAATAGGTTCAGATTATTGGTTTAATAAAGGTCATCAAAGTGATATAAATAAGTATTATGAAATAGGTATACTCAAAAGCATTGCTCAATCATTGGATTCAAATATAGGTGACATTAGAAATGATAAAACTATTCCTAAAGTAGCTCCAAATGGAATACATCTTGATACAATTAATAGAGATTTGACGCCAACCGAACATGGAATGTCTTATACAGTAAATAAGTTTTATGACAGTGTTAAAAGGATAAAAGAAAAATTAGAATCATTAAATGAGAACGCATCTTTTAATACATTATATCATCAAATAGATAATAATGAATTCGGATCCATGGTCAAGGATGTAAATGCTTTAGAACGTTTTGGGTCAGAAATAGATCAAATAGAAAAAGTCCTTAAAAAGGATTGGTCTAAATTAATAATTCATTCATCTTATAAGATAGAAATTAGGACTAAAATAGGTAGTGATATTGTAGGGTTTTACATGATATTTTTCAGAATATTTAAATTAAATGATGAATGGTTTTTAGTTGAAAGAGAGAATATTACAAAAAATACAAAATTATACTATAAGTGTGATCAACTTGATGGATTAATAGAATTACTTGAAGATGAAGGAGTGGTAGATTTAAGCATACATGAGAGTGTAATGTCACCTGATGAGGTAGAGGACTATTTTATTGAATTTTTAGATGACGGAGATATTAATATAGTAGAATCGGAACAAGATGAATTACATCGTCAATGGAGAGGTCGATCTAATATATATTTACACTATCTCTATATTAATAGTGTAAAAATCAATAAATTTGATAGTCATCAAAAAAAGATAGAATCACCAAAAGTTAATACATCAAAAGAAAATGTTACGTATTTAAAAATAGAAATATTACAACCAAAATGGAGGGTCAGAGGCAATTTGGATGTAGGTGGATATACAATTGATACGATGGACTATCTTTTTAGAAAATTCACTAGACACATTAATTGTAATATACTTATTAAGATAATGGATCAAGATTTATTTGGAGATATACTGTCTAAATCAATAGTTAGAATTGAATTTTTAAATTAATATATAGTTTATGAAGATTATAGATTTATTTCTTAATATTTTTAAAAGTAAATATATTATCGAATATAAAATAGAAGATAATATTTATAATCTTGTAGTTAAAGGTAGATCAGAAGATGATGCTATAATGAATTTTGAAGAAAAGTGGATAAACACATTCGGTAAAGTGTATCCATTTCCTAAATATGAGATACTTTCTGTAAAAAGATTTTTTAATAAAATAAGATTAAGATGAGATATATTAAAAACTATAAAACATTTGAGGCAATATCCTCTCTACTAAATATTCATAATAATGTAGATGAGGGACTTATGAATGTAATTGATAACATATCTTATCCGGGATCATCTATATTAGAAATTGCTTGCGGAAATGCGGAAGACTCATTATATCTACAAAAAAAAGGATATAAGGTAACATGCACTGATTTGGATGATGGATATATAAAAAATGCTATAGACAAAGGTTTAAATTGTATTAAGCATGATACTAAAAAGAAATTTCCCTTTATTGATAATGAATTTGATTTAGTATATTCAAGATTAGGATTACACTATTTTACAAAAGAGGAATTAAATGAAATCTTTAGGGAGATTAGAAGAATAGGTAAAAAGTTATTAATGAGTGTTAAAATTCAAAATGATAATATTAAAACAAATAAGATAATATTAACTCCAGGTGAATGGAAAGAAATCATTTCTAATTTTTTTGAAATTGAAGATGTAAAGATAAGAGAAGGTAAACTATATGGTGAGGATGCAAAATGGATGGAAATAATAGCTAAATAAAATAAATTAAGATATATGAAAAAGATAAAATTATTTGAAGACTATGATAAGGATTATGAAAAGGGTAAGAAAACTGCTCTTAGTAATTTTCCACACCTTCAAAAAAAAGAAGCTGAGAAAAAGGAAAAAAGGATTAAAAAATCATATAAAGAAGATCCTGATGGAATGTATCCAAGAGATGATAAGAGATATGATGATTCAGAAAATAAAGGTGGATGGCAAGATGGTATGGGTAAGCCCGATTGGATAGGTGAGTCCCTTTTCAAGAAATCAAATAGTGAGTGGGATTATGTTAAAAATGAAATAATAGACAGAATATCCGGATTATCAATAGATTGTCCTGAATGTGAGACTATTATTCATGATGATGAACAATATCAATGTGGAACTTGTAACGGTGGTGGAAAAATATGGGTTAAAGAATGGATTGAAAGTCATATTGGATCTTTAAATGAATCTCAATTCAATTTAAGTGAAGGTGAGAAGTGGAAGATTTATGCAGGTTTGGGAGGCGGATTCGGTGGTGCCAAATACATTAGAACATTTACAGGACCAAAGGTTCAAGCCGAAAAGGAGGCTTATTATGCTGCGATTGAGGAATATGAAAGTTATGAAGGATTACACGGATTAAGAACCGTGGACGAGATAATGGAAGAAGATGAAATTGAGGATCAAGATGAAGCTGAACAGGTATATAACGATGAGAGAGAATCTTGGTTAGAATACTATGTAGAACCAGATGATGGAAAGGAAGAATAAAATAACCGATTGATAATCAATCAGTTATTTTAATTTGATGAATTCGTGAACTTTTATTACTTTTGTAGATAAACTTATAGTATGTCAATAAAGAGTAAAAAAGACTATCTTAACAAAAAACTATCTACACTTAACGAAGATCAAAGGAAGATATTTAATGAAATTTTAAGAAATAAACTTCTTCAAATCTGTATTCCAACTGGTGGGGGTAAAAATTACCTAATGTTTATTGATCTTCTCTTTAGGATTATTAAAAATCAAGGAAATATATTTGCTATATCATCACATAGGCTAATGCTAAATACACAGCATTTGACAGATATATTTGAACTACTTAGTCCATTAATTGGGGAAGTTGGATTTGTTTTTGTTGGAAGCTCAAAATATGATGTAAGTAAATTTCAAACACCCTCATTTAATACTGCTTTATTAAAAAAGAAATTATCTTTTAATGAAATTGTTTCTTCTACAACTTCTAAAAAAGAGGTTGAAAGTTTAGTTTCAGATCACATTTCTAATGGTAGAAAAGTTATTGTAATATCTACCTATCACTCATTGCATACATTAAAAGGGTTAGAAATCGACACATTATATTGTGATGAAGCCCATACTTTAGCATCTGAAGCAGATACTGCACAATTTAGAGATAATTATAATACAATTAAAGCTGATAATAGATTTTTTCTAACTGCAACTCCGAAAGATTGTATAGAAGAAACCGAATCATTTTTGATGAATAATACAGAAATATTTGGAGAACGAATTGGATTAACATTTAAAGAGTGTGTAGATAAAGGATATATTACTAAACCAGTCATACATATTGCATTACCGACCAATTTTACAATTGGGGCTGATTACAAGTCAATTGAAAATATGGCTAAATTTATCACGGATACATATACTGCACATTCTAAATTTATTGAAGAACAATCTTCTGATAACACAAAGATTGAGGCTAAAATTCTAGTAAAATGTCCATCTGTATCTGATATGTGGAAAATATATGCAACACTTCTTGGTAAAGTTGGTACCGTTAAAATATGTGCTGGGGCTGCTCCAAATAAAGATAATCCAAATGTTCACAATCATTATATTGATAGTTTAGGAATTGGTGATAGAGGTGATTATTTAGAAGCCTTACAGAACTTTGATGAAAATGAGGGAGCAATCGTTTTACACTATGATACGATGTCTGAGGGAATTAATGTGGCTGGATTTACTGGGGTTGAATTTTTGGGTGGTAAACTGCCAACTATTACTAAGGTGTTACAAAACACCGGAAGAGCTACAAGGTTACATAGTGGTGATAGAAATCGAGTTAGAAGTGGTGAGATAAATACATCTGATTATTCTAAGTGGATTAAGCCCTATTGTTCTGTTATTATACCTTATTGGGATAGTGTAAGTGAATTTACTACAAGAGAACTAGCTCGTCAAATTAAAGATTTGAGAGATAATTTTGCATATGATCCAACATACTACATCAGTATTGGTAGTGATATCGGTGATGGTAAAAAGAAAGAAGATATGGATATTCTTAACTCTAAGAATGAGAGGAACAAAAAGTTTGAAATCATTGATGAAATTAAAAATGAAATTGAACTTTTAGATAAAGAACAAATAGATATGATAGAGTCAGAAAGAATCAATAATATGACTATGGAAGAATGGTTTGAATTTGCTAATAAAAATTAAAAATTATGACATTTATAGAAGCAGCTAAATATATTCTAGAGAAAAACGGAAACAAACCTATGCCTTCTAGCGATATATGGAAAGAAATATCAGATTTAAAATTGGTCACAACAACTGGAAAAACACCTGCCGCGAGTTTGAACACAATTATACTCGGTCAATGCAAAGATACACCAGCAAAATCATTAAAACATAAAAATAACCTTATATTTGAAATCATTGGAAATAATCCGATGAAATTTAGATTGTGTAATTATGTCCCAAGTAATATTAAGGAAAGTCTAATAAAAAATGGATTTGTGACAATTGATGCTTTGAAGGAAATTTTAGCAAAAAACAATATAAATATCGAAATTTAATATATAACCAATGTTAGAGCTAATAGATAATACCCAAATAATTGGGGCGACTTACACACCCAAACATTATCAACTTTTTGAAAAAACTGGCAATAAAAATCTTTTTGAAGAGGTTATTGATATGATGATGTTAGAAACCTTCTCAGAAGAATTCAAGCAGAAGGTAATGAGTATGCCATTGAAAGAAAAAAGAATGGCAATTCTTAGCCTTTTAGATAAAGATAGAAATCTATTTTTAAGAATAAAATCACTAATCAATGGTGGTATTGGAAAATTTGAGCATATTAAAGATGTAATTAAAATGTTACGTGAATATGTTAAAGTGGGTGAGGTCGAAAAGAAAAAATATGGAGAGGTTATGACTCCACTTGAATTGGTTAAGGAGATGCTTAATACTTTACCAGAGGATGTATGGTCTAATCCTAATTTAAAATGGCTAGATCCAGCTAATGGAACTGGACCATATCCATTAATGGTTATTTATAAATTAATGAATGGTCTCAAAGAGTGGGAACCAAATGAGGAAAAGAGATACAAACATATTGTTGAAAATATGATTTATGTTTGTGAGCTTCAACCGAAGAATATGTTTCTCTATATGTGTGCTGTTGATCCTTGGGATATGTATCATTTAAATATCTATACTGGGTCCTTTTTAACTGATGGATTTGATAAACATATGAAAGAGGTTTGGAATGTAGATAAATTTGATATTGTGATGGGAAATCCACCCTATCAGGAAATGGATGGTGGATCTAAAGCATCAGCTAAACCGATATATAACCTATTTGTATTAAAATCTACTAAACTATCTAATAAAATTTTATTTATTACACCAAGTAGATGGTTTATTGGTGGAAAGGGACTAGACCTTTATAGAAAATTTATGATGGAATCTAATAAAATTAAATCTATTAAACATTATAATGATGCGACTCAAATATTTGGTAATAATGTAGATATAACAGGTGGTGTGTCTTATTTTTTATTTGATAATATGTATAATGGAAATTGTAATTTAAATAATAATATAGTTAATTTAAATGAATATGATGTAATAGTAGACCCGTCATATATTTCTATAATTAATAAATTTAAGAATTATAACAGCATATCTACAATATGTATGGGTAGAGGAGACAATACATTCGGAATTCAAACAAATGATAGAAGGATATCTGAGTATTTGCCTGGGTATATTAAATGTTTTGTAAGCCAATCAAAAGGATTTGAAAAGTGGATAGATGGATCAAAAATTAAGAACCATCAACATATAGACAAATATAAAGTAATTACCGCTGAGTCAAACGGGTCATATCCTAGATTTGGTAATAAATTTATAGCACACCCATATATGGTTTGCTCAGGTAGTTATATATGGTTTGTAATGAGATCAAAAGAGGAAGCAGAGTCATTAATTTCATATATGGAATGTAAATTGGTAAACTATTTACTTTCTATTAGAAAAATAAGTCAACACATAAAACCAAGCACATTAAAGTGGATACCTATGGTCCCATTTGATAGAAAATGGACAGATGAACAACTTTTTGAATATTTCAATTTGACAGAAGAAGAGAGAAATTTAATTTTAAACTACGACAAAAAGTAATTAAATGAAAACAATACAACATGAGGCTTTTGTAAACCTTTATAATAAGAATAAAAAGGTATTTGAACTAATCTTCAAAGACACAAAAACCCTTTCACAACTATCTAGTAAAATTATTAAACTATCAAAAACATTTGATAAATTTGCCTATAAAGACGCAGATAAATTAAAAGGAGACCTCTTTGAAATATTCTCGGAATGCTTCTTCAAAATCCTATCCGCGGATAATAGAATCGGAGTCGGAAACTATCAACCTGCACCACCCATCGACGACTATGGTGTAGATGGAACCGGTATCGGAATGGATGACAAACCCACAACCATACAAGTTAAATTCCGTTCAGACGCGACCACTGAACTAACACAAGATGATATCAAACAATTTGCACTTCAATCCATAGTTAATTTTGGTGTTGATAAAGATACCAAAACAAATATGATAGTATTTACCAACGCAAAAGGATTACACTGGATAACCGAATCAAAAGTCTTCTCAGGAAGACTTAGAGCAATTGGATATACAGAAATATCATCACTCATAGATAATAATACAAATTTTTGGAGAGAAGTAGAATCACTAATTACCGATACTATAAACGAAAAATATACAATAGTGAATTAATAAAAAGAGTCAGAAAAATCTGACTCTTTTTTTTATATATACATTTATGAGAAATATTAAATTATTTAAAGAGTTCTCGTTATATGTAGATAAGGATGGTAAAATGCGCGAATCTGATTGGGAAACTGATGAGAATGAAGATATTGGACCTGGTGATTTAGTTCATTTTAAAAAGTATGGAACACTTTATGTGGTTACCATAACAGTAGATGGGTATGTGGTATCAGAAGATGAAGAGCAAAGATATATGGGAGATGAGGGAGAAGGACATATAATACCTCTCTCAGCAGCATTAGATGCACAAATATTAGAGAAGGGTGATGATGAAGGATATTTGATGGAATCCAACAGCGAAATAGAGGTTAAATTTGTTAGTAAGAGAAATCGAACACAAGCTTTTAATGTATATAAAACTCCAGATGGTAGAATTACAAGAATTGAAAAGCCTAATCATGTTCATGTTAATTTTCCATTTAAAGTTGGTCAGGTATTAAATAGAAATATAGAAACATGGGCTTGTAATAATCACTTTTATATAGATGGAAAGGATACTTGCCCAGAAGAAAAAATATTTGGTATTAGGAAATCCGATATACCAAAAGGACATGAGTTAAGAAACTTATTTCCAAATAAATTTAGATAATAAATATGAAACATTTAAAAAAATTTGAAGATACTAAACCAAGTATCATAAACGAATCTAAATCCACAATTGATCCAGTAGTATCTATGGAAGTAGAGACAGTAGAATGGGACGATCCAGAAGATTTCGGAAAAACAAAAACACTTATTGTTAAAACAAAAAGTGGAAAAATTTACAAAACTAAGTTAAAATCTGATGAAGATGAAGACTATAGTGGAGAGCAATAAATAAATTTAGAAAATAATATGAGACACATTAAACTATTTGAAAATTTTGAGGAAGAAAAAGAGTGTAAGTGGTGTTATAAAAAATTTACACCAGAGAAAAAGTTCCAAGATTGTTGCTGTTCCGAATGTGATGGTAAATATAACAACTATTTAGGCAATGATGGTGCTGAGGCTCCTTGGTCCAAGTATACCGAATCCAAAATTTATGACTATAAAATACTTCCAAAAGAAGCTATTAAGGAATTAGAAATGTATGTCAATGTAAATAATCCATCAAATAAAATAGAAGTCTATCCAGATCCACAAGTTGAAGGAACATATGCACTAAGAATAACAAGAAATGAACATGGACATACACATCCTGAAGTATTCACATTATTATGGAATAAAGGTGGATATGATGAAATTGATTTTGATGAATTTCCACCAAAATCTGGAAACTTAAAATTTTTTATATAAATGAAAATTAGAAGATTTAATGAAGGTATATCTAATTTAAAATATGAAAGCTTTGATTTCTTTGACATAACTGTTGAGAAGTTAAAACATTATAAAGGATGGACCGTCTTCTATATTTCAAAAGAAGATCAATATTGTCAAGTTTTTAATTTCACTAATAAGGAAGACTTTGATAGAAACTTTTCAATAAATAAACATCCAAATTATCCAGGTAATATTGTTGCCCCTAATAATGTTGAAGAGACAGAACATGGAAATTCAGATAGATGTATAATAGATGGCCAAGAATTTTATTTAGAAACTCTTGAATTATATCTAATAATAGATGGAAAATTAATGAGATAAATGAAATATATTAAAACATTTGAGAATGAGGTATCTCCAGTTGATTTAATAGAAGACTACTTTCTTGAACTAGTAGATAGTAAATGGAAAGTATCTGTGAAAAAAACTAATGCAGTTTATAGAAAAGATGATGGTGTTAGTAGATCATATCATATTAAAAATGGTGTTAATAATTCTGGATATCCCGACTCTTATATTTATAGAAAAAAACCTGGATATATAGTTTCATCTATCATAGATAGTGATACTAATGTTGTTAGTGAATTTCTTAATGATGTTAATAAGGTTGCAAATAGATTTAGTTTAAAGTCTAAATTATATGGAATAGTGGAGAGAGGTAACAAAATATTAATAAAAATTGAAATTATAGAATGAAATATTTAAAACTATTTGAAGCATTTAATCCATATGATGATGAACCATTAAGCAGAGTCGAACAACATTTTGGTAAGCAAACACGATTAGAAAAACAATTTTCAGAAATTGTTACTAATGGATTAATGGGTGAGGATGATTGCTTTTGGTCTTGTTTTAATGCTCTTAAAATAGAAATAAAGGAAGTAATTGATGAGGATGATGATTTATATAAAGAGTTCATGCATAGGATAGTAGAAGGTGAGAATCCAGTTGATGTTATTAATTGGATATGTAAAGAAATTCCTAAAAATGCCGAAATTGATAGATTATTACAAAAAATAAATAACCTATGAAATATCTAAAGTTATTTGAATCAAATAGAATGCCAAAGAGATGTAGCCAAAAAGAAGCTACAGATAAATTGAACTCTTTTAAAAGAGAAAAGCTATCTGAAAACGAGATAAAATGGATATGTTCAAAATTTTCAGACATAAAATTAGCTAAGAGCTCAATATATATCAAAGACAATATTTTAATAAATAAGTTATGTGATAGTTGGTTTATAATATTTACTGAACATGATGCAGAATATTATATAGCTGACGAATTCATAGAGGTCCAAAATTTTTTACAATCAATATGAAATATTTAAAACTATTTGAAAATTTTAATGCATTTAATCCAGAAGATATATCAGATTTATTCTTAGAAATAGCGGATAAATTCGATATACCTGAAATGACTTCCGAGGAAATCATGAATAAGACAATTGATGAGTCGATTGATAAATATTATAATATTTTCAAAAATATACATGGTGATTATGTCATTGATGTTAAATGCGGGATAGATAATGTTTCTAGCTTTTTAAAAGAATTAGAAAAATTTAAACTAAGATTAGAAAAATTTGACATGTATATTATAATTCATGATTATCCGAATGCTCCTGATAATTTTAAAGTCGGAATATCAAATAATCCAGAATCAAAAACCATTAAAGAAGCATTGTTAACCTACAATTTAGAAAATCTATTTAAACAAGTAGAATTATATAAAGTCGCTGATGGTATTTATTGTGTTGTTATTGAATCACAACAACTAAGAGCATTTACATTCTTAAGATTACAAGAATATTATGAATCATCATCGAGTGAGTTTCAAGGAAATAGATTTACATGGGATAGATACATTCAATGGTATAAAAGCTCTGAAGGTCCAACTGGTGAAAAAGATGTTTTCACTTATGGAAGTGATTGGAGTGGATTTAATATACCTTCAGAATCTATTGAGAAATGTATGGAAGAAGTTGATGATCCAAATAGATATGATGATCTAATGGTATCTATTATCACTGAGATTAAAGAAAGAGAAAGTGATAAATATTACATAATTGGTGTAGATGAACTAGATGTTAATAGTGATTTATTAGACCATGAATTAGCACATGGATTTTATTATACAGATAAAGAATATAGAACAAAGATGAATAATTTAGTCAATTCATTACCAAAGGAAGAGAAAAAAGCAATCTCTGATGTAATTATTGGGATTGGGTATAATGAATCGGTTTTAAATGATGAGATACAAGCTTATATGTCAACTGGTATAATTGATAGAATGCCTAAGTCACTAAGTAATTATACAGAGAAATTTGAGAAGGTATTTAAGGAAGCTAAACAAAAACATCACGCAACACCTCAAAAAATTGAACTCACTTATCTAAATGATTAAAACATTTTTACAATATAATGAGGCAATTTCAGAAAATTTATCCCTATCTGATTTTTTATACTTGCATTTAGATAATGTTGAAGTATCTATTGGATACATGCATAAACGTGTATCAATTGACAAAATTAAAGATGAATTTGGTGTGCAAAATTTTGTAGATGACTATATATCACTTGCTAAGAAAAACAATCAATGGGCTGGTGGTCCACTAAATAGAGAATGGGCTAATAAATATTATAAATTTTTTGGTATGGATTTTCCACATACAGAATGGAAGCCGACAATAGGTATCCACTTAGTTTTTAATGACGGATCGATATTTATTATTGGATTCAGTATGATAAGTAAAAATATTTCAGATATGAATTGGGCATTATCTCCGGACGGATCGGTTGGAGCCGAATTCTATAAAAGGGATAGAGATAATACAAATTGGGCAGATTTTTCATATGATGTGTATTATGATATAATACATCGAATAATACCTGGTTATGCTTTTAACTGGGAGATAGATCCTACATACAACTAATATGAAATACTTAAAATTATTTGAAGAACATTCTAAATTATATACACAGATAGATTATAATGAATTTAAGGAAAGGTATAAAAGTTTACAGGACTTCTCAAAGAAGTATGCCAATAGAATATCAGAAATATTTAATGATTATAAAAATACAGATTTTATAGAGGATTATAATAAAACAAAATACATAAATGTAGTCATAGATAAATATGGTAAAATATTAAATTATGATGATTTAAATGACGGAGATTATGATAATTCTGAAATATTTGACATGGTTATTTTAAAATATAGAAAAAAAGGAATTATAGATAACAAATATGTATTCTTTGATGTAGATATGAATATTACCCAAAATGAGGATGGATGGTTCTATGTTAAATATAGCTATTATATACCAGATAGGACTACACCAATAACATATTACAAATGCGATCAATTTGATGGATTGTTAAGCCTTATTTGTGATATGATTGAAAGAGGAACAGATATTAATACTAGAATGCCACATGGAGGGTATTATTATAATTAATTATTTTTGATATCCCTCATCATAAATTTTAATTATCTCATTATATTCTTGAACAATACCATTTTTAATCTTTTCATTTTCATAAGATTGTGCTAAAATATATTCTCTAATAACTTCTTTGTATTCAAGTTGTATTTTAGGAACATCTTCACCGTCTAAGTTTTCATTAATAATACTTTGTTTAATATCTTCATCGGTTTCAGCATCTGTTGTATTAATATCATCAACATATTCAACAGAAGCAAAATTTCCTGTTTCTAAAAGGATTTCTAATTTTCTTCTTAATTTACGATTACTAACTAAAAGTGAATTTGATATGTATAAGTCAATATAATCTTTTGTAGATACCTTATCTAAAGAGTCTATATCACCCTCATTCATAACATAAACCTTCTTGAATTTAGGTGAAATTAGGTTTGGTATGAATGTTTCGGTTCCTTCTATAACATCTAAAATAAATATACCTTTTTGGTTCTCTCTATCATTTCTATCCATTTCATGAATGGACCCAACAAAAGTGAAATTTTTATTTACTTGGTGAATGTGTATGTGTCCGCTATAAACCTTCTTATATTTTTTGAATTCTTCTACATCTATTTTATCGGTATTTTTTTGTGCTACTGACGTTAAGTGCATTTTAGCACCATTTAAGTCCGAATGGCAAAATAAATAATCGGCACTTTTAAATTTCTTCAACAATTCAATTTGATCGTTTCTTTTTTCCACCCAAGGAAGCATTAATATAGATTTGCCTAAATAATCTATTTTAATTGCTTCTTCATATACAAATACATTTGGTATATACTTATATAATTTAACTGTATTTACATCATTAGAGCTCTTGGTATATAAGTCGTGGTTTCCAATTATAAGATGTGTTGGACATATACTAGATAACTCCTCTAGTATATATTGTGCATAGTTTAAAATATTAATAGGGACAATGTTTCTATTATCAAAGAGGTCTCCTAATAGAACGATAATATCGTCTTTTGTTAATTCTTTTTTAGCAAGTGGTAATAAAAATTCTTGAAAGTATTCTTGTGCGACTTTAAACCACTTATCAACTGAGTTTGGATATCCCAATCCAAGGTGAATATCCCCTAATACTAATATTTTAGACATTTAACATAACTAATATTTTTCTTTATAGAGAAAAAAATGATTATGGTTTATTTAATATATAATTAATGAAGCATATAAATAAATTTAATGAGAGATACTCTGGAAAAGAAACCGGATGTGAATACAAAAATGATTTTATCAAAGCTTTGGAAACATTATTTTATAGCTGGGGAAGTGAAGCACCGCCAGAAGCATACTGGGCAGCTAATGAATTATTAGACTGGTTTGAAAAAGAATTCGATAGTAAAATTGATGACAGATTTGATGAAAATGGTGAAAATGTAGAAGAAATTTTTGATAAAATTAGAAATACATATCCTGGATATTCTTTATAAATATATACCTATATGAAAATTAGAAATTTTTCTGAGTTTATTACAGAGGCATTAGGAATTGATAAGGACATCGAATCACAAGCACAAGAAATTTATAAGAAGATAAAGCATTCTAATAAAAATGAATTTAGTTTCATATTATATGAAACATCAGGAAATTACTTTTTTAAATTAATCATAGGTAAATTTGATAAAACTGCATCAGGTAGATTTATTATATCAGACGATAATAAGGAAATGACTGTTCTACTTAAAGATAGAAATGATTATTCCACATTACTTCATGAAATGAAGCATTTATCAAGGGCCATTAAAAATAAGGGTAGTCACTTTAATGATTTTATATACAAAACACATAAGTTAATTAGTAATATGGATCTTAAGGATAAGGATCCAATTAAGGCTCAAAAACAAATATTTTATGTTTATGATAAAGATGAATTTGAAGCCAAATATCATGGGTATTATGTTGATCTTGATATTTATCTAAAGAAAATAGTCGATATAAAAAAACAATCACCTAATGACAAATCCGTATCAAAAGATTTCATTATAGATGTAATTAAAGGATTTTTAAATACCTGTGATGATATGACATACACTTGGTGGGTTGGATATTTTAATGGGGAAAAAGTAAGTAAAGAGTTTAATTTTTCAAACTATTTAAAAGAAAGTGATATTAATCGTCTTTTTTATCTTATAACTAAAAAAGATTTTAAACCAGGATATTCTTATACTGATATGTTTAAAGAGATATATTTTGACTTAAAAAACATTCTAAAAACTAAGATGAACATATATTCTAAAGAAGATAAAGTGTTAATACAAAAATATAGAAAATCTTTTGAATTAGAAATAAATAAAAGAAAGAAGGTATTTTCTAAAAAGTTCTATCGTCTCTTCTCAATAATGGTTGATAAATACGCAGATTCTTAAGATAATATTTTTCCCAATTTAATATCTCTTAGTTGTGATAATAACAAATTTACTCTTGACATATCTATATCATCAAGTATCTTCTTTTTGTTTTTAGAGATATATTCATAATCCAACACATAGTTTTCTTCATTGGTTTCAATGCATCCACTATCTAAAGTCAAGACAAATACTCTGATTAATTCATCAGTTCCTTCTTTATCAATCGTAGTATAATTTTTATTCCATCTATTTATAACCACAGTGTCATCATTCGGTATATAACTGACTTCTTTCCCTATTAGTTCAGATAGTAAATTTAAACTCATATTACAAATATAAGAAAATTAGTTGAATTTGATATTTAGCATACCATGTAATAATATGGGATTTGGATTCCTAACAGTATTTCTTATGATATTACCATCTTCATCTTCAATTTCACCATCATACCATTGACGGTAAGTATATGAATCGTGATAAGCAGATTCAACACTACATGGATGTATATAACTAAATCTTCTTTTTATTCTATTTGATATTGAATCATCTACCCAATTTGCAGAAAACTGCTTTTGATTCCATCCATCCATTGTTAAGCAATATTCGGTATCATTTTCCCAATAAGTTGCATATTCTCTATGATAAATATCAATATTTACGAGAGGCTTCATTAATAAAAAATATTTAAAATAATTTGTAACATGAACTTTTCTGCTTCTTGGTTGTGATATCCAAAATTTGTTATTATTCTTTCTTTCCTCTCTTTGTTTATCCGCCAATCTATGTGACTCTTTGTTTATTTTTTTAACAAATGATAGTAACGATGATAATAAATATTGTTGCTTATCATTAGCATTATCATAATTATCACCAAATAAAAAATTGGTATCAATATCTCCATGAACATATAAATAATAATGTTTCTTCGGTAAAAAGACTCCTATATTTATTTTATATGTATATTGGCTTGATTCAAAAAACTCAAGTAATATATCATCTATATAATCTTTTGAAAATCTATTATAGAAGCTATAAATTTCATCTACTTTACGATAAATTTGATCAACAATATCATGTATTCCTGTTAATTCACCAAGTTCCTTTTCGGTAGATCTGGAGATATAACCAGTATTCTCAATACGTTTACATATCTGATCAATCCTATTTTCAGAGTCAAACTCATTTAGTTCTAATAGATATCTCATTTTGAGTTTATAGCATTTTTTATTTGTATTTTACATCTTCTGATTATTTTTGAAACCTCCTCAGTCTCATTTTCAAAGTCCATATCATTAAGACTCTCAATTTCTCTTAGTATATCTTCGTCTGACTTTGGGGTTTCCCCGGCATATCTACTAGTTTTTATTCTATTTTTCTCTACACCTGTTTCATTAACCCATTCTAATATTTCAAATAATTTATTAGTTAAAAATTGAATTGTCTTTGTATCAATATCATTTATTTCGTTAATATTTTTATCATATATTTTCTTTTGATTATCTAAAAATGAAACTAAAATTGCCTTATTTTCAGCTTGAAACATATAAAATTGTTTATAATCAGATACATCTTTATCTTCATATCCACCTCCTCTTTTTCGAATTCTTCTAGTCTTTCTGTTATAAAATACATAATTTTTATAATGAGCATACGTTCTTTCTATCCTATCTAGCATAATTCTAATTTCATTGAGATTTTTAGCACTATCACTATAATATACATTAATAAAAGCTAATATATCTTCATTGGGCTTATTCTTCTTCACCATATCTTTCAACGAATTCAACGCCTTTTGATAGTCCTCAATAGAATATGCTTCAAATATTTTTAAATATTTCATTATTTATATATTAAAATTAATATATAAATATATGGAAATAAAGAACTTTTTATCATTTACTGAATCACTATACTCAATGGCGGCATCTATAGCACCTAGTAATTATAGCAAACCAGTTCGTAATGATGAATATATTGTTAAAGGAGTTGTAATAGAATTTCCAGATACAACACAATTACTATTTGAAGTCGTCAGAGAAGATTACTTCTCAGATAAAATAAACTATACAATATCTACTCCGAGAAATGAAAATCCACTTTGGAGGGTAAGTAGAGACTATAAACTAACTCCACTAAATACGATACAGCAATTTTATATTGATGTATTCGGAGATTCGATACAGATGGAAAACTACCAAGAATTTGTATTTGTAAGATGCTGGAATACACCAGCTGATTTTGTAGAAAATAATTGGGAGGGATTTATTTTTAAATCCAATTCAGATAGTGGATTTTATGAAATAAGAATGAAATTTGTTATTATAAGTAATAGTTTAGATAGATCACAGTATCCTACATACACACCTGAATATTTTAGAAATTCATACTTAGATAAAAATACAACAATGTGGGCAATAAGACACTTTCATCAAGAATTACCAAATGGAATAGCATATAGAGATTTAATGATATTAAAAAGAAAATTTGAGTCATATTTAATAAATATAGATGAAACAAAATCAATAGTAAATCTTAGAGAAGCAAAAGTTGAAGGAATTAGTTTATTATCATTGATATATGCACTTAGTCTAAGAGATAATAATATATTAAAAAATCTGAAATTAACTAGTAATAATATCAATCAGTGTCCTACTAATAAATTATTAGACACTTTATTTTTATAAATTTTTTTCTAGAATATTTTGAATATTATCTAAATCCCAATAAGGAATTCTTATCAAATTTATTTTATTATTAATACAATATTTATTTTTAATTTGATCATTTTTATTTATATAATCAAGATTTCCTTCTCCAAAATATTTGTTTTCCTGATAATGGTGTTCTCCATCATACTCAATGCAAATATTTATATCTGGTAAGTAAAAATCAAATCTTAGTTTCCTAATTCTTATGCAATCATCAAATTGATAATTTCTAATAAAATTAATGCTATTGTTTTCTAAATAAGATTTAATAGCATCCTCTCCTCTTGACGATGAGTTACATTCTGGACATCCATGGCCATACTCATGATAATATAAATATTGTTTAAAGACACCATGATAATCACAAGTAATATTTATAAATCCTCTATTAATAGATATATCATTATATAAATACTTGTTATTATGTATTTTCTTTAAATTTTTAATTCTTTCTGATGATAGCTCGGTTAAACGATGATTATCCCTCGCACATTTATCACATCCTTGCTTCATGTGTAGGTGGTTACTCGCTTTTATTTCAATATCACCATGATTTGGACAAATTATTATAATTTTACTTCTAACATTCTTAAAAATAGTTTTAGAATAATTAAATTTATTATTATGTACTTTATTACACATTTCTATAAATTCAACATTTGTTAACCTTCTCATTCTTCAATATTTTTTTTCTTTCTCTCTGCCTATATTTTTTTTCATTTCTTTTACAATTTACACAGCAATATTCCTTATCAGATCTACCTCCGAATATAGTCTCATTACAATTTCTATATTTACATTTCATAATCTTATATATTAAAATAATTGTCCTCCCAATAATATATTTTTTTGAGTTTTTATATTAAATATATACAGTAATAAGAATTAGAATATTTAATGGAGACAAAAGATATTTTAATATATAATTTAATAACTTAAACAAGTTAAAACAAAAATAATATAAAGAGATGCCGCTTCCTCATTTTACTCAACTTTTAATGACTGGTTCACCTGGTGGCCCAGGAACCAAGCCACAAGAGCCTGTTTACTTAAATCTATTCGAAATAACATTCATATTACCTACTATTTTGCAAGCGCAAGGTAGAGATCCAATTTTAATGCTTCAACAAGCTAACAGTGTTACTTTAGATTTAACTAAAGACATTGATATCAAAGATCAGAGGTTTAAATACTCAACCAGAGCGTTCTTAACAACTCCAGGTCAAACACACATAGAATTTGATATTAAGTTTAACGTAAACGTTAATGATCAAAACTCAATGGAAACTTGGAATGTTTTAAAAGCATGGTATGATTTAGTATGGAATTCTCAAAATGGTACTTTACATTATAAATCAGATATCATTGGTACAATCATTGTTAACCAACACGATAAAAAAGGTGTTGTATTAAGAAGAGTTACTTTCCAAAATGCCCAATTAAGAGGTATTGATGCTCCATCATTAGCTTGGAACTCAAATGAAATTTGGAGTGATGTGGGTGCTAAATTTGTAGCAGACTACTGGATTGATGAGTACATTGACGGAAACTTTACAATTCAACCTCCTTTGGTTCCTGGATATTAAACAATTTATATTTTTTAATATATAATCTAATATGGATTATATTAAAGAAATATTATCAAATAAAAATAAAAACAAGAGTGAAAAATGGATAAGTGAAAACTTTCCTGTTTTTCACTCTTTTATTAATAGCTTGTTCTCTGAGATTACATGGAAAGAGAAGTTATATCTACACATCAATTCACTAACAATTCCACCCGTTTGCTACTGTGGGGGTAAATTAAAATTTAAAAGCATACAAAAAGGTTATACTACTTTTTGCTCTACTAAATGTTTATCTAATGATCCTACTATAAAAAATAAAAGGATGCAATCCTGTATTAAAAAATATGGTGTTGACAATCCTATGAAAGATACATATATTAAAGAGAAATATAATGAATCTATAATGGAAAAATATGGTGTTAATAACATTTCTACATTATCAAATATCAAAAGCAAAGTAAGGGAGAGTAATTTAAAAAAGTATGGATTTGAGTATATATCACAAAGTCCAGATGCTAGGATCAATTTATCAAAATCAATGACTAATAAATCTGAAGTCCTAAATAATATCCAAAATGATAAATTAAAATTGTATTTATCTGAAAAGGTTAAGAAATATAATATTCAATTTATATCAATAGTTGATTCATCAATTTATAAATTAAGATGTCAAGAAAATCATGAATTTTCCATTCACAAAAATATGTTAAATGATAGGATATCTAATTCTAATACAATATGTACTGTCTGTAATAAAATTAGCAATGAATCAGATTCTCAAAATCAATTATATAACTTCATAAAATCTATTTATAGTAATATTATTATACCTAATGATCGATCTGCAATAGGAATGGAAATAGATATTTACTTACCAGATATAAAATTAGGAATTGAGTTTAATGGGATATTTTGGCATTCGGATAAATATAAATCTAAGAAATATCATTTGGATAAGACAAATATGGCTGAAGATAAAGGCATAAAACTTATTCATATCTGGGAGGATGACTGGAAATTTAAAAGGGAAATAGTTGAATCAAGAATACGTAACACAATTGGTAAATCGTCTAGAATATGGGCTAGACTTTGCGAAGTTAGAGAAATAAGTTATAAGGAATCTATTTCATTTTTAAACAAAAATCACATTCAGGGAAATTGTATTTCAAAATATAGAATTGCACTCTTTTATAAAAATGAGATTGTAAGTATAATGACCTTTGGTAATTTAAGAAAATCACTAGGACAAAAAAGTAAAGATGGATCTTATGAACTATTAAGATTTTGTAATCGATTAAATACAACAATTGTTGGTGGAGCATCAAAGTTATTTTCATTCTTTATTCGAAAATATTCACCAATAGATATAATAAGTTATGCTGATAGATGCTGGTCAAATGGAAATTTGTACAAAAGATTAGGATTTTCTATGGATAAATTTACTGAACCAAATTACTATTATGTTATTAATGGTATTAGAAAAAATAGATTTAATTATACCAAAAGTAAATTAGTTAAAAATGGATTTGATCCTCAAAAATCAGAATCTCAAATAATGAAAGAATTAGGATATAATAAAATATATGATAGTGGGAATATTAAATTTGTCTATACAAAAAAGTGAGAATTCTTTCTCACTTTTATTTGTTTAAAACATAATCTAATTTAATATCTCTAACTGTGGATTTTATCCATTGATCCGATGGCTTTTCATTCTCACCATCAACATCCAAATCCCAATGCTCACCAGGAGACATATATTTACAATCATATGAATTATATACCTCCTCAGAATAATAACTATCATACTCAACTTCACCAAATACGTTAGCGTAACATCCTATATCAGAACCTTCAACTGTATAATTAGAATACCCGTAGTCTTGTATATAACATAGTTGGCATGATAAGCAAGTTTTAAACTTAGTAAAATAGTCTCTTGCTAATGTAAGATCATCCTCAATTAGTTTTTTAATATCACGAGTTCTCTTTGGATCTCTTAACTTATCTAAAAATTTGATATGGTATTCACTACCAACATTTACACTTATTCTACTATTATATCCTTTTATATTAATAATATGTGTTTCAATTCGATATTTGCCTTTATCTATTGATATCAATGATACACCACTGCCAAGTTTTCCCAAAGTAGCATATAGCCCCTGTTCTAATCCACTTGGTAATTCATCTAATATAAAATTAATGGTAGGAAATTTCATTTCCTCACCTTTACCAGCACCTTTAACTCTTTTGCTTTGTATTTCTATCATAATTCTAATTTATCCTTTATAAGATTTAATTTACCCTGTAAATCATAACTTTTGTTCCAATCTGATCCCGAAATTAAATGGATAAATAAATAATCCATTGTGGACATTAATAATTCATCTTGATACATATGTCTTTCTGCAATTTCCTTTATTTTAAGATTATTATTTCGAATGTAATAATGCATATTACCACCTGTATCACAATTAAATCCATCAATATTTCCAGGATCAAATGACATTTGATTTTTATTTCTAATATTATTAAGTATAATTAAACCGGGCCATGGGTATATTACATGTCCTTTAATATGATTTAAGCAAACTACATCACAATTTTCGTAATAGCTTTCATAAATATAATCTATAGGGAATATATCATGATCCATAATCATAATACTATCGCCATCATTTATAATACTTAATAAATATCTTAAAGCATGTTGATGTGAGGATGACCCAACAGAAGGAGATGTATTATTACAATCATAATATTTTATACCTAAATTATTTGTAATATTAACTATTTCCTTTTTAATATTGATATCAATAGAATTGTCTATTACTATAAATTCATGTTCAAATTTAACATATTTATCTATTGATGATTTCTGTATCTCAATATATTCTGGCTTATTATAATGTATTGAAAATATTTTCATCTTATTTCTTTATTGCATATGCGATTCTTGTAACATCTTTTCCAGTTGATGAGTAAATATATGGTGGATTCGTAACTTGATATAAATCATATTCTGGATTACTTCCAAATGCATCCATTATACCATTATAAACACCATCTAAATCAGCATCATGATAAATAATATATTTAGAACCAGCTTTAATAGCTTGTAATGTTTCTTTATTTGCATTTTCATATGTATGATCACCATCTATAAACCAACAATCAATTGGATAATGAATACTAAAGTCATAGTTTAGTGAATCTCCTACTATTTTAACTACACCTTGAGGACACATTTCTCCACATTTTCTTATATCTAATGTTATTATTTCAGAATCAGGGGAAGCATTTTTCATTATTAAACAACCCCTACCTGTATTTGTTCCTATTTCGAAAATTCTTTTTGGTTTCCATTCAGATATTAAACAATGTATAATCAAGTAATCCTCAGTAAATCCAATAAATTCATCATTTATTAGGGCATTTCTAATTAGATCATTGCTTGTTATTATGTCAGTATATTTTATTTTATTCATAATTTATATTTTTTTAATTCATCTTTAAAAATATTTCTAAAGTTAGATGACCAATAAGTTCCAGTCGTTTTCATATAATAAACTTCTTCTTCCGATAAAGTATCAGGAGTAATATACCATGGTAAATGCCTACAAGAATATGGCTCAGGTGACCTAACTGCTTGAAAGAAATTGTTACTGGTCATATTTTCTGGTGTATCACTCATAAACCCATCCCATTCTCTATTTCTATCATAGATTGCAAATGTTGTATCAAGCTCAGAAAAATAGAATCCATATTCATCTTGTGGTCTCTGCCAAAATTTTATCTCCCAATCATATATCATTTTTGTATAATCATTCTTTGGTAAATCATCTATCTTAAGCGAAAATCCACTCTTTATAATATTTACATTTTTAAATCCTTTCATTAAAAAATTCAAAAAATCATCAGGGACATCATATATATCCAAGTCAGGATCGGTTAGTATATAGTGCTGATCTTTATAATCATTTAAAATTCCAGATCTGTAAAGGCATTTATGCCCTAAATTTTCTTTTAATCGATATACTTTATATGGACAGTCTTCATACCAATTCAATAATGGCTGATATGTGGAGTTATTATCTATAAATATAACATTTATATCATGATCTGATAGAAATTCTGCCATCTTTTTTGGATTAGATAGCCTATTGTGCATTATTATAAAGCAATTCATATTACATTTCGTGTTTTATCCAATAACTTGGTAGAAAGTCTTCTACTGTATAAAAGGATCTTTCTGGTAACCTTGGATATAAGTGATATTCTTTTCCAGGTTGATATATAGATTGTATCATATATAGTAAGGAAGTTGATACGGTACTAACCTTTCGAGCACCCTCTATTATACCACACCAATCTATCATAGTATAATCATCTATTTTGTTCATTTGTATTAAAGGTAAATCACATTTAACAATTTCATCTAGTCCTAAATTTACATTTAAGCTATTTTGAAAAAATGGATTATAAAAGTCATATTCGGTTATATCATTTAATACAAGTTGTTTCAATTTTTCTTCTCTTTCATAGTTTCTTGTAAATTTAATACTTTCCCATTGTTCAACTGGTAGTCCTAAAACTCTATATTTATCACTCATCCAATATCTTGAAGCGGATGAGTCATGTGGTCTTAAATCTCTAAATATTTGATCAGAAAATCTTGTTGGTAAGTATAGTGTATCTTCAATAATATTACCATTTAATATTAATAATCCATGTTCAAATCTTTCATAATCTATGTTATATTCAGACATTTTTTTAAAATGAACATAATTAATATGTTCTTGTATCCATATGTATCCATCTTGAATTGGAGCTATAACTTCCAATCCTAAATCATGTAGATATCTATAAATAGGCTCAATAAAGAGTATATCACCAAGTCCAAAAAACTGATTGAGTACAACTTTTTTAACATTTGGATTTTCTTCAAGAAATTGTTTTACATCTATTGTCATATAGATATATATAATTAAAATGAATTAAAATCCCAATAATTTCAACAATTTTTTAAATTCAATTGAATAAATGATAATAAAATTCCAAAGGAAGCTTAATATTATAAATGATATCTCTGAAATAGATTGTATTCTATGTAATAGAAATACTATACTTATTAACATTAATATTGATATTAATATCGAGGATATTGCTATTCTAAAATCATTTTTAATCATTTGAATACCTGTAAAGAATATTGAAATAGTATAAAATAAGAAAAAAATACCAGCTGATATATTATGTAAAGTTTTATTGTGGTCCATATTAATGAAAGCAACATTAAATAGTCCAAAAATTGCTATATTAAATAATAATCTTGTTAATTTCTTATACTTCAAATTCCATTCCGATATTGTTGTAGAATTTATACATATGGATGTAATTATCAGTAATAATGATGATATCCATATAAAATTTGTTTCTTTATAAGTTCCAAATCTTGAAAGAGCTTCGGATGTTATTGGTAAATTAATTTTAAATATACCATATATTAATGTGGAACAGAAGATAATAAATGAGATAATTGTATGATACTTTTTAATTAATCTTATCTTCTGAATATTCATATCCTATATATAAAAAAGATAAAAAAAAAGTCGTATATTTCTATACGACTTTTTTATTTCTCAAAAAAATTAAGAAATAATTTTTTCAATTTTGGATTCTCTAACTTTAGATCTAACAATTGATTGATTATTTAAATCTTCTGTTGTTATTTGACATTGATCCATTATAACCTTTAATAAATATTGTTTATTTTCCCATACTGGATCAATCTTTCCAGTCATTTCGGCGCTCATGTTTTTGCTACTAATTTCTGACATAATTTTTTATTTATTTTATATAGCTTTCTTGGACAAATGTTTAAAAAAAAGTCGAACATTTCTGTTCGACTTTTTTTATTTTATTCAATTATTATGGGATTATAAAACCACCACTTTGAATAGCACCTGTTCTAAGGATTGTAATGTTATTAACAATTATACCCATACCTTTAATTGGTTCTACGTATGTGTCAAGAACACCGATTTGATTATCTATGATGTCATTTGTGTTATTTTCATCATCACATTTGTTGAAGTAGTTATATAAGCCATTCTTACTAACGTATGTTTCACAAATAACGTCTGCTCTCAACTTAATTTCAGCTCTAGTTTCAGGTGTATTAAATCTCCATTGGAAATCTAGTAACATTCTAGAAAGTTCTCTTTCAAGTTCAATCAACACTTCTCTAACGTGTATGTAAGATAAAGCTGATTTATAAAGAGTTTGAGCTGTGTTTTCAGTTTCGATTACAAATCCTCTATTTCTCTTGTAAACGATTGGGTTCATTTGAGCTAAGTTAAGATTCTCAATATCTGTTAATGTAAAATCCATTTCAACATTATCGAATCCAGTAACTCTACCATTGTTAACACCCGCTGCAATTGTCCAAGGAACTATTGATGTTATATTTGAGTTATGTTTTCTCAAATATGTAGTTGCTGCGAACATTGCTGGTGGTAAATCAAGTGGTCTGCTATTATCATTTATTACCAAGTAAGGTAAGAAGTATCCAACACAAGTTGTACCTCTACCAGTACCGAATGAGTAGTAGAATGACGGATTTGCTTCAGGATCACCACCATTAGCGATAAATGATGTGTCTAATACACCATCACTATTTGTGAATGATGGGTCAGATGAAGCCTTAAACTGTTTCATTGAAGGCATATTTAAGAATCCAAGACAGTCTAATCTATCACCACATATATCTACTAATTGTTGTTTAGACCCCTCAATTAATCCTAATCCAAATGAGTCAACAACATATCTAAAATCAATTGCTTCTTTGTTTACTAAAGCGTTGAACATTGGTGTTCCTTTAGCAACAAGGTTTAAAATAGCTGTTTGTCTATCTTCAGTTCCATCAGGAATTGAAGCTTGTCTTACTTTAAATCCAGCTAATGTAATAGCCTTATAAGTAGTTACATAATCTTCGATAGTTGTGTATCTTGTTGTCTGCCAATCTGGACTAAGTGCTGTTCCATAATTTGAAACCGCAATTCTAGCATCGCAGGAAATTTCAACCAAAGTTGTATCAGCTGAGTAGAACTTCTTGCTTAAAATTCTGGTTAATTTTCTTGGAACTTCACCAGTTTCTAATAATGTATTATCTACATAAGCTTCTAAGAAATCACCAACTTTTACTTCGGTGTATCTTGATGCTGATACGAGAACCTTATTAGGAGATGTAGTATATCCAGTTGGATAAACTAGTTCCAATGTTTGTTTGTAATTTAGCTTATCAGAGAATAAATCAAATCCAAATTTAGCATTTGCTAATTCGTCAATAGGTTGTGTATCTGCTGCATCTAAAGGAAGAGCATCACCGGCAGCATCAACAAATTCAACCTGAAGATTATCAGAACTGTCAATATATATTTTAGTATAGTGTTTTAAATTTAATGCGTAAACACTTGTTACACTAAGTAAAGTTTCATCAACAACAGTCCCATTTACTACAAATTTATATTCACCTGTAACTGGATTACCATGATTTGTATAGTCAGTTGCTATGGTTATAGTTCCTTTGTTTAATACTGAATCTGGAAATCTTAGTAAGTCACCTGACTGAATCATACCAACTGAAGGCCAACCACTTGTTGAAGTTCCAGTTGTTGTTTGTAAGGTAACATAGGCAGTTGCTCCAGATGTTGCAAAAGTAACATCAAATTCATCACCTTCAGTAATAAAGTTAGTGTAGAAATAATCACCACTATTAATAGTACCATTTGTATAATCTAAATAAAAGTCAGAATATTTACCAGCAACACCTTCTGCGGTAGTTGCTACAGTTGATTTTGTAACAATTGTATCAGTACCAACAACAAACTCATCATCTACAGTATAGAACACTAAAAGACCATCTGTTACAATATCTGTGTATGTTGAAAGCCCAGATAGTGTAAATGACTTATTAGAAGTAGTTGATGTTACAATATTTGAAACTGTCACATCAGCTAAAGATAGTTTTTCTAATGTACTACCATTAACAATCATACTCATTTTAGCTTTAGCTACTGAATCTAATAAGCTAACAAGATTGTTAAAATATTTAATTCTTCTATATTGCTCATAATTTCTTAAACTTGGTGTAGCTGCGGTATCAGTGAAAGTAATCACTACACTGTTACTTGCTGTTGCTACAGTATAATCAGTAGTAAGAGCTAATTCATTAAATCCAGTAGATTTTGTACAAACATCAGTCCATGTTGGTGTACCAAATACACCACCAGCAGATATGTATGTTGTTGCATATCCAAGAACAAGGTCAGTTGCTTCAACTAATGGTTTAACATTTGTAGTTGTTCCATTAACCAATTCGATAATACCAGTATTCTTTAATACCAATGTTGATGTATATGTCGCTCCTAAAGTAGTGAAGCTTGATGTTGCAACAGTAAATGTTGTTGTCGTTGTATCAACATCTACAGCCGCTCCACCAATTATAGCGTAAGGAGTGGCAGTGGTGAATGTTACATTCACACTAACACTTGATGCTGAATATGTTCCTAAAACAGTTTCAACACTATCAATATATCCCTCTGAGAAGTATGCAGTTCTACCTGGTGTGCCTGATGATCTAAAAGAAGAGAAGGTACCAATAATAGCCCATACATTACCAGTTTTATCAAGAGGAACATCACCAAATGCGGTAACTTCATTGATAGTATCATAATATGATAAGAAATCAATAGTTGCGTTTTCACTGCCAACTAAATTATTACCAATTAAATCAACCATACCTTTTGGATAATCAGTTTCAAATGAGTCAATATCAAATGCACAGAATACACCAGTTTTATCAGTGTCTCTGTTTATAATACTTTCGATAAATATATTTTTACCATTACCATCTCTAAAATATGGAATTAAAGATAGTCCTTCATAATATGCTAACAAATTAACATTTCTATCATTGGCAAAATCACTTATCATTGATTTCTTAAGACCAGTTGAATCAAAGTATCTTGACCATCTAGGATCAACAGATAGAACTGAATAATTAGACCAATCACCACCTACAACAATAGCATCAACCATATATTCAGATGCGTAATCATTTGTGTTTAAATATGGTGGAACTTTCTCTGCTGTACCATACCATTCAATTAAGGTTCTATCAAACCCTGTTAACTTAGTCTTAAACATAAATACACTCACAGGTCTATCTGAAAGGTTAGTTAAATTAAGAATAGTGTTACTTGTAGTACCTACTAGGTCAATAAAAGCATCAGTATCTCTTTTCCAGAAACCAGTTGTATTAAAGAACTTTCTATAAGAATCAGTTAATAATTCATCATTTGCTTTATCAGAAGCTGCTGATAATGATCTATATTCCATTTGGTCAAGTGTGTCATCAGTTGCTAATAGATTAAGGGCGTATACCGGAGTAGATTCTAACATCTTAGCGATAGTTCTGTGAAAGAAAGATCCCTTTCTTTCTAATCCTCTATCAATAGATCCGAATATGCTATCCAAGTCGTTTAGATTTGTTAAACGAACAGGGGTATTAATTGGTCCCTTCTTGGAAAACCCAACAACCAACGTATTAATTCCCTCAACAGTCGGGCTAGTAATTATTGAATTATCGTATTCTTCTATGAAGATACCTGGTCTTTTGTATTTACCAATTTGAATTGCCATATTAAAAATTTTATTTTTTGTTACATTATATATAAAAATAAAAAAACAGATTTTTTCTATTTCTTATTTGGTTTTGATAAAATAATCTAACTTTTTTTTGTTATTAGCTAGACCATCTTTCATTTGTTTTAATTTGTCCCTTGTATTTCTCTCCAATGTTACTATCTCATTCTTTAATTTGGTGATTCTTGATTTAATATCAGATATCTTCCCTTGAGTATATGCAACATCATTTTGTAGAGAGTCAGTTGCGTCTGGGTTTGTACCTATTGCACTTTGTCTTTGAGACAAAGTATCTGTTTGAGTACCTAATTCATTTTCAAGAGATCTTAGTTCTCTTGATTTTTCAGCAGATAAAGCATATAATCCAATAAGTGGATTAGTAAATTTTATTTTCTTTTTATCAAATGTATTTACAGGAATGAATTTTTGAGCAGCTAATTTTTTTATTAGATCTTTCTCATCTGTATACGTCTTATAAATATTATCAATAGTTGTCTTCTTGGATAAAAATTCCTTAATATCAGATTCCGATTCATTAAAATAGCTCTTATCAGATGCTAATTCAGTTGGATCATTCTGGTAAACATTAAATTTTTCCCTTACAAAATCACTATACTTCTTTATCATTTCTTATTTTTAAATTCTGCTATTATTTTATTAACCTTACCATCTAAATCCACATCATTTCTAGTCATTGTAAATCTAGCATCAACTAATTTGTTTCTTTGCTTTACATCACCACTTTTTTTATTCTTTTCTGGTGTTGGAACAATTAGGTAATAGATATCAGATATCTCCATGATATAATCTTTAATACCATTAAAATTATTATTCTTAATATCCTCAACACTTATTGATTTAAATGGAAATTTACCGCCAATTAGAAATCCTTTAGTAGATGCAAATCCAATGCTGATCCTAACATCATTTGAATAAGGAATACCATTATTTCTCACATCTTCAATATAATCTGTTTTATAGACCTCTTTATTTTCCGTTTTAGCAGTTTGCTTTCTGACGTAATCACTAGCAATTGATTGTTTAGGATTATTCTTACTACTCACTTGATATCTGAATAAAACATATGGATCTTTATCACTTCCAGCAGTAATAGGATAAATAGTATAAACATTATCGTCTTTAGATACAACCTTTATAATATTTCCTTTTTTGTTTTTTAATCCAGTAGTAAATTGCTCACTAAAAAAAGGCATGTCTACTGCACCCTCATCATCCTTCGAAATGATTGGATCAAAAGTAGGCGAATCTGGTAGGTTGCCTTGTTGAGCTGTTCCGCCACCACTTCCTTCAGTATTAAAATATTTTTTAAATATAATAGCTCTATGCTTCTTAAAAGTACCATTATCATTATTTAACAAGTCATTTATAAATGTAAGTAATGTTTTTCCTGATCCAGGTGATTTCATTGGAGTGTTTGTGCTAGATTCAGCATCAGAAACAAACTTAGCATTAGCTAATATTCTTCTTAATTGTTTATCTTCTAATATCTTAGTTATTCCATCTTGCCATTTATTATATGGAAGTTTAGCCGCCCATGGTCCAAAACCAGGAGTACCTTCTGCACTCCACTTAGGTTCACCTTGGCCAATGTGTTCATATTCTCTCATTGTTTTTAATGATATCTTACCATTAGGACGACCTGATGGAATATAATCAGTTGCATATAATTTATATGCTCTTCCAAAAATGTTTACAATTTTAATAATATGATCATCATCAGGATTCGATAATTTTATATCAGTTCCTTCTTTCTTTTCAATATCATCTCTTAATTGTTGATCCTCTTTGGTTACTTTCCATTCTTTTTCTTCATCTTTTTTAAAGAATTTGAACCAAGACTTTTTAACACGATCACTATTATCACTCTCATCTGGAACTTCAGTATTTTGTGATTCTACTGGCTGTCCTGCTGGTTGTTCTTCATCAGGTTTAGGTTCATCAAGCTTAATATTATCAGGAGCTTCGTCAGCTTCCTCTTTTATTAATATGAAAGAAGAATAATCTCTAACAATTGATTCTTTTTTAATTGATGGGTACACCTCTTTTATTTTATTAAATGAATTGATGAATAACTTAATATGATTTCCTGCACCACCAGCATCACCTTCTGATTTATATGAATTGCCATAAGAACCTAAAAGTCCCATATCTTCAGAAAATGCTAACAAAACTCTACCAAATAATGATATAGACTTAGCAATATCTGATACAGAGGTTCCCTCAGCTTCAGATATTAGCTCATCCATAGAAATTGGCTTACCAACATTTTGATAGTTTATTACAACTTGTCTACCAATTTCAAGTATTTTTTTCTTAGCTTCTTTTAATTTATCAGCACCATTTACATCAATTATTGATTCAATATATGGGACGAATTTTGCAATTCCTGATTTATTATAGGCATTAACCACTTTATTCCATGCAGATCTAGCTTGTGATTCTTGGTCTCTAAGATTTGCATCTACTTCCTCATTAATAACAGATTCGGTAGCCATTGGTTGACCATGCATTCTTTTAGTTTCTTCTTTGGCTCTTTTATCAGCATCTACATCATAATCTGGTCTTGTTTCAGTTGAAACCTTTCCAGGTGTTTTAGTAGCTTCTTTTCCTTTAACTCTATCTAGCTTTGCTTGATATGTTTTAATCTCATTATTATAAAAATTAATTCTTTCCTTATTACCTTTAGCAGTATATACAGAAAGTCCTTTTTTAGCTAGTTCTATTTTGGTATTAATTTCCTGTGATGTATTAGTTCTTTGTTGTTGATATTTCTTATCATCAAAAAAAGTAGATGTTTTACTATCACTAGTTTTTTTAAGCATAGATGGATCAACTGCAACAGTAGATGCGGTATATTTACCGTCTGATCCCATAACAGCTACTGAAACTAATCCTTTTTTAATAGGTTCCTTTTTAACATCATCTTTAGTTAAATATTCTTTATCATCACCAATATTAATAACATTATTTAATGATATAACTTTAACTCTATTAGTTTTTCCTTCTTTATTAGTATAGGAATATTCATTACCAACTTTTATTTCATCACTAACACCTTTTTCAAATTTAACTGTGTTATTCTTAATATCTCTATGTATTTTACAAATTGATTGTAATAATAATTTTGAATTGTTATAAAAAATAACTGCTGGATTAGATTTAGCATCATCCGCATTTTCTTCTCCCTCTCCTTCACCTTCACCATCTATTCCTAATCCTTTTTGAATTTCTAATAAATCATTTTTAAATTTCTTTAGTTTTTCAAGAAGAACCTCCTTGTTTTCTAAATTAGCTTTTTCTACTTGTGAAATAACATTATCTACTAATCCGATATTTGAAGCATCACCTAAAAGAACTTTTAATTTCTCTTTAACATCTTTCTCACTAGAAACTTCTTTATAAATCTCTTCTAACAACATTCTATATGATAAGTTGTTTAGCTTTTTCTTTTCATCATCATTTAAAGAGTAGTCTTCTAATAAAGAATATAATTCTTGGTTAAATAATTTGACTAAGTTATTTATTTTAGTATAGTTATATCCAATCTTCATCTTCCTTAATGTTGAATTGATAAGCCTTCCTAATAAAGATCCACCCCATGTTATGTCGTTCTCAAATGCCTCGCTTATCATTGTAGATGATTCAAAGTCAGTTTTAAGATTCTCCATTCTATATTCTTGATGATATTTTAAATATTTCATTTTAAAAACTGTAGATTTATTTTGATTATATATTAAATTTATTAAGCATAAAATAAATAAACTGGATTTTAATATATATGTAAAATTGAGTAATCAATATGAATATAAAAAATTACAAATCTTTTAACGAGAGCCTGTTGGGTGGACTATCATCTAAAGTTAGTAAAGCATTTAATAAACTTAAAGTGATTGGAGGATTTGGTGATGGTAATATTGTTAAATTAAAAAAATGGGGAATCTCAACAAAGAAAGTATCTGAAACTTATTACCAAATAATACATGATAATAAAATTATTGCTGAAGTAAGAGTTACTGGGGAAGGATATAAACCTATATTTAAATTATCAATTTATTTCTATGATAGTGAAATAGAGAATACAAAAAACCTTGAGCTAAATAAAAAATTTGATGGTCAAAAAGAACAACCCTATGGAAAAGCAAGTAAAGATTTCTATACCACAGAATCCGCAATTGATTTTCTGATCTCTTTTTGGTCCACTAAAACTAACTCTGGTAAATCTAAGAATCCTCAATTTAAGATTAATTTATAAATTTTTAAAAAAATCCACTTCTTGTTTTTTACTATTAAAAAACAAGAATATATAATTCAAGTTTACATTTATTATGAAGTTTAAAGAAGTCGTTTATAACGGAACACCCGTTACTGAAGAACATAAAATAGTAAAAATCCTACAAAAAGAAGGATTTTATTGGTTGATAGACTCTGAAACTGAAGATGCTTGCATTGAAATTATTCACAAAACAATAATATGGAATTCTGGTAACTTTTACTCAGGTAATTGGCATTACGGAATTTGGAAAAATGGTAATTTTTACGGAAGATGGGAAAATGGAATATTTGAAAATGGAACTTTTAAGGGGAAGTTCATAAGTGGTATTGGCGACCCTTCCGTGAGAGTATAAAAAACAACCCATGGATATGAAAAAAAGAAGAGAGGTAACAGATAACACTCTTGTATTTGGTAGTAATGTTGTTAAAATAACAAAAGAACCTACTAACGAACTATTCTTTGAAATTAAAAATGAGGTCACTACAGATTTAGCAGAGGCGGTATCAATTATGATGAAATTAGACATCAAGGATGTTTGGAGCATAGAAGTAGAACATAACACAGCAATTGATCCTGAAAAATGTTTATATTGGTTAAGCGGTGGAAATAAAGAATGGTTTCTACTAGAACATTATAATAAGCCATGGGTAGAATGTTATTTAGACTTTCAAGAAGAATTTGGATTCATGGTAGTAGAAATAATCAAAAGATCAAAAACCTTAGGAGATATCAGAAATGGGTTTAATAAATATTTAAATTTGCCAACTCTATATGATTTTGCTATTAGTAAAGGTCATGTAAAATAGGCCGCATTTATTTTTTAATATATAATCTATGGATGTAAAAAAAGCAGTTTGTCAAAACCCATGGTGTAAAGCCACCTTTGAGTTCACAGAAGAAACCAAACCAACGGTTTGCCCAAAATGTAAAAGCTTTGATAAAGATTTATCTGGAGGGGTTACATGGACTGATAAAAAATATGAAGGATCTAGGTTTGACGGCATGCCTCATCACACAAAAATAGATGTTAAAAAATATTTAAGATGATATCTCATTTTTTTGATATAGATACTTTGATAAAAATTAATAATATGGTATGGATTGTTGATAAAACAAATCCTAATATTCCTATTATTAAAATATCAACATCAGATTTTAATTTAATAAAAAGTGGGGTTTATAAAAGTCAGGGAAATAAAGTTGATTATAATGGTCAATCCTTTTGGCTTCCAATTGATATGTTTAATAAACTAAAGGTTAAACTAAAACTAAGCAATGGCAACCTTGGAAATATTGGAATATCAATGCAAGAATTCCTAAACAAAGATATTATTGACAATATTGATTTTAAAATCAATTTAAATAATATAACACATCTTAAAAACAAAACTGATGATATCTACATCATTTGCTCAAAACAAAATAAAAAGAACTATGAGACAGTTTTAAATAAGTTAGAGAAAAAACTAAAAGAAGAAGGATTGAAAATTAAAAACTTCTATTATATTTCTGAAACTTTTTATAATCAAAATGATGACGACATTAGATATAATAAAATAAAACTCTTACTACAGCATTTAGTTGGATATAGAACATTTATTAATAAGTTCACTGATGAAGAAATAACCAGATATGATACAGTTCATCTATATGATAATCAATATGATACAATAAAAATTGTTGATGAAGCTAATCAAGTTTTAAAGTCAATACTGAAAAAAACTGATGATGGGTTAAAATCTGTTATTAAAGAAGATATATCGGAGTACAAACCAGCTTTAGTTGTTAATCAAATAACTGATAATGATTTAAATAAAAAGATAACTAAAAAGGTTATCATAGATTATTCTAATTTAATTAAGACTTTTGAATCATTTAAAATATTTGAAAATAATAGTTACGAAGAAATTCCCCCGAATTTTTATGAATTTATAAAAAATTGCTGTGTATTCAATCTGTATGGAGATAAATCCGAATCAGAAATAGATATGGAGGTAAAGAAAATATTTAAATCATTTAAATATGAAGAGTTAGAAAAATGGACGAAGGCTTTTGAGGATATTCAAGATATACTAACCGAAATATCTGATAAATTAGGGTCAAGTAATATTTATTATGATTTTCAATCATATAGTGCCTACAAAGGAAAAAAAATTGATGCTCTAAGTGTAAGAATTGATGCTGAGAAAAATAAGGGATTTAAAGGTAAAATTTCCAAATCATACTTTGAAAACCTAATTAAAAGAAGACTTCCTAATATGATAATTGATGATTATGAATATTCAGAAAATAGTGAGGACACAAGTGAATATGAGGATATAAATGATATTCCATCAGAAGTAAAAAATAATAAAATTTGGTCCTCGACCTTTTTGCTTCTATTTAAAAGTGATATTCATTAACCCTTGTTTTTTAAATATTTATCAATCATATCATTCATACTTCTAGTATCCATAATCTTTGCGCTTTCTGCTTCTTCAGCTTCTTCAGCAGAAGCTTCTGTTGTAATTTCATTTAATCCTAAATCTTTACGAATTTCCTTATAGAACTTTTCTAACTCGGTTCTCTGAGTTGATGAAAATTTTGAATTATCTCTAATTTGGCCTACTGTCTGATTAATAACCTCATGCATTCTGGCTGAATTATCACCGTTATCAACTTGTCTTAATTGTGTTAAAAAGTTCTTTCTAGTCATCTTAGATAAGAATATAGTTTCAGCATAAACCATTGCATCTTCTTTTAACTTATTCCTAATATAGGGATGTTCAAGAATCTTCTTAGAATCACCCAAATATAAGTCAACAAGACTTTCTAGTAGATCCATTGCTTTTTCTGTGGATTCGGTTAAATCCGCATCATAGTCATATATTTGAATCTCACCTAAATCAGGAAGATCATCTTTCTTTGCAAGGTATTTAGATATATCTAGGTCTTTGTTATTCTCCTGAATTCTTTCAAATTCATCTTTCAATTCAGTTGCCTTTTGTTCCTTTTTCTCTTGAGCACTCATGTGGGAAATTTGATTTTACAATATATATTTAAAATAGGAATATTCCTTTATGGCAGTTAAAGAGGTTCAAGAGAAAAAATTTATCTTCAATAGTAAAGTAGTTGAAGAAATAACTAATAAAATAAATGATGGATTTGTAATCAAAAGGTTTCAAAACCCATGGTTTAAAAATGAAGTTGGTGTTAGAAGAGCCGGCATTACATTTGCGATAACAGATGCTGAGTTTCAAGAGTATATCAGATGTAAGGTTGATATACATTATTTTGCCGAAAAATATTGTCGAGTTAAAACTGAAGACGGTAGTGTTGGTAATATTACACTAAGGGATTACCAAAGAGATATATTAGATTTATACTATGGTGGTAGATTTAGTATTCTTTGTGGTTCAAGACAGATAGGTAAGACCATATCGGCCGCAATCACAATGCTACACTTTATTACATTTAATAATGATAAAAATATCATGATTGTTGCGAATATTGCTAATACAGCAATAGAAATTATTGATAAGATAAAATCTATTTATGTTCAACTACCATTCTTTTTAAAAGTAGGAATCAAAAACTGGAACCAAAGATCTGTTATATTTGATAATGGATGTAGAATTAAAAGCTCTGCTAGAACAAAGACACCAGCGATTGGTTTTACAATTGACTTCTTATATATGGACGAATTTGCACACATTCCACCAAATATTATTGAGGCATACTATACAGCAGCTTTTCCAACGGTGTCTGCCATTGAAAACTCTAAGATCATTATTACATCAACCCCGAACGGTATGAACCTATTCTATAAGCTATTAACAGATGCAGAAAGACCTGGTGGAGATCCACAGAAAAATAACTATAGAGCGATGCGTGTTTATTGGTATCAAGTACCTGGTAGATTTGTAACGTATTATAGACTGAATCAATTTAAAATGGCTGAACTTGGTATAACAAAAGATGATATTTATAATCAAGTTATAAGCGAGTTTGGTGACCTAACTAAAATAGATGTTAAATTCAATCCCGATTTACAAAAAGACATTATATCTGTTTTTAATAATGATGTTTGTACAGATGCTATGGCAAAATCATTTCAGTTTATAGATGCAAAAGGATTACAAATACCAATTCAAATGCTAGCAGAAGTAACAACATGGAAAGAAGAAGCTATCAAAGATATTGGTGGTGAGGATGCATTTAATCAAGAATATGGATTGAGATTTATTAATTCAAGTAGGTCGTTATTAACTGAGAGTACTATTGAACATTTATTAACTGGTAAGAAAAATTATAAATTTGAAGAGATATATGAATTTGATAGAAAATTAAGATTCTCTTATTCTGATTTAAAATGGGTAGATGATGATAATTTGTTTATGCCAATTCAAAGAAAGCAGATTAAAGGTATAATGACGGTTGATATATCAGAAGGACTGGGTCAGGACTATTCAGTTATTAATATTTTTAAAATTGCTCCTAAGGCACGAGAAATAATAGAGATGCAAAAGCATACTTATAGTACAATGAGTGATTTCTTTTGCTTAGTTCAAATAGGAATGTTTAGGTCAAATCTTGTATCAGTAAAACAACTAGCTGAACTATTCTATATGATTGCGTTTGAATACTTTCATTACGATAATTTTAAAGTTGTATTAGAAATAAATAGTTACGGAAATGAATTTTTAGCACATTTACCACATGTCTTTGAGGGGAATAATAACTATGGATCTTCTATATTTTTTAGATATAAACATAAAGCAGACGCAGAAGAGGAAAAAATAGGACTAAAAGTTGGTGACAATAAAAATATGTTGGTCAAAGATTATCAAGATGCTATGGATAAGAAAAGATTTGTTATCAACAATGAAGATAATGTTAGAGAAATAACAACCTTTGTTAAACATATTACACCAGCTGGTAATGTTAGATATGCCGCAGATATTGGAAATGATGATACAGTAATGACATTAGTTGATACTTCTAGTATATTCAATAAGTATGAATATAAACAAATGGTTGAAGATTATGCACCATCTATTTTAGATGCTGAATCACTTAGCTATTTTAATGCAATATTAAAAGATGTTGAATATAAAGAAACCGCTGATTATTCATCTATTATAAACGTCAATAGGCAAAGAAGGATGATGTCTCAATATCAAAATCGAGTTTATAACAGTGGTAATGAATTTTTTGGTGGAAATTATAAACTATAAATTACGCAAGTTCCATTGTGGCACTAAGGTTAGCACCTTTTAATTTCTTATACATTTCAGAAATTGTTTCCTTATCACCTCTTTTAACATCACATTTACCGACAAAATGGACAAGGTGAGCACATTGTGAAGCTTGTTCATACTCATGACCACATATCTTCATTAGGCATTCAATTACCCAATCAAATGTGTTGAAATCGTCATTATGTAGAATAAGTAAGTAAGGTTGACCCAACTTTTCTTCTAGCTCAGTAGAAACTTGTTCTTTTGTTATTGTTGCCATAATTACTATTTATTAAATTTTTTTTTCATTTTTTGATATCCTAATACCTGTTCTATAAAATAAGAAGCTTCAACTAATTCCAATTCTTTAGACTCCCTAAATTCCTTAGCACAAGCAGAGCATTCTTCTGACTTCATATCCACTTTAGTATTGTGATGTCCATATTTTTGTCCACACCCAGGACAACTGATTTCCTCAATAGGGATCATATAATCTTTGTCAATACTATACATTACATTGTTACTTTATTAATAACATCAATAATAGTCACTTTAATTGGCTGTTTCTTTGCCCATTCAACAAATTTGTGTAAATGTTCATGCCTATCGTCAAACATGATAAGTTCATCAGCATGTGGGTTGGCCTTGATTAAGGTTTCGAATAAATGACATTTAAAGTAAAAGGTATCTCCACCAGTGTTACAATATAAGTCACACTTAATATCATGTAAGTCTAAAACCTTTCTTACCTGTCTTTCAAGTCTATGTAATCTACCTGTTGCAATAAAAACATAATTACTATCATCGGCTTGATATTTTTCAAACTGATTGTAAACCCACTGATTAACAGGTGGGTAAAAAACATTTGTATTAAGAGATTCTGCATTTCCCCACCAGCCTCTTCCGGCCCATGAAAGCCCTGTTTTTTTCTCCCATTCATGCTTACCTGATTCAGGAGTAGGGGTATGGATTAATGTTCCATCAAAGTCAAACGATACTATTTTCTTAATCATGTCTATTTTTTCTAAAATTTTAAAGGTAGATGATACTACTGAATATATATTACAAATATAGTTAAAGTTTTTCAAAAAATAAAAATTATTATATTATATGGCATTAAGTAAAAAATCAAATACAGGTAAGGATCCTGTTAAAAAAACAACTAAAAAGCCTGCCAATCCCAGGCCTAAAATAGTCAAACCAAAAGAAGAAATCACATCAACGGTGGTTATTCCAGAAGATAAACCTACTCCTACATCAACAAAAATGATAACTGAGGGTGGATCACCATCTTCTAAAACAGGAATTGCTTCATTTTTGGGATCTCTTTTATCAAAAGGAAAATCAGTAGTGGTATCACTATTAAAAGGCATTAAGCCAATATATCTACTTTTGGGATGTGTTGTATTATCAGTTATAGTTTATTTTTGGTTCTCAAAACCTGATACATATAAGCAAGAAAATAAAAGGCTAAAAAATGAGATAATTCAAATACAAAAACAAAGAGACAAAATAGCAGATAGTATTAAAATATTAAAATATGAGTATACTAAGCTAGAAGATTCTGCAAATGTAAAATTACAATTACTTGATGAAATCAATCAAAGAATGGTATTAATTGAACAAAGAGTATCTACTTCCTTTGATGAATTATCTAAAATAAAGAATGGGGTTAATGGTTTAAATGCACAAATCAAAAGTGCTACCGAAAAACCAATAAAAAGAGTTGGTGATGATTTAATAAATTCACTTAAAAATAAAATAAATTAATATGAAAAAAATACTATTTCTATTATTCGGATTATTTGCTCTCGTAACATTAGAAGCACAAGTCAAACAAGAATATCCACAATCTTATATTAAAGATGGAAAAACATATGTTGTCTTTACTTTAGAACAAGCTCAAAAAATTGATAACGACTATGATCTATTATATTTATTAAGGCAATCGAAAGCACAATATGAAAAATTAGATAGTGCGAATATTATAGTTGTCAATAATTTAGGTATACAGATAGCTGAGTTAAAACTAAAAATAAATACCTTAAACGGGGTTATACAAGATCGAGAAGATCAGATACTCAATCTAAAAGCACAAATAACGAAATATGAAAGTGATAAAATATTAGCAGATAAACAGTCTAAGGATAAAGATATTATCATTTCGAACAATGGTAAACAAATCAAAAAACTAAAAAGGCAAAAGTTTTTAGGATTCACTGTTGGTGGTGGTGGGTTAGTATCAGTAATTGTATTGCTGCTTCTAAAAAAGTAAAAAAACGCTTTTTAATTATAATATATAGATTATATAAAAAATTATTTCTTAAAAATGAAACACATAAGAAAATTTGAATCTTATTCTAACAAAAGAAAGCTACAGGAAATCATTAAGGAAAGTGTAATGATTGTTGATGATATATACAGAGTCAATGTTACTGCTGATATTCCTCAATCTTTATTAAACGCTTATATTAAAAAGGTTAAAGACTCATTAGATAAAAATGCTAGACAATTCTACTCAGATGTTCAATTAGCTGAAGAAATTACAAAATACGTACTTCAACAAGGATTAAATATCGATAAAATAGATCCATCTGCCTTATTTGGTGGTCAACCACAAGGTCAAGCACAGGGTCAACCACAAGTTCAAGTTCAAGGTCAACCTGTTCAAGGTCAACCTGTTCAAGGTCAAGCACAAGCTCAACCTGTTCAAGGTCAAGCACAACCTCAAGCACAAGCTCAACCTGTTCAAGGTCAAGCAGTTCAAGGTCAAGCACAAGCCCAACCTCAAGCCCAACCTCAAGCACAAGCTCAACCTGTTCAAGGTCAAGCAGTTCAAGGTCAAGCACAAGGTCAAGCACAAGGTCAAGGTGAATTTGAGGAAGTAGAAGATGAAGATGAAGAAGAATTACCACTTTAATTAAATTTTTTAAAATAAAAAAAGCACTATAATTATAGTGCTTTTTTTAATATATATTCTATGAGATATCTCAAAATTTTTGATTACAAAATAATTAGCCTTGGGTCAGAGTTATCTAGATCAGAAGTATTTGAATTTGTTTTTTTTATTGATCCCACAAAATAAATTTATTTACTTTAATATATACATTATGAAATATCTTAATCTTTTTAATAATTTTAAATATTTATTTGAAAGCTTTAATAGCATAGAAGAAATAGAAGACTATTTTCTCGAATTAAGTGATCATAAAAATGATGATCTACCTATTAAAGTAGAAGTTACTAATCATAATGTAAATAAATCTGTTAAGAATATTAAAGGATTTAATAAATCTTCTAAATTTAAATCGATTAAAGGATATAAAATTACTATCTTATTTGATCACTATGATCAATTATATGTTAAGAAAAAAGTTGAAACCGCAATAAATAGATTAAAAAGTAGTTATAATATTCACTATAATCAAATATCTAAAAAAGGAAATGGAAACACCTATAGAGAAGTTCCCATTAATGGCACTAATAGGGTAGCTTATGTATCTGATCCACTATGGAAACAAATAATAACTATTTCTCCTAAATAATATATAGATTATGATATACATAAAGACATACGAGGAAATAAATAATGGATCTATATTAATTATAGTAGATGTTCAAAAGTCATTCAAAAAATTCTTCACTGATAATTATTTAAAGCAATTAAATGAGTATTGTAAAAAATTTGAAACTGTTTATCAAATATTTGATAACCATGTAGAGGGGAAGAATGTAGATACTGATTATCTATATGATAAAAATCCAGATAAACCAAATAATAATGACTTATATGTATTTAATAATCAAAAAGATATTATAGAAAAAAGATATAACTATAATGTAGATGCTGACTTTTATAAAAAAATATTATCACCAGATATATATCAAGATGTTAAAAATAAAGAAAGTAAGGGTTTATTAAGAAGAGGAAATTACTTTTTAACAAATGAAGGAACAATCATTGTTTATATCGGAAACAAACATGTTTGGTATCATTGTCCTAAAAAACTCTATGATTTATTTTTAAGACTAAGAAATAAAGAAGTCATAATGGTTGGCGGATCTGACCAAGAGTGCTTTTTAGATGTTGAAACAACTGCTAAAGCATTGGGTGTATCAATTAAAAGAAATTTTGATTATATCTATAGTGCAACAAATTGTCCTATTAAATGAAATATTTAAAATTATTTGAAGCCAAATATTATAAGATTCATGTGAATCAACTACCAAGCTGTCTCCAAAGTTACACAGACCTGTCCAATTTGAAGGTGTATTACAATTTTTAAAAGACTATGTGATTTTTAAATAGTAAATCCGGTTCTTGACTTATCCAAATTATTCACTAACTCAACTAACACATCACCATGACAAGTTTTTGGTTTACACCAACATCCTAGAGTTTTACCTTTTAATTCATGTAAATCATTTAATAGATATTTACCTTCACCATTGGTAATCCATTCACGATAAGCTTCAATTGCTTCTTTTCTAGTTGGTAAAATATATGTCGCCCTTGTTCCTTCTCTATATGAAAAAGGGCAACCCCATTTTGTTGTTCTATCAATTAAAACATCGTAGTCTTCTTTTTTGTGGTGAACTACTTTACACTTTTCCATATCCATTTTTGCATTCCGCAATCAAAAATTTTATAGTATCCTTGTTCTGACATTATTTGAATTTCTGTTTTATTTGGGTCAAATCCATCTTTAATTAGTCTATCTTTTCTATAGTTAAATCTATGCTTTCTAATTCCATTAACAACATAATAGTAATTAGGACGAGACGTGTGTGATAATTTAAATCCCAACTTTAAGTACATATCACCATTAGATCTACTCAAATCAGAATAACTTATAATTTCTTTTGATGGATAGTTATTTAAAAAATATTTAAAAAGTTTAGAAGACCCTCCAACAACACTTGTATTTAACTTATTACAAAATCTTAGTAACTCATATGATCCATCTTTACTTTTTTGCCCTAATGATTTCCTAAGATTCCCAAATGTCATTAGACTAACCAACTCCTCCTTGAAAAATAATCCGATTTTATACTTTGATCCAATGAACCCCTGAATGTGATTTTTTGTTAGAAACTCTCTAACTATTTTATTATCAACTACCTCTCTAATATCACATTTTCTAGCAAATATTTTGTTATTAGTTTTACCAATTTTATTTAATATCATAGACTTCACAATATCTTGTTTATATATCCAATCATCCTCCCATATATGAAATATATTTATACCATTCTTTGCAAATAATAGTGTTTTATTTAGATGGTAGTTTTTTTCCTTAAATACTTCAGAATGCCAATATAATCCATTAAATTCAAATCCGATTTTTTTATCAGGTAGATAAATATCAAGTTCTCTATTTCCAATTTTATAATTAGATATGAAATCTATGCCAGCATCGGATATAATTTTAGAAATGTTTTTTTCCAAATGTGAACTTTTAAGATTATTTAACTGATTACAATTTATACAAATATCATGTTCATTCTTTATTCTAAGTAAATATGTTGTATAATTTATTTCATATACATTATTACACTTATCACATAGTATACTCATTACTCTATTTTCATCTATGCTTATTAGATTTATAGATTTGTTATTATACTCAATAATAGTTTTTTGCTTTTTTGTGTTTGATATTTTATCTTTTATGTATGATAATTTTGATATATTATCTATATTATATTTTTCACTTAATGTGTTTTTTATTTTATTTTTGATAGATAACATATCAAATGTATATTTGACACCATATTTAGACATCATACTTTTTTCTCTTAATATAGATGTCTTATCAATAAATTCTTGATCCGAATTTTTACATTTATTAGAACAGTAAATTGAATATGTGTTATTGAAAAATCCAACCTTATTTTTACAAGCTTTACAAGTTGGTATAGAATCAATATTATGCAAATAGTTATATACCTTTTGCTTAAATGGAACTAAATCCTTAGTATAATTTATTATTTGATTATAAAGGTCTGGATATCTTTTTGATATTATATTCTCCCTTCTATTGGCAAAATTTAAAGACTCAAGTAAAATGTGATAATCCATATCACTATATATTATAAAGAGTGTAGTCCCTGTCCATCATTTGACGATTCAATACTAATAACCTTAATTAAATTCTCGTTATCTCCTTTCTTTTTATAAATTTCATTAAAACCCTTTGCTAGTCCACGTTTAAAAACCTCAGTAAAGTATGCGAAGGCGTTATCACTTTTTTCTTCATTGAAGTTATACCAGTTACCGAACATATCTAGTAAACCACTTTGGTAGCAATCCATTTTATCATCATTATTCCAATATCTCATTTTTTTGATTGTTCTCTTGGCTAAGATTTCTAACATTAATTTAGATTTATTTGTTAGTTTGCCTTGTGCTTTTGATACGACAATTTCTGCGTATAAATCCCGATTGTGAAGATACATTTACATAATATTATTTTTTAGAGTGTTTTAATTATATTTTATATTTATATAATTAAATAAGTTTAGTTTATTACTAAAATATGCCATCGATAAACAGATATCCAAATATCTACTCGGTATTTAGAATCTCCATTTTCAAAATATCCCTCATGTTCATATGTCCAATTAACTTTAAACTCATATCCAAGTTTATTTAATCTAGAGTGATTTATTCTATTAGTTAGTTCATTTACCTGATCATCAAAGAATTCTCCTTTTCGTATCACATTCGTCAAGAAATTGGTATTTTTCCTAAATAAATATTTGGTTTTTTTTGGTTCTAACTTAAAAGTATATTTACTAATTGAACGGGTGTCATGCTTGGATGAACTTGGTGAGACGATGTATTCTTTTTCTAATAAATTCCATTCATCAAATATACCTTCTATTATAAGAGCATCTTCAATTTCTTCTTTTTCTTCTTCCTCGGACTTTTCTTGATAATTTTCAAATAACTTCAGATATTTCATAATTTATATATTAACTTCCTGAAAACAAAAAACCCCTCAATATGAGGGGTTTAAATTTATTAATTTAATTTATGCTTTAACTCTTTCTTTGTATTGTGATTCTTTAACTGATTGTAAGTCATTTTCTAATACTTCTTTTCTCTTCTGTAGATTTTCTAAAGCAACATTTAAAACATTTGATTCGCCGATATATTCTAAGGATGTTTTAACTTTTGAAATGTTAAATTTAACATCTTCTAATTTTAAAGAAATTTCTCTTTCTTTATCTTCTAATTTCTTTTTACTAATTAATTCCACGTCTAATTTATTTTCAAAAAAATATGTTAAATCATAGTTTAATTCATTTCTAACTTCATTTACTAGCTCAATTGCTGAATCATATTTGAAAAATGAATGTCCGTATCTTTCATCACATCTGTAAAGATATGTAGCATTTTTATAATTGAATGCATAAATTTCAAGGTAAGGATTTACTAAATTAGAAATTTTCTTAACAACATCTAATTCAACAAACTTATCTAAATTAGACGAAGTTTCTAAAATAACCGGATAGAAATTTTTATTAACAATTGGAATGATTGGAGAACTAAATAAACTTTCTAAGGTCGTTTCCTTATTTAATTCATCATCATTTATATAAATAACACCATTTTTAGAAACAGATAATCCAACAGTTAGATTTTCAGAAATTCTAAAATTAACTCTATCTTCAGATATATCTGCATATTTCATAGCAGTTTCTAGTGTTCTTAAAACTCTTAATTTTTCATTATCAGTAACGTGAGTTTCGAGAGCCGTTTTTTCAATATTATTTTCAGATAATAAGAACCATGATTCTCTTAATAAACAAAGATATCCATCTTCTACTTGCTCAACAATTGTGAAAATGGATTCGCCTTTACCACCTGATAATAAATTAGCTCTTTGTTCTGGAGACTTTGTTAAGTTGTGAACAAAAAGTTTAATTTCAGGAACCCAATCATAAATAGCTAACTCATTAAGAACTTTTGATAATCTATCTTGATCATTTTCAAGATTGATGGTTTGCAAAAGCACGTTAATAGGTTGTCTATATAATTCTCCTTGATTTTTACCATTTAAAACATTATACAAATGTTTTAACTCATAAACAAGTTGATACTCTTTCATATCAAGATTAAGTGTTTCAAGAAGTGACTTAACCTCTTTATCAAAAGTATATGTTTTTAGTCTTTCATTTAAGGCAGTAACAATTTGTTTTTCTGATAATTCATTACACATATCAATATATGATTCAATTATCATGGAAACTTCTTCTTGCTCAATACCTAATTTTTTTCTGAAATTAAATAGTTCTAATTTAATATTCTTCATAGTAAATTTTGTTTTTTATTTTATCTTAATCTATATATTATAAACAAAAAGTCATTTTTTTCACTTTTATTTATTAAGGATTATTATTTATATTATTATCTAAAACAAATGGAACTCCGGCTCGTCTAGATTCAATTAAATTCAAATACCATCTGGTTTTCTTTGGATTTATTACACCAGTTGTTCCATCACCACTTCGAAATGCTGGGTAATAAGTATGAACTTCAAAAGATACTGTCAATTTGATAGTATTGTCAGTTGTAAGGTTCTTCTCTCTTGAAATTTCAACCTGATTTGCATCCGGAAGTATCATGACCGCATCTATATTCATATAGTTGTGTTCAAAATACATAAACCTATACAACCATAGGGTATTAATTATTGCCTGACTGCATTTAAAAGAATCTATTTCACTTGCTAATAAAATTGATAAGTCGTATTTAACCGATATCGGAACTGCTCTAACTTTCGTTAAAACTTTTTTAATTTCTGTTTTGTTCTCAACAACAGTTCTTAGCCAAACATTTGGATTAGCAAATTCATCTGATTTAATATCAAATCCAGTCATTGTTAAATGACCTCTTGGTATAATATCAGTGTTTAACTCTACATATCTGTTATCAGAAACGACATCATCAGCAAAAGAATCTAAGAGAAATCTTTCATCTCCTGTCATGGAATAATAAAAAGGAACCTTAACTTCTATGTCTCCTGATGAAAATCGATTCGTCCACCAAACTTCACCTTCTAATGTATCCAAAACACAAACTGTTAAGTCACGAAAAAACACATCTTCAAAATTAAATCTTTCTCCAATCATAGATTTATATATAAAATATATAATCTCCTATTTTAATATATAAAATATGATCGATAATTTTAAACTATTTGAAAATACACAACTAGCCAGATCAATTTTGCGAAAGTTTGGGGTGGGTGAAAATAGCAAAACATATAATGACATAAAGGAGTTAACTAAAGATCATAATGGATATTTAGGATTCTTTGTTAAAATGTGGCTAGAACAAGATGTTAGCTTTGAATCACTTAATTAAGACTCTATAAAAAAGTATTACCACAATATACAACAATGAATTATGCACTAAATACTATAAAACAATGGGTTGTAAAGATTGATAGAAATAAAAGAGATATAGATGCTCAGACAATAGTTGAATATTTCTATCCTAAATTAAAAAATGAGTCATTCTCACTTGGTAGATATGATGGTCTAGGGTTTACACCAACCCTTTATATGATTGCTAGTTTAGTTAAAACTGATAATATTAATTTAATGGACAGTCTAAAAATTAGTTTTAGTAAAGATCAAATGAAATACTTAATAAGAATTTTATTTAACATGGAGTCATATAATCAAACACCTTATTTAAGAGAGGATTTTAGATTGAATGATAGCGAGAGAGAGAAACTATGTGACTGGTTGGTCAAAAATAGAACAAAGGTCAGAAAGAACTATAGTAATCAAATAGTTCCTAATATGGATATATATCAACACGAATCGGTTTCTCTAATTTATTACTATTTTAATTGGGGGTTCCAAAACTATTTTAATTTAGTTAAAAGAACTAGAAATCAAGCTGATAAGTGGTCAAAAATAGATGGACAGGATTTTCATCAACAAGGAAGAAATCATGTAGATTATTTCAGTGAGATATTTAATTATCTAAGCCACACCAAAAAGAAAGAAGAATTGGATGAACTTGTTGATAAGATAAAATCAAACATAGTGCTTAATCAAGGGGAAATGAAGATGATTCAAGGTATATCATCAGGAAATTCAAGATTCTATATTAGTATCTAATCCAGAAATTCTCCAATCATAGATTTATATATAAATAAAATATGTATTATGAAAATAAAATTATTTAAGGAGTATATTACTGAAAAGTTGCATACAATAGATGATGCGAATAAAGCATTGTCTTTATTACAAAAAAATATATCAAAAAATGCATCACTCATTGGTGGATTTGGGAAAGGAAAAGTTACATCCGAACACGATATTGATATATTAATACCAGATATAGAATTCAATGATGAAGTAAAAGAACAAATATTCAAGCTATTGAATGCTGAATCTGTTGAAGATACAGATTGGGGAGGATGGTATTTCAATAATACCGATTATGGTGATGTTGATATTTTTTACACTGATGAAGACTTTGACTATTGAGAATAATTATCCCTTTTATCTAAAAATTTAAAATCATCAGTTGTTAATTGAAATCCATCAAAGTTGTTTAAGAAGGCAATAAAGGCTTCTAATGATTCATCCTCAAAGGCAAAAATAGTATTACTTGGATCAAATTTAGAATGATAAGATGTATATTGAATAACACTAACTTTATGTGGTGCCTCTATACTAAATTCGGAAACAACCAAATCACCATATGTAATATCAACATTTAATTTTAATTGGTTATTTATATTAATCATATAAATATCTATTTCCATTTCATCAGGATCACCATATACAATACTATCTGCTACGTAGTTTATTTGTACTAAATCACCAATACAATCGGTATTCTCCCGATGATATTTTCTTATTTCTTTATCTTTAATTATCGTAAGTTCATTTGGAGCTTGATCTTTCCATTTTTCTCCATACATTGTGAACTGACTAAATCCTTCAAACTTTTTTAGATGTTTCATTTTAATATATATTATAATATGAAACATCTAAAATTATTTGAATCTTATTATGAAGACCTAACTCCATATGCATATGGTCGTATACATGGTAAAGAATGCCTAAATGTCGGATGGATCGGGAGTGAAGAAAACTTTACGACTGGTGAGGTTTCTGAAGAATTTATTAAAAAGCTAGAAGCAGTAGAACGTTCAGATGAGTATACTTCAGAAAGACATAAAGGGTTTCACCGGTGCGAATTATGTGGTGTTCTTATGGGATCACAAGTTAAAAAAATTGAATATAATGGGAAATGTTATAAATTCCCAAGTAAAGTATCACACTATGTACGAGATCATAAGTATAAACCACCTCAAGAATTTATAGATGCTATTATGAGCTTAGAAATAAAGGATCCAATTAGTAAGTCATATGGTGGTAGTGGATTTATTGGGGGTAGATATCGTGGATCACGATTTAAATAAACTTTCAAACTATATCAATTTATAATTATATCAATTTATAATTATGAAAGAACTGTTACTAAGCGAAAAATGGAGACCTAAAAAGTTTGAAGATGTTATTCTTCTACCAAGAATTCAAAAAATATTTGAGGATGGAATTAAGAAAAATGTTATTTTATACGGACATTATGGAACCGGCAAAACAACATTAGCCAGAATACTCATTGGTAGATATTCAAAAGATAAAGCTTTCTTAGAAATAAATAGCTCCTTCTATACCTCAATTGATGTTCTAAGGACCAAAATTGATGACTTCTGTTCTAAAGTTTATATGGGGTTAGACTTAGACTACATGATCGATCAAGATTCTATGAAATATGTTTTCTTAGATGAATTTGAAAGAACATCTCCGCAATATCAAGATGCTTTAAAGGCATACATAGATGAATATTCTAGTCGAAATGTTCGATTTATATTTAATACAAATCACATTAATAAGATATCTGATGGTATTAAATCAAGATCAACACAAATTAACTTTGACTGCATTAATGCTGATGAAGAAAAATTTCTTAAAACATCCATCTATAAAAGAATAATGGATGTAATTGCTCCAGAAGAAAAGATAGATATTAAAAAGGATGATTTAATAAAAATTATTAATAAAAATTTCCCAGATTTTCGTTCAGTGATGAATGAGCTTCAACATTTTAAAGAAACTGGAGAAGGATCCTCTAATTCAAATATAAATCTCAAATTGAGAAATGATCTATATGCAATTATTTATGACAAATCTAAAAATTATGAAGATATATATCATTTTTTAATGAACAACTTTGGTCCAGATAAAATAGATGAAATGATTAGCCTATTTGGAAAACATTTTATTCAATGGTCATTTTCTGAAAAAAGAGAAAACATTGATAAATTGTTTCGGGTAAATTATATTATTGCAGAACATACAAAATTATTAGAAACAAATACAGATCCGATTGTATTAGGGATGACGGTTATAGGAAGATTAAGAGAATTGTTCTAACTCGTCAAACAACTTAAATAACCCTTCTAATTGGTCACATTTGTATATACCACAAATATCTGCTTCTCGCAAATTGATATATCGCCATTTATTCGACCCATTATCATGTAGAGTTCCAAAGTCTAATTGCACATAAAACCATTCATCTGTGGTCATTTTTATTCTACCTGATACAAAATTAGATTCCTCGTTTTTTCGATTCACAACTATAATCACGTCTACTGGATGTAATAATCTATTAGATAATGGTATATTTACCTTACTAACATTGAATTTTTTCTCTGATAATTTTACTTTTATTTTATTAAATATATCGTCGGATATTTCAGTATACTGGTCAGGTGCAATACCTATACTGTCATAATCACTCCCAATTTTTTTATAGTAATTGGAATATTCCTCAAATAGTTGAATATGATTCATAATTATGATTTATATATTTAGATATTATCTAGTAAAATATTATAAGATGTGTGTCCAATTTTTTCCATAGTTGAATTTTCTTTAACAACTTTTAATTGGTATTTTTTACATATTTCAGAGATAACATATTTGAACTTATCCAAAAAATGTAAATTATCACCCATACTTGTTGATGGATTTTTTTCATTAATAAAAAGAACACTAATAAATTTATTAGTTATATCATTTTTGTCTATTGGGTATCCACAATATGTTAATCCATATTCAAACCGACTCTCATACATTGTTCTTCGATGTATAAGTTCAGTTTGATAAATATTATTTTTTATTGATCCGCTATTTTTTACTATATCAAAATTTCTATTTTGTGGATATTTATCTCTGTTTTTAAAATTAATTATGAATTTAATATCAATATCAACACCACTATCCTCAATATGAATGAACTCATCTATAAAATCGAATACATTTATATTAAAATTATCTTCAATATTTTTTAAAATAGATTGCTTATATCTATCAAAAAACAAGATACGGTCGGCATCATTGGTAGTGTTTTCAAACACTCGTTTAAGATACTTCATAATATGTATATATTATTATTTAATATATATTTATATGAACTCGATAGACTTTAAAGATTTTTACATAAGATATCAAGGACACCCTAAGTATAAAAGTGGTCAATTGATAGAGGATGATATTATAAATGTCATTATTCAAAAATATGAAATGGTCTTATTTACAAATAAAGGTGAAGTATTAGGTGAGCCAGATTTAGGTGCCGATCTAGTATTACTTTTGTATGAAACTAGAGTTTCCGCATCATTTGTTGAAGAAATAATCAGGCAACAAATATCTACATTTATACCTGAATTAGACAGTATGAATTATGGATTAAAAGTTGTATTCGCCCAAGATGTTGAAAATTATCAGGATATGATGTTTATTTACTTCCAAATAGCAGATTATGAGGTATATGCTGAAGTTGGAACTAGATATGGCGGTGGATTTTAAAACTTTATTTATTCTTTTAAATAGAATATTTAAATAGAGTATATGAATAAGGTTTTATTACAATTCTGGGAAGAATCAGAAAGAGGATGGGGAGTTAGACCAGATGGTGCATCACTACATATTAATGTAGAATCGTATAGAAAATATCTTAATAATATTTATGATAGTAGAAGAGATATACAAGATGTTCCAAATGAGTATGCCAGAGTCGTTGGGTCAGTTATAGAAACAGTAGTAAGTGATGATATTTATAATATGCTATTATCAGAAAAAAATATAAGATTACCACAATATCAGTTGAACAATCTAATAAAATTAAAAGATATCATAGTAGATGCTAGCTAACTTTATACATACTCTTTTTTATTTATTTCCCATATTATTTATATGGGCAGAAATTTATCACTTAAGGTTTAAGGATAGACTTTATGTTAAATTTAATCAAAAACATCTATCAACATCAAAATTAACAGATTATATATTTTATGTAACCAAAGTCTTTTACTTAATATGGCTAATAATAGGATTATTTTCTAGCCTCTCATATTATTTCTTATTAATAATAATAGTTTCTTCTATTAAATTTTTAGTACTATTTTTCAAATCAAGAAAATTCAATGACATATATGATATGATTTCTAGCTTAGTTTGTATAGGATTGCTATCATATCTATTCCTTAAGGGAATACATTTAATTCTTTGATAGGTGTTTTTCAGTTATTATTATAAACTCAAATCCCTTTCTCTCACAATATTCTATCATATATTTCCACTTCGATAAGTTTTTATTCCACATTTTCAAAGCATATTCAAAATTTTTCAATTGTTTAGCAGTTGGTTTAATTGGTAATTTTGGTTCTACCGTTTCATTAGAAGCTTTTACTTCAGCAACAACTCTTGACACCGATCCATCTGATCTAGTTAATTCATAATAAAAATCTGGATAATATCCATGTGATGTGGTTTCCATTTCTTTGGTCTTACTATTGTATTCAGTTTTTTCATATGGTATTCTTAAGTGTTCAGCTCCCCACACTTTAACACTTTCATTTGAATCCAAATATATCATCATCTTATGTTCTAAACCAGATCGGTAGAAAACCCCACCATATGAATTAGCTTTAATGAGTTTTTCTTTATTCTTTGGAGTGTAAAGACCTTGTTTATATTTACCTGGTTGTCTGGGTGCACTATTTAGCATACCACTTAAATTTTTTAATATATATTATATTATGAAGTATCTCAAAAAATTTAATGAGTCAATTTCTATTATCGAAAGGGAAAAGTTCCAAAAGACATTTAAAGTTAATATAGAGGATATTGAAGATTATTTAACAGAGTTAAGTGATGACTATGATGTGTTTGTTTGTTCAATGAACAACCATCCAGTAACAAGAGCTCGAATTGTATCTTTTATCCCGGTTACCATCGATCCTTATTCATTTTCCATAATAATACAGGCTAAGTCGGAAGACGAATCATTTACTAAAGATTCAAGTAATTTTAATACTAATGCCGTTATGAAGATAATGTTGAGTTTTATAAATAGAATTACTCATATATACCCACATATTAAATTTGATAAATATGAGTCCAAAGAATATAAAAGTGGTTTAAAATTAGTAGAATACATATTTAAAAGAAATATATTTACTTAATGGCAGAATTGTTAGAAAGAATAAAATTAAGCAATTTAGTCCACGGTGATGGAATAGTAGAGAATTTTAAAAACAATTCTTTGTTCTTTTATAATGCCTATTCCAAATCAGATGAAAATATAATGAATATACCAATTGGTAAAATTCAATTGGGTGGATTTTATTTTCTACATTATATGGATGATTCTAATTGGATGAAATATTCTCCAATATTTACTATTGATTTTAAAAAGTTTGAAAACCTAATTATCATACATGGTGTTAATTTTAATTTCATACCATTAGAAATAAGAGCTGCCATTTTTGATAAATTTATCTTAGAAGAAGATTTTGAAAATGATAGATTACTTAAAGTAACATATGAGGGTATGTATCGTGAATTACTAAAATATGGATTTGAATATGCTATTGTTGAATATAATATGGCTCAAGTCAAAGCCGTACATAAAATATCCATGAGTATGGTCCCTAGATTTCTATACTCACAACATCCTATAAATAAATATGATCCTAAAAAGTTATATGAAATATGGGAGGCAAAGATAGGTCAACAAGGGAAAAGACATCAAGAAATGTCTAAATCATTAGTAGACGAATTTTTTACTGCATCAGATGATATATTAGATAACTATAAATTATTAAAAAATCATATATTGAGAATACAAAAAAGTCTTGATAAATACGGGCAATAAACTTATTAATATATTAGAATATAAACAATATACTATTTTTTAATATATATGAAAAAATATTTAAAATTTAAATGGCTTCATACAACTCACTGAACCAGTTACAACAACCTACTAATATTGCTTCCTCAGTAGAAAATAAAGGTTTATTTAATAGGTTACTAAGAAATCTTAGTTCATTTGGTATGAAATATGATGACATGATCATCCGAAATACGGTGGGGGTTGGTATGAATGAGGATCCATACTCACAGAAAGGAAACTCAATGTATGACTTTTTTAGTCAAAAGGCAGTAGCTCAAGTTTTAAATAAAAAATCGATTCCGTATTTAGATAGGGCATATTCAGATAAAAGAAGGATTTTAAGGGAGTATTCAATTAAAGATGAAATAAGAGATTTTATATCAACTGTTGCTGATGAATCAATTGTTTATAATGATGATAGAGACTTTTGCTTTTTAAAGCCATTATCTAATGATTATTCACAAGATGTTAAAGATAAATATACTGAATATTTTGAAAAAATTTATAACAAATTTGGATTCTCTGATGGTATAACATCTTGGAATATGATGAAAGATTTTCTAATTGATGGATATGTTGCATTAGAAATTGTATGGGATGATAAGAAAAAGAATATTATTCATTTTAATAGAATGAGGCCAGAAACGCTAGTTCCTGCTTATGAGCCATCTATTGGTAATCTTTGGATTCAATATCCAGAAGACCCACAATTAAGAAGAATATTTTTAGATTCACAAATTGTATTTATATCATATTCTACACAACATGATTATTCTGAAACATCTTATGTTGAAGGATTAATCAAACCATACAATCAATTAAAGATAATTGAACAAACTAGAATTATGTTCAACGTTATTAATGCCACAGTTTATCAAAAATTTACTATACCGATTAAAGGTTTACCTAGACAAAGAGCTGAAGAGCAAGTTGGACAATTAATATCTGATTACTCTGAAGAAGTAGAATGGGATGACTCATTAGGAACATTGACTATAAATGGTACAAAACATCTTCCTTATAATAAACAAATATGGTTTCCTGAAGGTGAAGCTGGTACACCAAATATGGAGTTAGTATCACCAGAAGGTCATAATTTGAATGAGAGTGATATGCTAACTTGGTTTTATAACGCATTAAAAAGAGCCTCTAAAATACCATTCTCAAGATTTGAAAAAGAAAATGGTGGTGGTAATATCTTTTCAGACGCATCTGAGATGACTAGAGATGAGGTTAAATTTTCAAACTTTATTAATAGAATTAGATCCAATTTTAAAGAGCTTATTGTTAAATCACTTAGGCTTCAAATGTGTATGGAATTTCCTGAATTAAAAGATGATGAGATATTCCTAAATCAAATTGATATTTCATTTAACTCAAATCAAATATTTGAAGAATGGAAAAAATTAGCTAATATGGAAAAAAGATCATCTATACTATCAAGTCTTTTAGGAATTCAAACTGCAGAAGGTCAGCCTTATTTCCATATCGAATATTTAATTGATAAGGTTATGAAATTAACACCAGAAGAAAAAGAAGAAAATAAAGCCTACTGGATTAAATCTAAAGGAGCTGGAAGTGCCCAAGGCGGTGAAGGCGGTGGAGAATTTGGTGGCGGTGAAGGAGGTGGAGAATTTGGTGGCGATGAAGGAGGAGAATTTGGTGGAGAGGGCGGTGGTGAATTTGGTGGACCTCAAGGCGGCGAATTTGGTGGGGAAGGCGGTGGTGAAACTCCTCCAGCACAAGGTGGCGGTGAAACTCCTCCTCCAGCACAAGGTGGTGGTGAGTTTGAATTCTAATTACCTATATTTTTTGTTTAGAAGTTCTTTAGACTTAGATGGGTTGTCAACTCCCCATTTTTCTATCATGGTTTTTTGTATCTTTTTCTTGATCTCCTTGCTTTGAATTGGATAATCAACCCCATAGTTAAGGCTCAGTGATTTCTTTCTTTTATGTTCGGAACATTTTCGACAATAGTATTCACCCCATTTATTACCATATTTAACGTAATTTTTAAAAATTACATCTTTAATAGTTCCACACTTATCACATTGGCAACTTATTTTTTGATGACTGCCTGTTGATAACAGTTCAATTGGTATTGTTAATTTATCACCAATTGATACATCGTATCCTAACTCTTCATAATAAGAATAGTTGGACTCGTTTATCTTTATGGAAGCTTCTCTTGTTAATATCATTTTTTTAGTTTTTAAATTGTTCCTGTAAAAAAGTATCTATTTATAAAATAATTTAATAAATATTAAAATCACCATTTTTTACGAAAATTTCAAGCTTAATTACATTATTAATGATTATTATAGGATTCAAATTTGGTAAAGTTTTTCCTTTGTCTATAAATAATCCACCTTTAAAATTTTGAGGTTTTTAGAGATGAATATATACTTTACAAAAATAAATTCAAATAAATGAAACCAGTATTAATTGTTGAAAACAATACAACCCCACTTAGTATGAATGAAAACGCTGAAGGCGCTAGTAAGAAAGACTATGTGTTAGGTGGTATATTTACTGAGTTTGGTGTTAAAAACAGAAATGAAAGAATTTACACTGCAGACAAATTTATTCCATGTTTAGATGAATTAAACGAAAGAATAAATACTATGGGTGTAGTTTATGGTGAATTCGATCATCCTGATGTATTTGATACTTCATTATCAAGATCTTCTCACCTTATTCAAAAAGCATTTTATGTTAAGGAGAGCAATAGGGTTGATGGTCAAATTAGATTATTAAATACTTATTGGGGTAAAGAAGCAAAAGCATTAGTAGATGATGGTTGTCCAATGTTCGTTTCATCAAGAGCTGCTGGTATTACAGAAGCTAATGGAACAGTTACATTGAAGAAGTTATTCACTTACGACATTGTAGCTGACCCAGGTTTTGCTTCTGCTAGATTGACATCAGTAAATGAGTCATTTGGTTACACAGACAACGCTAACTTTAGGATATATGAAATGTCCGACGAGTCAAAAATTAACGAACTATTCAACATGAACAAAAATGAATTCGTTACCAAAGATCAATTGACAGATTATTCTAAGTATATAATCAATGAGATTGCATCTACTAAAAAGGAAGTTAAATCTGCCTTAAAAACTGGTAACTTAAATCCGAAAAAATTAGAGCAACTTTTAGAGTACTACGAAGAGTTAAACAAAACTAACGAGCAAGTTGTTAAGTATTTAGATTACTTAGCAGAAAAAGTTCAAGTTGTAGTTAATGAAAACAAATCATTAAAATCAACTACTGAAAAATTAGTAAGTCACAATGACTACTTAGCTGAAAATTTAGAAAAAGCTATTAATTATTCTGAATACTTAGCTGAAAGCTTAGATAAGAACATTACTTACTCTGAATACTTAGCTGAAAATATCGACAAAAACATTACTTATTCTGAATATTTAGCTGAAAATATCGACAAAAACATTACTTATTCTGAATATTTAGCTGAGAATCTTGATAAGAATATTGCTTATTCTGAATATATCGCTGAAAACTTGGATAAGAACATTGCATACTCTGAGTATATCGCTGAAAATCTTGATAAGAATATTTCTTATTCTGAATATTTAGCTGAACACTTAGATAACTCAATTGCTTATTCTGAATATTTAGCAGAGCATGTAGAAGGAAATATCGCATATTCCGAATACATTGCAGAACATTTAGATGATAACATTGCTTATTCTGAATATATCGCTGAAAACTTAGACAAAACTGTAACTTATGCAGGCATGATTTCTGAGAAATTAAACGGTGGTAAAGTATTCGAAAATAGTGGTGAATCATTCCCAACACTTAACGAAGCAGGATTTGAATTGCTTCCTGAAGAAGAAGAAGAAGACGAATATGATGAAGAATTTCCTTTGGATGATGAATATACTTCCGAAGTAGGATTACCTGGTGAAGAAGAATTTGTTGAAGAAGAAGGATTACCTAGTTCTGAATTACCTGGTGAAGAAGTTTTACCTGGTCAATTAGATAATCAGGAAGATTGTGATGAATGTGGTAATGAAGAAGTTGGTGAAGAAGAAAGAGTATTTGGTGAAAATACTGAATATAATGGAGAATCAGATAGCGACCTATCTTTACAAATAGACAAACTAATCGAAGAAGCTAAAAAACGTAAAGTTTCTGAGTCAAACGATTTAAATTTCTTAAAATTCTTAAACAAGTCTCAAGTTGATAGTTATTATGAACTTTCTAACGATGAGCAAGAACAAGTTAAACTTTACATAAACGAAAAGAGTTATTACTCAAGTTCTGATGTTTTAAAATTAATCTCTGAAGCACTTTCAGTTAAGAATGAATCAATTGAAGAAAAATTAGTCAGATTGATGCCTGAAAACATTAAGCCAATCTGGAGTCAGCTAAATGAAGCATCTAGAAAATCTATCTTATCTCAAGCTAGATTATACCCAGAATTAAATACTGAATCAAAAGTAGAACATTTCTGGTTAACTAGAAATCTCAAGAAAAATGAATCTGTAACTAAGAAGTTAGTCGCTCACGAAAGCCTAATACAAGAAGATAGACTTTCAGACAGTGAAGTTAACGCAATTATGGAAAGATTCAGAAGCATTTAATCTATGAAAATAGACTAAAAAAAAACTAATCTACGAAAGTAGACAAAAAAACAAACAAAAAAAATGTCACACATTAGAATAGACAAACAAAAAGCTTTCAAGAAATGGGCTCCTGTATTGGAGAACATGGGTGTTGTTAGCGAAGAAAAATTAGACTGGTTATCAGAATATGCTGAGTACCACTCTATCAATGAAAATGCATACCTTAACGCAGGTATCGCAGGTATGGGTTCAATAACCGCTCCTCAGCCTTCAACTTGGGCAGGTAGTACTATCGGTACTAACTGGTCTAGCCATGGTGGTCAAGTCGGTTCTGGTGATTTAGGTCAAAACCTTTTACCAGTAGCTATGAAAATTGCAGCTCAAACAATTGGTCTTGACCTTGTTGCTGTAAAACCTACTCCTGGTCCAAAAATCGACTTACTTTACATCGACTTCCAGTATGATGATAGTAATCTTGATAACAATGAAAGACCTCAGGTTTTCAAAGTTAACGTTACTAGCACTAGTGAAGCTGCTGCTGTTGTTGCAGGTTTAACTGCTGCTTTAGTAAGTGCTTCAATCACTCAAACTCAGGGTGGTTTAGCTGGTGGTAGATTATTCCAGAACATCAACACTGGTTCAACATCAACAACTGACCCAGCAACTAGTGGTGTTTCTAAACAATATTGGACAGAATTCTTAGGATTCTCTCGTATTGATGGTTACCCAATGTTTAAGGCTTACAGACAAGCTAACGCTTTCGGTGCTGTAACTCCTAGCAGTGTAACTGGTCCTGCTCCTTGGGCATTTGACCAAACTAAAAACACTTTCAACCCAACTGCCTCTATGGTGGCTCAAATCACTTTACTTGGTGGTACTGCAGTTTCTGCATGTACAGTTGAATTAGTGTCTGCTCTTGAAGATCACATTCCTGGATTCGTATCTAACTGGACTAACGGTGGTACTTATCCAATGTCTCGTCAAGATGATGATAACAGCTACGCTGGTGTTATCGGACCTAAAGTTTCTTCTAAATCTATCGCAGTTGGTACTATTGAAGTATCTTCAGCTCTTAGAAGAAGTGAAATTGAAGATATCAAAGCTAACACTGGTATGGACATCGTTCAAAAGATGGAGTCTATCCTTGTTAATGAGTTATCTCAAACAATTTCTAAGCAAATCATTGCTAAAATCTTCGAATTAGGTGCATTAAACAGAACATCTGCTCCTACGAGAGGTGGTAGTCCTTTATTTGACTTAGACACATCTTATGTTGGTACTTCTGGCCCAGGTGGTGAAACTACACACGCTGTACAAAGAAAACTTATCACTAAGTTAGTACACGCTTCTAACTTCATCGCAACTGAAGGTCGTGTTGGTCCTGCACAATTTGCAGTTACTAACGGAGGTCTTGCAGCAGCTTTCATGGATGTAGCTGGTTACACAATTAACCCTGCTAAATCTAAGATCAATGGTTCAGGTCAATTATACCCTGTAGGTCAAATCGGTGATATCACTGTTTATGTTGATCCTTACATGAAGTATAACGACAACAGAATCGTTCTTGGTAGAAAGAACAACCCTGATCAACCTGGTGTTATCTTTGTTCCATACTTAATGGCACAATCTATCAGCATCATTTCTGAAGCTACATTCGCTCCTAGAATGTTATTACGTTCAAGATATGCAGTAGCTGAAGTTGGTTGGTTCCCACAAAAACAGTATATGCAACTTAACGTTACAGACGCTGGTGGATTCCTTAACTAATCCTCAGATTAGAAATAAAAAACCCTCTCAATTGAGAGGGTTTTTTATTTAGTTAGATAAATAGTTGAAGGGTATCTCTATTAATTTAATATATACTAATATGATTACGGGAATTTATAAAATCACATGTATTCCAAATAATAGAATATATATTGGATCGGCAAAAAATATAAAGATAAGATGGAATAGACATATTAATGATCTTAACTTAGATAAACATATAAATATATATATGCAAAGATCATTCAATAAATATGGAATAGATAATTTTAAATTTGAGATAGTTGAAAAGTGTGATACAAATATTTTATTGATACGAGAGCAATACTATTTGGATTTATATAAACCATATATAAATGGATTTAATATAGGAATTTCATCTTCCGGTGGTGATAATCTATCATACAATCCAAATAAAAAGGAAATATGTGATAAAATTAGTAAATCACTAATTTTAACTTTTTCCAATATGACTAAAGAAGAAAAAATTATTAAATTTTCAAAACCAATGGAGAAAAATCCGAATTGGCAAAATGGAAAATCAAAGATTGTTTATTATTGCGAATGTGGAAGAACTAAAAAGCAAAATACCAATAAATGCATTAAATGTTTTGATAAATCTGGTGATAAAAATCCATTTTTTGGCAAGAAACACTCTAAAGAATCAATAGAAAAGATGTCAAAAAGTGCATTAACTAGAGGGTATAAAGGATCACAGAACACACCTGTAATAATAAATGAAATTGAATATTCATCATTAGGAGAGGCTTCAAATCAACTAAACATACCAATAACAACAATAAGATGGAGAATTTTAAGTAAAAATAAAAAATACAAGGAGTATAAATATAAATCTATATAGCAATTTCTATATCTGATGATAACTTTTTTATTCCATTCACATTCTTAATATAGAAATCGTCAATACTAAAGTCATAAAAATCTTTCTTTGATTTCAGTTCAATATATGGGCAATCATTAATCGGCGATCTACTTAATATCTCTAATGCTGCATCATAATGTCTATCATATATATGTAGGTTCTGAACAAAATGACAGAATTTGCCAACTTTATACCCCAGGTGTGAGGCAAACATCATTTGTAAAGAAACATATTGTATTTTATTTATATATCCCGCCATTATATAATCGTTAGACCTCTGATTTAAAGTTAGATCTAAAAGTAAGTCATCATTTTTTTTTCTAACACTCCAAATAGTCTCATAAGCACATGGATATAAACCTTTCGTTTCTCTTAGGTCATTTTCTTGATACAGATTTATGATATGTCTCCTAGAAAATGGATCATTTTTAAGATTTTTTAGGATATTATTAACAAAATCATATTTTCTGATAGTTGCACCATATCGTTGTCCGATTGTTTTATCACCAATGTCCCATTCATTCCACCAATTAATTCCCATATCCATAGCATCTTTTAAAGAGTTTGACTGCTTTTGATATATCCAAAGTATTTCCTTTATACCAGTTTTAATGGCAGTATTCCTCAATGTTGTTATTGGGAACTCTGCCTTGGAAATATCATATTCTTCAAAAACTTGTGTTATAAATTTACTATGTGCTGGTGTCCCATCTTTATATTTTGGTCGAGGATTAGAATCCAATGACCCCTCATTTATAATTTTTTTTAAATTTTCCTTATAGTAAAAATCTGCCTTATTCATATTAAATCATTTATTTTTTCGTTCCTAGCATCAGAGATAGATCTATTATAATTACATTTATGACAATGTTCTATTTTTTCTGAATAGAAATTGATTTTATTAAATTCATGTGAACATTTAATTTGTAAAAACATGGATTTATGATAATCATATATACTTTTCTTTTCAGATATTGAAAGATCAGACCACCAATCTTCTATATCCTTTGATAAAGATATGTTGTATTCCCTTGATTGATCCTCAGTTAGTGTTTGCATCATATTATTTTTTATATTTTTTCCACTTTGGATCAAACCAAAATGTTCTTTTATTTGAATCTTTCATAGAGTCACCTTTTTGATAATAAACCCAATCTATAAATGACTGTGAATCGGTATCAAATGGATTTTTCCAATCTCTTAGTTGGCCACCATTTAATTGATATGATTTTATAGGAATATCCTTACACAAATCAAGTATTTCTGGTCTATTTTTAATTATATCCCTAGCACTTTGAAATGGATTTTCATCTAAATAATAAAGAATAGTAGACCTAAGATAGTTTCCTATACCATTGAAATATTTTTGATTCAATAATGCTTCATAAATTGGTTTATTAAAATCTTTTTTATCTAAGTTGGATATGATATTTTTCTTAAAATTTTCAAAATCTTTCATCGGATCTGGTCCTCGTTTTGTTCCACTAAATGGTTTATTAATATTATACTTCGGACCCATATATCCACCATGTAATAATAAAGAGTGTCCAGTTTCATCATCGAGTCTTAAGCGAACATATTTGGTATCATTCCACTCATTTGTTTTAACATATTTCCAATTACCACTCATTCCCATAAAAACAAAAATATTAATAGGATCCCTATCTCTAAAAGATAAGTTAAGATTAAGTTCTTTCCCATTATTGGTAGAATGTATTACAAACTTAGAATTTAAATATTCATTTGGAATATTTCCCTTTTCAACATTGTAGATTTTAACATACCTGTTATTGCTATGTTGATTAATATATTCAGACATTATTTTACACTCAGGTAATTCTGGCATACTTACATTATTTTTACTACAGAGATTATATAATCTAATATATATTTTATATAAAATATATAAAAAGTTTATGAAAAGTAGAAGTGCATTTATTCAATATGTAAATGAGATAGAACTTTGTAAAAATAAAGTAGAATTAAAAATTACACTTTTGAAGATAAGAGAAGAAATTAAAAATAATAGATCATTTTCATTTTTTTTAATTAAAAATAAAAGTGTTTCACAGAAAGTTAAAAGTATTTATTTATATAATAATTCAATAAAAGAATCTGTTTTTAGAATATTAAATGATATTGATCATGATGTAATTTGTCAGTGTGGAGGACTGTGTAGATTTTTAGATAATAATAGAGGATATCAATCCTCATGTGGATCACATAGGTGTATATTTGTAAATAAAAAAAGGAATGAAAGTTCAAATAAAACATTTTTATTAAAATATGGAACACATCCTATGAAAACAGAAGCAACAAAAAATAAATTAAGAAAATCAATTATTGATAAATATAGTGTAGATAGTCCAATGAAGGTTGAAGAAGTTAAACAGAAAGTTAAAAAGACTAACCTTAAAAAATATGGAGTGGAACACGCAATACAATCTGATATAATAAAAGATAGAGTAAGGAAGGCAAATTTTGAAAAATATGGAGGACACCCAATGCAAAAAGAAGAAAACTTTCTAAATAATTTAAGGTCGAGAGTAAAATTTAAAAATTATACATTACCATCAGGTAAAATAATCAAAATTCAAGGATATGAAAATATAGCCTTGGATATTTTACTCTTGAAATATAAAGAAGATGATATTTTGTACACAGTCAAGGATATAAATAAGGTCACTGGGGTAATCTATTACATGGATGATAAAAATATCAGAAGAAGATACTACCCAGATTTTTATATAAAATCCATAAATAAGATTTATGAGGCTAAATCAATATGGACATATCAGTCTAAAATAGAAAAAAACAAGAAAAAAATGGAAGCCTGTCATAGAATGGGTATGTACTTTGAATTTATAATATGTGACTATAAAGGCAATAGGATTTTTTTATAATTAAATCTTTTTGTTTAGATTGCCTCTAGTATCGTATCTAAGTTATAATCTCTTAGGTTCATTTTCTGAATAGTAGCTTCAATTTTCTTGTGTTTTATTTTGTGTATTTTTATCACTTTGAAAACTGTATACATTGATCGATAGGTTCGTCCATATGTATCATTCATTAAAACTTTGAATACTCTTTGTCCGTTATTTATAAAATTTCTCATTTTACTAACACTTTCAAACTCTATTCCGACTTCGGCTTCCTCACCATCTTCATAGCTTCTGTATCTATCAGAAAAAGATAATTTTAGTTCTACTTGATTGTACATCATACTAATTCGCTTAATCTTTTGTCCCTTATTAATGATAACAATTTTGGATCATTATAGGGTACATTTTCTGTGTGAAAAATAATTTTTGTATTATACCTATCCTTTATTTCACATTCAAGATATATAGCATATTCTTTTTTATCTTTTAAATCACCAAATGAAATGAGTGATACTTTATTTGGAAGATTAAGAAATTCACTAAATTCATCATTACCAAGATAAGACGATTTAAAATTTTCAATTGTAATAAATAAATTAACGTATTCAGATATTAACGGAAGTTTATCATTCATTTCCGTGGAAAAGGTATCTGATTTTACTACACTATGAATCATATACCTTTCGAGACGATAACGCATTTGAATATAAAATCTTCTCCAAAATGAAGGAACTGATTTATCACGCTTTTTAAAAATATTCATATTATTTCGTTTATTTTATAATTTCTAACAAAAGGTATCAAAACCGGATTTTTATGAGGGAATTCAGTATCAATCGCCATGTATTTATTATACATACCATCAGCATAAAGGCAATATCCAAGCGATTCAAAATTTGATGATGGGAACGGGAATAATGGAACTACAAAAAATGTATTAGAAACAATTTTTGATTGATTATTACATATTTCTATAATATCCTCAATATTATCTGTTGATGATAGTAATTTAGAATTGTGTATATTACCTTTATTATCTGATATATCGTAAACCAAATACATTACTTAAAAATTTCATATGTATCTAATGGTTGTCTTGGTTCAGAACTTAAAAGTTCAAACCTTTTACAACATTCTAAAATATATTTAGAGTGATCAATGTTCTTTTCATTGGCGGTACCTAAAGTTAAGTGTAATCCAAAATAAGGATCTCTTGCCAAACCAAGAGCTTCTCTGATATCTTCTGCTTCAGGAGACCATACTCTCAACCACCAGTGTTGACCATTGGAACGAGGCATATTTTGGTAGTAGAAAGTAATTTCTTTACCATTGAAAACATTAGATGCTTCCATAAATAATTCTCTATCCATTCTATCAGAAATGAAGGTAACGTGAGTTCCTCTAAGTGGTTTATTTAAAATCAAGTTAAACCTTGTTTTTAAAAACCAAGCATAGTAATCCGCTATGTCGCAATTTGTTTTAATCATTGCGACACATTTCCAAGAGGATTGATTTTTGTGCTTTTTAGTCACATCCTGAGGAGTAAAGTCTAATATGCCTTTTATCTTAAATAACATAGTACAAAGATACGATTTTTAGAGGAAATAACCAAATTAATATATACACTATGAAAAAGCGTAAAAAATTGGATACCAAGTTGTTAATAGAGAAATTTATTAATGATTATTGCAAACAAAAAGGCTGGAATCCAAAAAGTTTGTCTCCCAGCCAATTAATAGAAATTGTTGAACAAAAGGAGTATAAAACTCCTAAAAATTATCTTTAAGATACAAATACCAAATCGTATTTCAAATGAGCCACCGGAATTGTTCCAAAATGGTCAATAAACTCAACCAAATCACTTCTGTTACCAACAAATTCATTTGTAGTTTCGCCTAAATCCCTAGCCCAGCAAGATGTACCATCCCAACGTAGTTCATCAATAATACGGCCTTGTTTTTTAAACATATCCATTATTAATAGCTTCTCATGGTTAATCCATGTTTGTGAAATATAAGCTTTTGTTCTTATACCATCCCTCAGAACGAATGCGTATAAGTCAGATGAATAATCAGCAAATTCACTTGGTTGTCCAGCAGAGCAAATACTCTTATCAATTGGTGAATCATCCCATCCATAGCCATCCCAATCACCCCATCCACAATATCCACCACTACTATACTTAACTGGATCTCTGGTTACTGGAAGCGATTCCCAATCTACTTTTTCAATAGACTTACAAAGTTTATAGAGGTGATCAATATCTTGTCTTTCCTTATGAGTATGCTCATCATAGTATCCAACAGAAATGTTTGTACATTCTGGAATAATACCCATAAATTGCGCCGAATCAGTTAAAACACCAGTATCATCGGGTCTCATTTGTAAAAGACCACTTGTATTTAACTGTGAACAAAGTTCTTTAGCAAATTCATCTGAACAGCAAACTCCGTAAAATTGTTCTGTAATAACCGAATTCGTACTTCGTCTATCAAACGAAACAACTTTTTTAATATTTTTTAGTTCTGCTGGCACATCACCGTCTTTTTCAAGCTCATCAGCTAAGTCAGAAGAACCTATACAACCAGTTTCTTCACCAATAAAAAAGTAATAAAGTCCAGGAATTTTCTTTTCTATCATATATAAAACAACAACCATACCCGCCTTATCATCAGCACCTAAAATGGTTGTTCCATCCGTCATTACATAACTACCACAAAATTTGTGAGTAACCTTTTCCATCTTACTACAAGATGTATCTAAGTGACAGGTAAACATTGTCGTGTAGTTATCACCAACAGAAAGATAATAGTTTCCGAACTTATCCATCTGAGTACCATCAGGCAGGAAAGATTCCAGAAACTTCTCAGTTCCATAGGGATATGTCATTCTCGTCAATTGTAAAAACTTCTTACGTATCTTCATTTCACACTATTATTTTTACAAATATAAAAATATTTTAATAAATAACCAAATTTTATATTTACTTAGAAACAAACAAATTAAAATAGAATATAAACTAAAAATAAACAATTATAATGAGAGTAACATATGTTATCGGATACCGTCACAGAATGGATAGAATAATCAATCTAAGGAAGGTATTGGAATGGCTGGCAAGCTTCAATAATGTTGATGTAATCATCGTAGAACAAGATAAATATTCCAAAATTTCACATCTAAATCTAAGAGCTACTCACGTATTTATAAAAAGTGATAAGCCTTACAATAGATCATGGGCATTTAATGTTGCCTTAAAAAGAAATAAAAATCCTGTAATTATTTTCGGAGACTGTGATATCGTTATGGATCCTCAAGAACTCGTTAATTCTATTAACGAATTAAATAACTTCGATGTGGTTAGTCCATATTCTTCTGTATTAGATTTAACTCCAGAGGAAACCAATTATCCATTTAATATGCTTCCACAAATACAAAGAGCTGGACGTGGTGAAAATGATAATCAAAAAATTAATCTTTGTGGTGGTATTGTTATTTTCAAAGCTGAATCAATTGTTAAAATTGGTGGATGGAATGAAGACTTCATTGGTTGGGGCGGCGAAGATGACTTTCAAACAATTAAAGTTAAGAAATTAGGGTTAACCTACAAAGAAATGCCATATAGATGTTATCATTTTTGGCATAATAGAGATGAGGCTGATATGTCCAACTATCAAAGAACTATGAATCTATTACAACAAATGTCAACATTAGACGCATCAAAGTTACAAATGCACGTTAATGCTACGGTTGGAAAAATTGGAACCCTAAACAAATATGCTTAATAAGCAATAAAAAAATAGTTTTTATAATGAAAAACAACTACACACACGTTGCTATTTTAATTGACAGATCTGGTTCAATGAATAGTATCAAATCTGATGTTATTGGTGGTTTTAACCAACTAATTGAGGATCAAAAAAATGTACCAGGTGATTTAACTGTTACTTTAGTTCAATTTGATGAGAATATGGGATTACAATTTGAAACAATTAATGATTTTTCCCCACTTAATGAGGTTAAGTTATTAAACGAATCTAACTATACCCCAAGAGGATCTACTCCCCTAAATGATTCATTAGCTAGGTTAATCAATGAGACAGGTGCTAGATTAGCAGCAAAAGATGAATCCGAAAGGCCAGAAAAAGTTCTTATTGTGTCTATTACTGATGGGCGTGAAAATGCTTCAAAAGAGCATACAAAACAAAGCGTTAAAACACTTATTGAACATCAAGAAAAGAATTACAATTGGAAGTTTATGTATATTGGTGCCAACCAAGATTCATTTGCAGAAGGATCATCTAGGGGTATCGGAGCTTCTTATAACTTTGCAGCAGATTCAAAAGGAACTAAGAAAATGAGTAAAGTATTCAGCGCTACATTAGCGTCTTATAGAAGTGCTGGTGTTTCTGCAAAAGAGTGTGATTTATCTCAAGTATTAGCTGAAGAGGCTAAAAAAGCTGACTTAGAAGAAGCAGCTGAAGATTCTAAAAAATAAAAAATAGTTGGAAGTATTGATGTGGAATATCTTTCTATATAAAGAATCATATAGTGGTGGAGTAATTCATTATTACTATGACATATTTAAAGTCGGTGGTTTATTATGCAACGAGTAAACAAGAGGATCCAGACACAAGTAAACAAGGAAAGTTTTTTGATTCAAATCTAATTGATATTTTACAAGGATATTTATCAGTATTGAGAAGAGTATCACCATCAAATAATAAAGAATACTTTCGTGTATTATCTTTGTACCGTGATATGCAAATTGATAGTATAAATAGCTAATTTTATTCCATACAAACTCTAAGTTTGTTATATTTAATTAATAATTTATATAGTCTTTCATATTCCACATCAATATTTTCAACTACCTTTTCAATCCATTGATCATTATTATAAAATTCAACAATCATTCCCTTTTTCAATTGTTCTTTTCCAGTTAAAAAATGATATCTTTTTTGCTCTAAGAATGAGAAGGATATTCCATTATATAAGTATGTTTTATTTGTAGTATTAGAATCGTAAATTGCTACACTTAATAGCTTCTCAGATCCATTATTTAGAATTTTCTTAGCTTGTTCTTCTCCTTTATATTTTGCTATAATAGAATCCTGATCAAACTCTTCCATTAGGAAAAAAGCGTCTTTTCTTAAAATATCGTTACCATCACCACAAACAGCTATAAAAGATCTTTCATAACTTCCTTCATAGTGACCAGTTACGGGTAATATTGTATATCCTTTAGAGTAAAGAATATTACACAACTTATCACATAAGAACTTATTATCTATTTGCGTATTTGATTCCTTCTCAGGTGAGACTATAATATATGATATATTCCTATCAGTTAAATTGAACATAAATTATATATTAAATTAATCAACTGACTTAATAATCAAACTCATCTTTTAATAGTGTATTGAATACTATTTCAACTGCTTCCTTGTGTTTTCTAGCACAAATAATACTATCATGAACAGTTATCAGTTTAATATTGGGATCTAACTCCATTATCGTCTTAATAATTCTATTAAAGATTAAGTTAGATTCGGCCCTTTGTAGATTATAAGACAACATTCTATAATCACCCATTTCTTTTTTATAAGATTTTATAAATGTATGAATAGTCGGAAACAATTTCTTAAATAGATTATCTGCATTATTTTTGTAATTACGTCCGAATAAAACCTTATAAACAACCTCTTTAATTTCCTTTCTACTCATTTGTGATCCACAATTATCAAGTAAATATTGATAGAATTTACCACTAGCAGTTAGTATCCTAAATAATTCCAACTCTTCATCTTTAACGATAAATATATCATTATCTTTAATGAGTTTATATAGAAACAGTGGTTGACTATTCGGTATATCTATTTCGCAAGTTTCTTCACCATCTATGAGTAGGCAATTTTTTCGAATAAATGATTTTAAGATGGTAAAGTTTGTATGCATCCTTCCATAATCATCAAAGTGATAAAATATGTGATTATCTTTAATGCATTCTACGCTATACTTATTTTTATTATAAATATCATTATCTTGATTTGTACTATCTAAGAAAAATATAGATTTTACATAATCTATATTAATTGAGAATAGATCATTAACTAATTTCTTTTTTACTTCAGTTAGTATGCCTTTTCCGTAATGAGGGCTATCAACAATTGAAATAGCATTTCGATATTTCTTTAATAAAACATTATCTTGATTCTTATACCGTTTTATCTCACCTTTTATAATCTTTTCGTTGAGCTTATATATTCGAGAATTTTTACCCTTTTGATGTTTTCTGACAAGAATAATGAATTCATTCTTGACTAGATAATCCATATAGTAATTGTATATGTGGCCATATTTTTCTTTCAAGATGGTAGCAGATAAATTAAATGAGTTATCTTTTTTAAAATAATATTTTAGTAATAAATTATGTACAATATCTATAATATAGGAGGTTTTTAATTCTACTCCGCCATATGATATTTTTTTTACTTTAGACAGTTCTTCAAGTGAGGCTGGTAAAAATTGCAAGCTATGTTTCTTTTTATCAATAGTTCTTAAATAGTCTTTCTCTTTAAATTCGACAACTTTATTCATAGAAATTATACTCATGAGTATATGTTTGTTTATGAAAAAACTTTATTTTTACCGATTAAAATATCCTAATAGGAGCAGATCTATTATTGCTAGACGGCCTATTGTTATTGTTAGCTGGCCTATTGTTAGCTGGCCTATTGTTATTGTTAGCTGGCCTATAAGTATTAAGATTAACTACTCTTGGTGTATTAACTCTTCGATTATTATTACTACTATATTGTGCTCTGTAATATGTATAGACAGGACGATATGAGAGGTATGGATTATACCAATTATGATGATACAAATTATTATAATTTAAATATCTCCAATTGTAAGTATATCCAAAAGTAATATATCCTCGATTAGTATATCTATTCTGATAATACCAGTCATCATAGTCAAGTAGTCTGAATCTATAATCATACATCTGATGTCTTAAACGTATATCTTCAATTGTATAGTTATTTGTAGTCTGCTGAACATATCTATTCAATTGTGGAGAATAGTACATATCATCAGGTGTTTGTCCAGTTTTATAAATTGTGCAAGATGTAAGACTAAAAATTGTAATTAAAACTAATGTTAGCTTACTTAGTAGGTTGAATGTTATTTTTTTCATCTGATATAACTGATTTTTTGGAGCCTTTTTTGCCTTTTTTCTGTTCACCACCAGATTCTATTTCATCCCATACACTAGGGTAAACTTGACCCTCACCGTCTTTATCATATTTAATATCAAACCATTGTGAGAAGTCAACTAATCCTTTTTTAACAAATTCGGTTTCACTTTTTTTGTTAAGATACTCATCAATTTTCTTACTAATAAAATCAACAAATCTATTAAAAATGTTAATTGTATTTTCTGTAAATACCCCTATTGGTTTTTTTCGTTTCTTATTAAATGATCCTAGAATCACTTTTAAAATATATTCTAATTTTCTATTTTCTTCAATATACTCTTTTGTTAATTTATTGTCTATTAATTCAGTATTAATTCTAAATTTATCCTTATCAAAAAATTCTGGAACTACAAAATCAAAATTTAATAAGTCTTCTTTTACTTCAGATACATACATATTATATAATTTACACATTAGGTAAATATAAACTTCTTCTCTTCTGCCACCTTTTAATTTAATTGAATTAAAATCAATAGATTGGCAGAAATTAAGAAAATTCACTAATATAAGACTATAAACTTCTACAAATTCTGTAGAATTGGAACTACTAATTCTTTTATATAAGGGATTTAATAATTCAAATGATACATCTTTACCATTGACACGAATAATAAGTTTTTCAATGTTTTTTTGAAAATCATCATTCATTAAAAAAGAATTATTTATTTGTGGGTTTAAAATCTTATAGAAGAAAAATGTAAATGATTTATCTCCAAAAACATATTCCAAATCTGAATCTGAGGTGTTTAAAAAATACTTAATTGCCTCAGCTGCTTTTTCACTTAATTTACCTTTAAATACAACAGGTATAGAATCCACATCAAATAAACGAGCATATTCCTCTATTTCATCAATAGTATAGGTGAATTTGCTTCCTTTGGCAATGGATACCAATACCAAATTATTTTTCGGAACTCTATTATATTCAATATTAGCTGGCTGGTTATCTGCAAAATATTCAAAGCAAAACCACCATCCTCTATTTAGTAATCCTTTAACCCTATTATCAAGTGAATTAAAATAGTTAATTGCGTGATTATAATAGTTTTGCATAGCTAAATCTATCATGTTAATAGGATCAGAAGATAGTGATTTTGATTTTATTATAAACTCTCTTCCATTCCAGTTAACGTAGATTTTGCTTCCTTGAACATCTTCAAATATGACTATTTCGTTATCAAATAATTCATTGAGTAATTGTTCATCCGTCATTTCGTTTAATGTTATTAACTTTGACATATTAAGTTATATATTAAAATTTTACTACTTGTTTATTTTAATATATAATTTATGAATAAAATCAAAAAGTACGACGAATTATCCTCAGATATTGAGAATAAAGACTTAGATCCAGAAATACAAAAACTTAAAGGTGAGTATCAAATCGAAGAAATCTTAGATATATTTACCGACCCGAAAGATATACCTGTTACTGAAGGTGCTATTGGCATAAATACGGATTTATCAGTCAAAGAGGTTAAAAGAGGTGATTATATTTGGATAACAGCTTTACTTAGAAAGCAAGGGCATAGCTTTACATCACCTGCCGTACAAGGTGTTATTAAATTAAGAGTTGTTGATATATTCTATGGATTGCAATACCTAAATAAAGTTATAAATAAATGAAATATTTAAAAATATTTGAAAAATTTAATACATTTTATTATAAGCTAACGCAGAATGAGTTTGATGAAATGATACAGAGTCCTGATATATACACATTTACTCAACGTGATATGTCAGTAATATCTGATTTTGCAAAAAGAAAAAAATATATCTATCAAACTAATAGTGTTGATATAATAAAGTTTGACTCCAGAGAATGGTCATTATCTGATGATTGGGACTTAGATAAGTGGATATCATCATCCGAAATTAGAATACACGAAGAAAACAATATTACAACATATAAAGCTAATCAAGATATTTCTAAGGGAACTCATTACTGTGGGACAATAGGACAAAAGGAAGAATATCTTAAAGTAGAAAACTTCACAATTAGACTTAAAAAGTATATGATTAAATATCCAAATAGTAGATTTGGGGGATCGTTACCACTACCACAAAAGCATATGCTAAACATAGATATAATGAAATGTAGTGATGAGTGGTTTTTAGTTGTATTTGACAATAATATTATGTATAAATGTGATCAATTAGATGGGCTAATAGAATTCATGTCGAATATAAATACATTGGAAGCATTTAGAGATGAATACCATTCTCTATATGATATAGAAAAAAATAGAGAGGAATATTGGAATGGATATCTTAAGAAATTAAAAGCTGATCAGGATGAACTACAAAAAGAGATGGAAGAGGATCCACACTATTTTACAATGATTAGCCAGGATGAGGTAGATGAACTTTATGATAACTTGGTCAGCTTCAAAGATGATGAGATTGAAAAAATAAAAGAATTATTTAGCGATAAATATTTAGTATATAAAAAGACATGGAAAAAATATGACTCTGATAATACCGAAATCTTTATAGAGGCAATTAGACCAAATTGCATAATTAGAATTTGGAAATTAGAAGATGAATGGTATATAGTTTCAACAAGTGATGCAAACGATAGAGGAAGAGTGAATGATAAATGTGATCAATTTGATGGACTAAAGAGATTATTAAATAAAATATTAATAAAATGATACGTATTAAATTATTTGAAGAATTAAATAAAAGTAAGCCTAAGGTAATTATTTTTCAAGGATCGCCAAGGGATAAAGATACTTGTCCAAATATGGACAGTAAAACACATACAATAGTTGAATACATCATTGAAAAATATTCTGATGTATATGATTTTGATATAATTGATTTATCAGTAAACCAGTCTAAAAAGTCAATCATACAACCATGTAAAGGATGTGTATCAACTGCTGGGGGATATCATTGTATTGCAAAAGGTGAAAGAGTAGAAACAAAGTATGGATTTAAGAAAATTGAAGATATTCAAATTGGAGATGAACTATCTACTGGAGTAGTTGAAAATGCTTGGATGTCAGGAAAAGACTCTGATGTATTTGAAGTGATAGTTTCGGATGGTAGAAAAATAAAACTTACCGACAATCACCCAATAAAAATAATAAATCCAATATATAAAAATGGTAATAAGAGAAAATTAATTGGATATGAAGAAAAGTGGAAAAATGTAAAAGATATCAAAATTGGTGATAGACTTCCATTTAATTTTAATGAAAATTTTATTAACGATGATAATAACATTAATGTTTATCATATTGCTGGTATGATATGGGGAGATGGATCATATAAGAGTGGAAAATTAAGATTGTGTTATGATATAAGAGATGAAAAACTTTTTAATTTTATATCATCTAATTTTGAAATTTCAGTTTCACAAGGTCCAATATCAAAAAATACTACTACCAACTGGATATCTTTTAAAGATAGAAATATAAACATCTCGCTAAACACTTTAATTAAATCAGAAAAGATTAAAAATATTCACAGTAGAAGAATACCAGATATAATAATGAATTCTTCTAAAATACAAATATCTAAATTTTTAAATGGATGGTTTGCTACTGATGGATCTGTTATATTAAGAAATAATAATGGAAATAAATATTATGAGATAAATTTAACAAGTGTTAGTAAAGATTCTCTAAGAGATTGTCAAATGTTATTATCAAAGTTTGGAATAAAATCATCAATATCATATCTAGATCATATAGAAACTTTTAGATTTAATAAATTTATTAAAAGGTCTTCTATGTTGATTATAAGCGGTAAAAATGCCAATATATTCATGCGAGAAATCGGTATAATTAACAAAGACTACAAATTTGAATATATTAAATATAGAAATTCTAAAAAGCATACATCCTTCGGAAAAATTGAAAGCATAGAAAGCATTGAAACATCGGATGTCTATGATATATCTGTTAGTGATTCTCACAAATTTATATGTGAAGGTATTGAGGTACATAATTGTCATTGGTACTGCACATGTTATAAAAAGAATGATGAAAAAAAGCCAGACTTTATGTATGACGGAGACATATATACCAAGCTTGAAAAGTGTGATGCTTTTTTAGTATTTAGTCCAATACATTGGTACTCTGTTAGTAGTCAAGTAAAAGCTTTATTTGATAGATTAGTTTGTGCTAGTCAAACATTACACTATGATGACGCTATTAAAGTATTGGGAAAAGGAAATTTGAAAAATTCAGAAATAACCGGTAAATTTGCACAATCCGGTGAATATAACGATTTGTTAAAGAATCACTTAGAGGGTAAAGTAGCAGGATTTTATGTACATGGTGATGATGGAGCAAACGATTATGATGATAAAGAATTGCCAGAATCATTTAAAGACGAAAAATTCACACCTAAGCAAGCAATAACGCCGATAGTAAATCAATGTAGATACTCTGGTATAAACGTCCCTAATGACCTTATAGAGGCATTCTATATAAATAAAGATAAGGATTATTATACAGCAAATTTAGATTTAGAAAATCTATCAAAACCATTTGATAATGCTGATAGATTATTAAAAAATTTAAAGAAATACATATGAAATATTTAAAAAGAATACAAGATAATGAAATATTTAAAAACATTTGAATCAAAAAAATCAGGTCCTAATTTCAAAAAAATTATAATTGATGATTTTGTTATATATCAAGGAAAAGATGCTGAGGCAAATGATTATGTTACATTAGAAGTAGCAAATGATAATGATATGTGGTTTCATGCAAAAGGTGTTCCCGGTAGTCACGTCGTAATGAAAATAAAAGACAAACTACCAACACAAGAGACAATTAAAAAGGTGGCTTTAATAGCTGCTAAGAATTGTAAATCAAAAGATAATAGTATTAAAGTACTTTATTGTAAGAAAAAATTCGTTAAAAAAGAAAAAGGAATGAATCCCGGACAAGTTAAAGTAGATTATAATAACGCTGATGAAATAATCATTGAAAAAAAATAATATATACCTATATGACAGGAGTTTATTTAACAAAAGGAGCAAGTGATATCTTTGACTCTATGGAAAAATAATCATTGAAAAAAAATAATATATACCTATATGACAGGAGTTTATTTAACAAAAGGAGCAAGTGATATCTTTGACTCTATGGAAAAATTAGGAATAAAAAAAGTCAATAGGCTTATTAATGATCTGAAAGCTATTAATTCAAATGCACCTAACTATACAGAAAAAATTACTATTGGTAAGGATAGTCTTACTATGAAGGTACTTGAAGAGGTTTTAGGATATACTAAATACAACAAGAAAGAGTTTGAGGAATTTTTAAAGGTTTTTAAAAACATATCAAATAAAAACATGGGAAGCGGCAAAAAACAAATTGATAAAGAGAGTATCCAAATTAAATTTACGGATGACTTCGCAATGATGTTAGATAAAATAGATGATCAAATTTGTTGGGCACTGCTTGACATTGAGCAAAATCCCGAAATAAAAAATAAATTTGGCATTGAGAAATTAGATGTTTCTGATACAGATTTCAGCTTTGATGTTTACTACCCAAATGGAAGAAGAGGATTAATTAAAATAGCGGAATTCATAAGAACATTTTTTGGAAATAAATTTGACAAAGGAACAATATATAACTTTGTAAGGGATTATAATAAAATTAAAAATAGGGCACTCAATAAATCTGATGATGAGATTCAAGTGCCTGAATTCAAATTCAATCCTAAAGATGTTAGATCCACTTTTATATCATTAACAACCGAAACATATCCACATGGTCATGAAGAAGGTGTTTACAAATATTTACCAGAGGGATTACAAACTGATAAATATGGTAATCTTTACCACATAATTGGCAAATCCGATACTATGTTTACATCACACTTAGATACAGCATCAAGAGATAAAAGTGATATTATATTAGTAGCACAGTCAAAAAATGGACAAGATTACATAATGAGTGATGGTACAACTATTTTAGGAGCAGATGATAAAGCTGGGGTTGCAGTAATGATGTATATGATGGCTCATAATGTTCCCGGAGTTTATTATTTCTTCTTAGGTGAAGAAAGAGGTGGAATTGGATCTGGTAAAGTGGCCGATGATTTTAGATCCTTTGAATTTCTTAAAGAAATTAAGAAAGTAATTTCATTTGATAGAAGAAACTATTTTTCTGTTATTACAGAGCAAATGGGAATGAGATGCTGCTCAAATGAGTTTGCTGAATCACTTTGTAAAGAATTAAATAAAAGTGGTTTAAAATTGAACCTAGATCCTACAGGTGTATTTACTGATTCCTATAATTTTGTTGATTATGTTCCAGAGTGTACTAATGTATCTGTTGGATATTTTAATGAACATACACACGATGAGATTCAGAATATGACTTATTTAGAAAGATTAGCCAAAGCTTGTGTATCCGCTGATTGGAATAAACTTACTATAAAGAGAAAAATTGGATTTGATTCTGAAGTATTGGAAAAATGGTCTGACTTAATAAGGGATCTAAAAGAGTCGATATTTTTCAATGATTCTACTATTAAAGGAGTAGAAGGTAAAGTGGTTGTTTCAATTGAATTTGATGATGTCTCTTTAAGAAATGCTTATGATGATTTATCACAAATTGAAACAATTTTATTAATGCATAGATGTAATCCTGATATAAAATTTGATGGTAACATTTTAAAAATACAAATTGGATAATATGAAACTTAAAAAATACTTTGAAATTAACGAAAGAGAAGGGTTTGATGATATAGATCAACCATTAGATGACTATCCTGAAATTCCTGAACTTGAGGAAGTTGAAGAAATAGCTCAGGATGATATCATTGAAAACTTACTATCTACACTTAGAAAAATGATAAAAAATTCTGGATTTGAGAATTATTATGTATTTACTGATGATGAAGGCAGCATTAATGTTCAATTTGTTTTAAATAAAACAGAAAAAATAGGTAGTGTTATGAAAATTATGAATCTACTTAAGAAGCTAGAAACTGATATCCTAATACAATACGAATCTGAGTTCGATTTATGGGAAGTCAAAAGTGGTGAACCTTTAATAACAGCTAAATTCTTCTATGATGAAGATGTGGCGGCACCTACTTCATTAAATGATATTGAAGGCGAAGTTCCATTTTAAAAAAAATTTAGATAATGAAACATATTAAAAAATTTAACGAAAGATTTTTTGAAAGAACTATTAAAAAAGTATCTCATACTGCACAGAGAATAGTTCTTCCAACATTTACCTCGAAGGAATGTGAGGATCTTGGGTATAAAATTGGATTTGAGTTAGAAAAAGATAGGTATGCCTTTTCAAGAAAAGATATTAAATTAGGAGATGAAGTGTTCTATCTTGGACATGATGGTGTTGGTGGATGGTGGTATGGAAACAAAACGATAGCTGACCAAGAATTAGTTGATAAGGCCGAAAATTTACAATTTTATAAGAAAGTTGGTGTAGTTGTAGATTAAATTATCCATTTCGGAGGTTGTATAATTGATTGTGTATTAAACAGTCGTTTATGCTTGTAAAATTTTTCAATTTTTAGTAAGAATTCATTCAGCTCCTCATATGTATCTAATATAAAATATCTGCTGCTATCTTTATTTGGACTACCAAAGTCCTCAAAATCAACTGAAACTAAATAATACTCATCATATTGTTTATCTATTGATATTCTATAAAAATAATCACCATTCCTTTTATAAAACTCTAATTGAATATCAGAATTTCTTGTTAGGTAGAAAAGGTCCCATTCATTGATATCTGCGAATTTCTTTACTAGGTCTAATTCCCTTTTATTAAGTTCTTCTGGTTTATCAATTTTGTTATATTCATCGATTTTTATTTCTCTAAAATTTTCAAATAATTTAAGATATTTCATAATTAATTATATATATTAAATATGAAATATTATTGTGATACTAAAAGACATCTAATTTGCATTCCATACTCCATTGAAAACTTACATAAAATGGCAGATAATCTTAATATTAAAAGATGTTGGTTTCATAAAACACATTATGATATACCCAAAAGGAGAATAGACGAAATAACTAATAAGTGTTTGGTAGTAAGTACCATAGATATTGTTAGGATAATTCGTGGAATTGTCATATCTTTGTAGTATGAATTATAATTTTCTCTATTCGAATTCATTTGAAAGGAAGTTTAATAGAAAACCTAAAGAGTGGACTATTGAACAAATTCATGCACTTTATGAAAAAGCCAAGGAAAGATCAAATAAAAGATGGAAATCTAGATCTGAATTTATCAAGAAAATAGTTGGTAAGATTCCAAAAAATAGTAAAGATGAATATGTTATCTATTATTATCATCCTAAAGATAATAATAATATTTATTGTTATACTTTTAAATATAACTCTGAATATAGATCACATAGTATCGGACAGGGCAGAGTCGAATTTTCAAAAGATATAGTTGCTGGCCGTCAGGAAAAGCTTGACTTTATTCTTTCACATGATGAATCATTTGAACTAGGTCAAGAATATTATAAACTTGATAAAATGTGTTCTTATTTAGAACATAGAGTTATGAAAATTTTATGGATGTTAATAGAGGATAAACTGAGAGCTCACTTTAAGAAAACAGATACACTACCAAAAAGTGTATTTATAATTGATATTGGAACCAAAAAATACTATGTTAAGGTCGACGACCAGCATAGATTTGGATATATGACATTTCACTTAGGTGGAGAATATACTGATGAGATTATTAAAATTGACTAAATGGACTTAATCTATAAAATATACTCGGTTTTCTTATATGATCATCAGTTAAATCATGATTATCTCATTTTGTATAATTATGGTGATTACGATTTGCAGCGGGGGCTTGGATATGATATTGGATATTCGCTTAATAAAATTCACAATTTAGATAAATATTCTCCAAGTTTTAATGATGAATCTATTATAGAGATGCAAAATGCGGCAATAAGAGGTAATAAAATGTTTGTTAAGAATGATGGGTTCTTAACCTTAGTCAAAGGTGGAACCTCACCACGACCACGATATAATATCTATGATGTATACTGGAATGAAACAAAGTCCAATATTAATATTCATGAATATGAAGTTGCTGCTATTTGGAATGTTGGTAAGGATTCTTGCTCAGTCTATAGAATATGGGAAGAAAAAGATGAGAGAGAAAGAATAATAAGAAATAATAAGTTAAATTTACTATTAACAATTTAATATAAAAATATGGGTTTTCACTATTGAAATTTAAACTTTTTTTGAGTTTTCAAATATTATATATATCTTTGTAAAGAAACAGGAAGGGTCTCTGGTCAGTCTGAAAAAGATAGGACGCACTTCTGGTCAGTTTCTTTAAATTATGGGGGTGAATTGGAATAGATTCGCATCGTAATGGTAGTTAAGCAAGCATCGGCTGAGTTATCCGATTAATAAATTGACATCAACGCTTTAAACGGCAAAACAAACGAAGTAGCAAGCAAAGAAGATTTAGTATTTGCTCTACGCAACAACTTACTCACTGTGAATGAGTTTGAAGTAGCTTAATTGATACTTTCATAAAAATGTCACCTGAATCACAACAGTAAATAGTGATAGTTTTTTGTTAAATTCTTTGTGAACATAAAAATTAACTATTTTGATAATTTAGAAAAATTATCTAAGCTTGTGAATGATTAGTTATTATTAACTGAAGAAGACGGGAGAGTCGGAGCTCCCCACCTCCACAAAAAACCAACAAGGTAGGATAAAAAGCTGGACAGCCTTGAAAAAATAGGTAGGTGTTTTCTCTGGTCAGCCGAGTTGGTTTCTTTTTAATAACCTCAGCGGAATTGGACTGCTGTTTATTTCTTTTTATGATTAAAATATACATCTACACTAAAGAGCTCAAATTTTGTTAAGTTTAAAACTTAACAAAATATATGAGAAAAAACAAACACTTTGAAAAAGAGAAGGAATTCATTCGCCTTCAGAAGCAACTTGCTAAAAATTGGGAAACACAAAGGAGTTTAGGTTGGTCTGAACTTACTGAGCCCAAATTTATTGGATACAATGCTTATCTTGAACCAAGACAAGATATACAAAATCGTGATGATGCTTGGGTATTCTGGTATATCTGCCAAAACTTCGGAACAAAAACATTTGCTAAAAAAATTGAACTTTTTGATTGGGAAAGGAAAGGTAAATCTATATACAAAACAATGATTTATCATATGCCTCGCATACATGGAATTAATGAATGGACTTATCTTAATCTTCCTCCACAAATAAAAAAATGGTTTACTGATGAGATTCCATTCCATGTACATGGATGGAACAGACATTCAAAATCTTACTATTGTAAAATACCAAATTTTTACTTTGATATCAAATATGAAAAAGAGTATAAAACTAAAGTAAAAATTTACAGCACTATTCTCGAACAAGAAGAAGCTGAAATTGAATACATTCTTGATACTAAGTTTTACCATGAATGTAAAAATTACAGAAGACATAGAAAAGCGCCCAAACATTTCAGAAAATTTTTAAATAGATCACAAAGAGCTAAGTCTAAACAAACTCTTTTTAATATAATGGATGGAAAAGACTGTGAATTTGAGGATAATTACAGTGGGGCAGATTGGTTATGGGATTAAAAAATTTTTAACTATGAAAATAGTTTGCATAAGTAAAAAATTACCGGGTAGAACAAAAGAAGAGTATCTATATCTAGCCATAGGTAAAATATACGACTGCCTAAATAAATCAATTTAAAGATGATCCAATGATTAAAATAAAAGATGATAATGGAGAAGTTGTCTACTATCATAAAAAATGTTTTGAAACATTGGAAATCAATAGATATGAAAAACTTAATGAGTTAGGGATTTAATTAGTATCTTTGTAATATGTTAAAAGTAGGTGATATATATTATCTTTCTGACCAGTTTGGCCCTAAATTTGTCAAAATTATTATGATTGGTGATATCCATGAAAAAAATGATAATTGGGTCTACTTTTATAAATCTACTTGGCTTAATAATATTGTTAAAGTTAGTTATCCTGAAAATGGTCTTGGAAACCTTGGTTGTGATAAATCACAAGTAAAAAAATGGCATTTTGAAAAACTACTTGATAGGTTTACTTATACTTCAAGCTTTAAAGGATGTATTAAAATTAATGGTGAAATAGTTCAAGCAATTAAAGATAATAGAGAGTCAGACATAATTAAATTAATTAAGAATGACCCAAATATATATCCATATATGGAAGTGATTCGTGGTGATAGATGTTTACTTCAACATGACGAAAAATTAGTCGATTTTGATAAATGTGATATAATCACTTGTAAAAAAATTTCAAAACAAGACTTCAGAAATATAAAATTAAATAAGATATTAGAATAATTCTTCTTCTAATTGTTTTATTTCATCTAATACCGCTTTTAATTCTTCCTTTCTATTCATCATTATCTTCTTATTCTTTTTCCTATCATCATAAACATCCTTCAACATTTTTATTGTTGGGGATTCTCTTTTTAAGAAAACAGCGTTATTAGCACAAATAACATGATTAATTGGGTCTATAGGAAGTCCATTATCACAATATTCCGGATTCTTATCATCTTTTATTCCAATAAAATTTTCAGGTGCAATATAGAACTGCCGTTGTGTTGTTGGATAAAGACTAGCGAAGTCATAAATTGCACACCATTGATTCATACCAACAATTGGATCTTTAACCCATCCACCAGCAATACCATGACCGCCATTACTAGATTCATCCTTTTCAGGTCTAAATAGGACTATGTTATCTTGTTCTCTAAATCTATTTCTTAAAACTCCCTCTGTAATAGCAAGTGATCCTAAAGCATTATTCATTTGAGAAATAACATCAACAATTTTAATCTTTGCTAATGAAGAAATCGCATATATAATTGAGATATAGTTTCGGGCTTCATGTATTTTTTGAACAAGAACAGAGTCAACTGCATTATAATACATAAATGTCTCAAAATCCTCTTCATATAGTTTTTGTAATGATCCAGTATATTTAATCTTCTCAACACCAACCAACTTATTAGAAACAAAGTCTAATGATGATGATTCTTTTACCTTAATTGAAGTATCACATATTTCATAAAGTTGCATGTAATCAAATATCATTCTATGTGCAGGAATTTCCTCTGTAGAATTCCAAACCTTATTTAGCCTCTTTGTTGGAGAAGAAACCGCTGGATTTATGGAATATTCTTTACCATTAAAATTCTTCTTAAGCTTTTTACTTCTATTAACCAAGTAAACCCAGTCATAATTAATAAAGTTCCAACCAGTAATGATCGGCATCTTAATTGTCATTTTATTGAAGAATGCATATAACATATCAAATTCATCATCATATTTGATGTATTTAAATTTATAATCAGAATTAAATTTCTCAAAATACTTATTCGTATTAGTTCTAATTCTTTCCTGCATATCCTCCGGCATATCTCTTAGACCCAATAAAATAATTTTATCCTCATAAACGATTGATATAGATAAAACTCTAGTAGGAGCTGTTTCAGCATCAGGAAATCCATCCACGATTTCGGTTTCAATATCGACAAAGTATATACCAGGTAGATTATATTCAAATATTTCTTCTTTTTCTGAATCTGGAAGTTGGTCTAAAAATTCATAAATGGCATATCTATCCGGGTGTGTTACTTCAATTAGTTTAACATGCTTACCATCCCATGATTTATATAGTGGGTGCGCATCCTTATCATTTTCATCACAAACAACATATTTTTGTGGATTATCCCACTCATAATATTTAAGCTTGATATCACCTGATTTATCTACATAACTAACAACCAATCTTTTAGTATTGGTTAAATATTGAGTATCGACTAACATTCTACTATTTTATTTATTTTTATATCTCTCATTTCTTCTTTTGTGTAAAAATAATCATATAGGTATGGTCTGATTGTTCCCCCTCTGGTATCATCAAATGGTATAATATTTTGGTTATCTTTACTATATTCTTTATCAGATACAAAGTGATTTAATCCTTGAAAGTTGCTCCAATAGAAATACATTTCTCCTTCTATATAATCAAATCCAAGTGCTCTAAAGCTTTTTTTACACATTAATTTTTCCATAATTAGAAACTTACATCATAATATTCGAATTCTTTACCCTTTGAATTCACAAATAATAATTCATCTCTTTTAACTAAATTAAATTCAAAATATTTACTTGTTCTGAAGAGAGATCTGATAAATGGTATATCTTCACTATCAGTATTAATTCTATCGGAATCAACCATTAAGCAAAGAACCTTTTTATCATCCTCTGTGCTATAGTTAACAATTTCATCTTGTGAATCTCTATCTACACCTTTTTTAGAATAGCATATAAATTTTGTTTCAAGTTCCTCACCAGATGGAATATGTTTAATTTTGATAACATCATCTGGCATGCAAGATTTATCCTCATTATTTAGATAAACTCTTATCCAAAAGAATACCTTTTGTTTTTCTGCAATTTTTGTTCTTGGTTTAAAATCACCCTTAGAAAAATCAATCTTTTCTACATCAATTGATTTAATTTCCTCGACTAAGGTATCTTGATATCCTTGTGATTTTTTATTGTCTAATATTTCTTTTCTACTTGGAAAAATGTCATCCATATTTATTAATAATTTTTAATTTATATGGATTATATATGTTATTGTTTAAATTGGCTATAATTAGATAGATAATAGTAAAATATGTAAGCTTCTTTCATATTTGAATTTATAATTCTTTGTATTAATCTTTCACAAGTCCCTGCTATTGAATAAGCAATTTGTTTTGCTTTTTCTGGATCTATGTCTTTATGATTTTCTACTACCTTGCCTATTATTGTATTCAAGTCATCTCCTCTATAAATATTTGATAAATACTTTCCATTAATTATAGGATTAAGTGAGAAGTATTTTACCTCATCTTTATAATTTACAACCTCAGGCCACCCAATTCTATTTTTTAAAAGTTCAAATACCTGATCAAATTCTGATTCTATCAGTTTTCTATATTCTTCCATAATTTTATCATGATCACCATTAAATTTCTCATATAGCTCATTATTAGTTCTATAAAAGTCATTTAGTCTAAGTAAATCATTTGCCTCATTGAGCTCTGTAATTTTCAAATCAATATATTTCTTATCAACACCCTCTATGGAATTTAATTTTTCCATAAATTCCTTATACCTAACATTTCTATAAACATTTTGATAGTAGTTACGTTTTGATTCTACATCAAAATGTTCTGACAATTTGAATCCAAATACTTTAGAATCTATTTCTGGTGATGCAAAGTAGGATGACTTATAGATTTTCTTATAATCTTCTTCTGATTCTTCTAAAATAGTATAAACAAAGACAGCTTTGCTTTTTAAATAATATAATCCGTTATGTTCAAATAGTAATTCCTTTAAGTAATAATTTCCAGTGAGCTCATCAGCCTCATATACTTCTCGATATTTACTATCATCTGGATACCAATCTCTATTTTTACCATTGTCATCCATAAAAACTTCAATAGCATCTCTTGAGTCTAAATAGTCATTAATAGCTTTTGATTTAACTGCATTATCTGCATATAAATGTGAGTCATAATAATCACTCCAAACAGTCATATGTTCAGGCAAATAGCTACGTAATTTCTCAGACCAAACACATTCATCTTCTGGCCATGACTCATCTATATATTCACAATATCTTTGATCTTGCCTATCGGCACTACCATCAGTTTCTTGTAAATAAAATAATTTTTTTCTATCTACGTTATTAGGTTCATAATTATATAATTTTTGTTCACCAGCATGAAAGTAAACAAACGAATCCATGTAAGGATATTCACCATAGTCTGATGTTGGTCCCAATTTAATTTCAAATCTACCCCTACTTGTAAAAAAAACAACATTTTTATCTTTGAATTTCTCCTTTACCCATGACTGTAACAATCCAGTATCCGAATCGTTTGTATAGTAAACCCTATCCAAATAAATCGAATTATCTGTTGTTTCCCATAATAAGGCTCTTGATAGAAGTTTATTTTTTTCATCTACTTGTATTACTAATTTACAAACATCTGGATTTTTAACGTAGATATTAAGATAACCCTGAGCCTCTTCATATCTCATACAAGATTTTCCTAAACTTCCCTTACCCCTTCTAGTGTCTATACAATATCTCTCATCAAAGTACCAATATCTAATATCCTCACCACTAACTATTCTTATTGAATCCTCTTGTGTATTAATTTTATCATAAGCCGCTTTAAATCCATTAACAAAATTCTCCATTTCTTTATCCGTTTTACTAATTCCATTATCATTTAATATTGAACGACATATTCTACCAATAGAAGTTGTGTTAGCTTTACTTAAAAATAAAGCTGGTAAATTTATAGATTTTAGTTTTGTAGTTGCCTGATTATCAGGTATAAATGAAACAGTATCATTTTTATCTGTTGTCTTAAGTATATTATAGTTGGTCTTAATATCTTTATCAATTAATGATAGTAAATCTTTAGCTGTTGGATCACTCATGGATGATAAAACAGTCTTAAATTCATCAGATGTATGTAAAATAGACTCTAACAAAAAATCACTATATGTCTTTAATTTCACTTTTAAGTTGTATGGTTTTAATATATATATTAAAATTTAACAGTGAATATGATATCCAAATTTCTAGAATTTAAAGACGAGTCTGCACAAGCTCAACCAGAAGAGTTTAAGCCTATTAAGTCTTTTTATCTAAAAGATGAATTAAATTCTAAAATATGGACTGATTTTGAGATTAATGATGAGGTTAGAGAAAAATTATCACAAATCGCCAATGATTATATAGAGCATATGGATATTGGTGATATAGAAATTAAGGATATTATATTAACCGGATCATTAGCAAATTACAACTGGAGTGAATATTCCGACTTTGATTTGCATGTGCTTTTTGACTTTACTCAAATAAATGATGATATTGAATTAGTTGGTAAGTATTTAGCAGCCGCTGGCAAATTATGGAATGAGGAACATGACATTTTAATTTTAGGATATGAAGTAGAGTTATATTCACAAGATACAAGTGAGGAACATATATCAAGTGGTCAATTTTCAATATTGAATAATAAATGGATTAAAAAGCCAACTAAAGAAGACTTTGAACCAGATGAAGATTTAATAAAGAAAAAAGCTGGTATGATAATGGATCGAATTGATGATTTAGAAATAGATTATGAAAATCACTTTTCATATAGTGTGCTTTCTGAAAAAATTAAAAAGGTGTGGAAAAAGGTTAAAGATAATAGGCAAAAAGGATTAGATAAAGAAGGGGAATTTTCTATTGAAAATTTGGTATTTAAGTTAATGAGAAGAAATGGATATATTAAAAAATTAATAGACTTGAGAAATAAAGTCTATGATAAACAATTTAAATAATTATGGCAAGCATAAGAATCGCAGAAATAGAAGAAGTTTTTAAAGAAATATTTGATGAAGAAGAAGGAAAGGTAAGCTCAGTAGAAACTGTTTATGAAGAGTCTGACAATGAGGATTATTATAAGCTCGTTGTATCTATACATAATCTTTCTATAAAAGAAACTCTTATTATACATACAAAATTTATCTTTAAAACAGACAAACATAAACATTTTGTTACAGATGAATCTTTTATTTATCTATATGATATTAATTGTGTTTATCATAAAGTAGATTTTGAAAATATTGTTGATTTGAAAGATAAAATTGAAAATATTGTTGAGTCTAATAATTTTGGACTTGATATTCAAATATTATCTGATTTTATTGAAGCCCCAGCTATGTTTTTAAATTATTATATGAAAAAATCAAATATTACTGATTATTCAATATTTGATGTAACATATGATCCAAAATTCAAAACTGTTCCTTGTGATCAAGTTACTTTTGATTTTGATATTAATATCAATAATAATTATACAATAAATTTATCAATTAAGAAACTGGATAGAAAAGAGGATGAAGATTATGATACATATAAACTTCATTTCACTTTCTTAGATGACCATGAAACTGTTGAAGTCGATACTCTTAAGAATATTCACTTTACAATAGGTTCAACCATAGCTAAAATGTTAGATGAAAAATTAAAATGATAACTAAATTTGATCAATTTTATAATATAAATGAGAATTGGCAATCCGAATTAAAAGAGGGTGCTATAGAGTTAATAAAAGACCATATAACCCCCGATGAAATTGAGGATTATTTTTTGGATCTAAGAGATATTGGATTTACATTTAATACAGATTTGCTAATTGGATATGGTGAAAAAAATAGTTTTAGAATAGTTGATCAAAAAAGAGATATAGTTCAAAATCAATGCTACCCTTGTTATAGAGTTAGGGTAAATAAAGATATAACGTCTTCAAATACACTCAATAGTACAAAAAAGAAGTTAGAATTTTTTACTAATGTTGTGAACAAATACCAGTTAGCCTTTGATAGAATATCATCTATACATGATACAGAAGTAGTTGCTGAACAGTGTGATATAAATAACAATGGCATTAGACTTGAGTTTAAGTTAAAGATAAATGTTGAAATACCTAAAAATTATGGGGAAATCAGCCCGAAAAGAAAAGCATTAATAGAAAGAAAAATGCCTTATACTAGGGTTATGAGTATATTAACTAATAATAAAATATTTAATATTATCAAAGGTGTTCAAGATAAGTCAATAACATTTGAAGTAGATTATGATAATCCGGACGCAGATAGAATTGTCAGAAGCATTTTTCGCCTTTTTAATAATTCAATTCAGTTAAGAAAAATAGAGGATAAGAGATATGAAATTACTATATTAAAAAATAATATATAGTTTATAAAATAAAAAATTATTATGCCATATAATCCAAATGATCCAAATTTTCAAACAAAAAATTCGAGAGTTCTTAGTTTTAATGACTTTGAAGAAAATATTGGCAAAGAAAAGGAAGAATTAAAAAAGGTTAATAGATCTTTTAAAAAACCCGATTCTGAGATAAATCAAACTCCAGGTAATCCTAAATTTAAATATAATAAGGTTACACATAAGATCGACACTTTATCTAAAGCTGAAGTGGAAGATGATCTTGATGCTATTGAGGACATGGGAGTTAAAGATAAAGGACACAAATACAAAATTGTTGAGGATTTAGAAACTGGTGGTGATCCAGATAATTACATGTTCTTTTCAAATTTGGAAACAATTAAAAGATTATCTGAAATGTTGTTAAATATGGATAGAGATAAAATTGATCAAGTTCTAAATGAACATGATTGGGCTTCAGACCATATAGCAACTTCAAAAGATGATATTGAAGAAGTATTTAACTTCTTTGCATCAAAAAAAGACTAAATAATAATGAAAATGTTATCTAAATATGATGATTTTATACTTGAGCAGGCATTAACGATGATTAATGAATCAGAAATTGTCTATTCTCAAAAATTTAGAAATTTATTAAAAGGAATTGATTCACCTGTTGCTAAATCATTAGTTGATATAGAATCAAAGGATTTAAAAGTTCCTTCTAACTATTTTGATATTGCTGATAATAAAGACACTATATCTTTTATAGCGGATAGAAAAGCTCAAGAAATTTTAGGCGAGTCTAAAGGTAAATATGTACTTTATAAAAATGGTCCTATATTAACACATAATATAGAACAAAATGGTAGAATATTTGATTTATTAGGATATATTCCTAAAGGTGATACTGGATATAAGCCAGAAGATGAAGAAAGGGGAGAAATAATTAAAAAAGCAATATCTCCGAGTAGTGGGAAAACCTACTTATATGTTAAGTTTGAAGATGGTGAGTGTGTAATAAATGAGCAAAACATCACTTATGATGAAAATACAGAGGTATGGTCTAAAAATAGACAATCGGTTCGAACTGGTAGAGGAATAAGAGCATTATTAGCTGCATCTGGATCTTCATTTAAAGATGCTGAAATTGAAGACTTTGTCAATAAATACAAATCAGCCTATGATAGAATGAATGATATTTTTAGAAGCTTCGAGTTGGTCTCTGGTGATGATATCGGACACTTTTATAACTCTAAAAATTATTTACATGGAACAAATAGAGGAACATTAGGAAATTCGTGTATGGCAACTGTCCCTGTATCATTTTTTCAAATTTATACAAAAAATCCAGAGGTTTGTAGTTTATTAATACTTAGAAGTGATGATAATCCGGATAAAATAAAAGGTAGAGCACTTGTTTGGAAATTAAGTGATCCTGAAATAATATTTATGGATAGAATCTACACACAAGATGACTCTGATGTACAATTATTTAAAGATTATGCAAAGTCTAAAAAATGGTTTAGTAAAAAAAGAAACGATAGTAGTCCTGAAGGAACAGTAATATCTCCAGAAGGAAAAGAAATTTACCATGATGAACTATCCGTTAAAATTAATAATAGTATTGTTTATACAAAATTTCCTTATGTAGATACATTAAAAAATTTTGATAGCGATAATGGTATATTAAGCACCGATGATATTCGTGGATCAAAATGCTTAGAAAGTACCAGTGGTGGATATGAAGGGTCAAATAATGACTGTGATAGATGTGATGGAGAGGGAAGAATTGAATGTTATGAATGTGATGGTGAAGGTAGAGTTGAGTGTTCCGAATGTGATGGCAATCGAACAGTTGATTGTAGAGACTGTGATGGAGAGGGTAAAGTTGATTGTGACTCATGTGATGGCGAAGGTGTGGATGACGATGGTGTAAAATGTGAAGATTGTAAAGGTAAGGGTAAAGTTGATTGTGATGAATGTAGTGGTGGAGGTGAAGTTGATTGCTCCGAATGTGATGGCCGTGGAAGGCATACATGTAACCGTTGTGATGGTGACGGTATGATAAATTGCCCAGATTGTAACTAATTAAAGCTTTTCTCCTGTTTCAGGATTATAATTCATTATTAAAAGTTCAACACCCTTGGACTTATTTTCTGAAAATGATGATGATGATCTATGAAACTCTTTTGATGTCCAATGATATTTATCTTTGGGAAACCATTCTTCCAACTCTTTAAAATAATAGTAAGATAAAGACCATCTTGACTTACATTTTTGTAATGTCTTTGCCAATCTTTCATGTGACTCATCACCAAATATATTTTTAGATCCATAATCTTGATCATGTGTCCCAATACCATCCGTATATTTGTAAGGAGGATCTAAGTATAAATAGGTATCTTCTCTATCACATTTATTAATCAGTTCCTCAAAATCTAAATTTTTAATATATGATATACCCGTTAGCTTTTTTTGAAATTCTTCCTTTTTTAATTTATTTATAAGTGTTGTTAGCTTTAATTTACCAGAACTAGAGAATCCTGAAAATCCAGCTCCCCTTGCGTGACAAGCGTTAAACGCTGATGTTATCATAAATGAATAAATTACACCCTTTTCGTAGTTTGGTATATCAAAATTTGGATCGTCGTAGAAATCACATTTTTCCGGATTTTTTGTATTAGTATACAGATCACGATAATATTTTTTAATATCATCTTTATTAGTTTTATTACAATAAAGAAATCCACCTGGTTTAAATGATTTATCAATTTCGAATATCATCTTATTGTGATCTTTACAACAAGCCATAAAATTGGTCTGCCACTTATTAGCATCATTATAAATGATCCTATCACAATGTGAAAAGTCCTCATTAAAATAAATTGCAAAAGATCCGCTGAATACTTCTACATATGTTTTAATATCCTTTGGAATATAAGAATATATCCATTCTGACATAGAGTTCTTGCCTCCAAAATATCCTGTAAGTGCAGCCATTTTAATTTTTTATTTTATATTTTTTATTTTATATACTCTTCTTTTATATAAGTTTTATATTTACTCAATAGTTCTATACAATCATTATCCATATTATTATGTCTTGATATATTCATTCTTTTATTATAAGGTCTTAAATTCTCTAAAGAGTTTACAATTTCACAGGGAGTATCATCTTTAAAATAGCTCAAATGTATTATATGATCTATATGCCAATTTGTACCATAGTTATCCCAATTCATATCATCAACAAACAAATTTGATAAGTGATTTTTTATTTCCTCTGTTGAATATTTTAGTAAATTAAGTGTTTTATCATTCTTTTTTATATTTTTCCTAAGTAAATACCCTTTTAGTATATTTCTCCATGCTTTTACATGAGGATTTTTATTAAGCCTACTGTAATGTAATGAATTTCTACATAACCTACATATATGTTTATATCTACCATTTTTTACTAAAAATTCATCTAAACTATTATCTAAATTACATTTGATACAATTGATATATCCCCTTTCTTTAACTTCATTTGTAATAATATCATATTTATCTCTAATGGTTTCCTTCAAGAGTTTTGTATTTACATAGTTTTTATTTCCATATCTCTCTAAATTTGTTTTTTTTATTTTGAATTGTGCGCATATTGTGGAGCAGGTATATATACCATATTTAGAAATATTTTTATTGTATTTTTGATAGAAAATGATCTTTTCCTGATTACAAATATCACATTTCACCAATATTTTTAAATTTGATTCTTTTGGTAGATGTTCAATCGGGACAATAATTGATTGATTACATTTTATATTATCATATCCAATTGATGTATAATGATTTATGTTGAAATGGCTTATAGTCGTTTTTATTTCTTTACTTAAAATCATAACTTATTTTCTTTTTAGTACTATAATTATATATTAAAAATAACTTATTCCCTTATGGAAAAATACAAAGAAATTAAAAAAATATCCAGAAAGAGATATAACTCTGATAAGACTTACATTCAGGTATCAAAAAGTTTACATAAAAAAATTAAGGAATACTGTCTGAATAATAATTTGAAGATGAAAGACTTCATATCACACTCATTAGAAAAGTCAATAAAAGATTAATAAACTATAATTATCTCCTCAGCTAATATGTGAACGGTTACTTCTGATACTTTGGCTAAATACTCAACTATTTCACTTGAAATTTTATAAACTTCAGATATAGTTTTTAAATGACAAGAAGCATTACTATTTCCAATTTTTTTAATTAGAATTTTAATTATATTTCTACCATCATATTTCATGGATTCTTTTTCTGCTGGTATCTTATCGTATAAATGTTTTATAAAATTATCCATTTTTATGTTTATATTTTATGCCACTCCAGTTTATATCAGGTAGCTCTTTTTTAACCATAGATGTTACTTTATTTACCCATTTTGAATTATCGTCATAAAATTCAACTTTTTTAAATCCTGACTTTTTTATAAGATCAACTATTGTTTTAGCCTTCCATAATGCTACTTTATCACTTGTTTGAGCCTTTGCTGGATAACAATGTAATCCATAATTTGGCATTTCTAAATTAAATTTATTCAAAGAATCAACTATTTTATCTTTTATGTCATTTGCTCTACCAGTAACTATAGCTTTATTCTCCACACTATTATAAAATTCTGATAAATTTGTTGTATCTATTGGTAGGCTCATATCTGTAAAATAAAACCTATCAGGAGGAATTAAATAAACCCTTTTCCCCTTTCTAACCCAATTTCCCTTAACCTCTATTTCTTGATTAGGATCATCAACATATATCTTACCATTTTCCCATCTTAATTTATCCATTGTTACCCCAATTCTTCTATTTGAAGATTGTAATAATGAACGAATAGTAACATCTTCTTTAAGATATTCAATTGCCAATTCTTCAAATCTTGGATTTAAAACTAATGTATCATCAAAATCAAATATGTATAAAGTATCGTCCTTTTTTGATTCTAATAAATAATGGCTAGTTGCGGATGGATTTATAACAATAATTTTAATAAATTTAAATTTTTGATTATATGGTTTACTTGGAGATATATTTTCTTCAATGATTGATTTATATCCAAATTTATTTATTCTATTAACATAATTTTTAATATTAGGCAAAGTACCATTTATTATAATTTCCACCTCGAATTTTTTTGGAATAAATTTATAATCATATTCTTTCATATCATTTATTGGTGTTAATATTCCAACTTTATTTAATTTGTATTCATCAACATATGTTTGAAATAAATCTTTTATATCATCAAACCATTTATTTTTAGTATCTATTACTGACTCATTTACTTTATTGGTAACACCTTTAATTGTTAAAAGTTTAGACAATCCATCTAATTGATCACAGTAATAATACTCACCATGTCTATTTGAATATTTAATGTCGTCGGTATTACATACCTCAACTATAAAATATTCATCTCTCTTCTTAGATATTATATACGTTTTATCTTTCCCAATGATCATAATTTGCGGAGCTTGATTTGAATACCCACGCTCATCATCCTTAAAAATATGAGAATTGTTTATTCTATATTCTACTTTGTAGTCTTTGGATATTAAATTTAGGAGAAATTCATAATCACTTTTATAGAACTTTACCAAATTATTGAATCGTTCATAATATTGTGAATTTGTCAATGATCCACAATAAAATTCAGATGATGACTCATTAAATTGAGAAAAATTTCGTATCTTCATATGTCTATATATTAAATTAAACATCTAATTACTTTTTACATATATTATTGTATGTCAGACATAAGAAAAGATATGGTAAAGTTCACACCAAGAGAGGAACAAGAAAGGGTTAATGACTTTATCTTCAAAGTCAAGAAAGAAAGTCCAGATATGAAATTTTTTCTTTTAAATCTACCAACAGGTGTTGGGAAAAGTCATCTGGCTATGATGATAGCTAATTCTTACATTAATAAAGTTGATAATGGAGCTAAAGTAGATATAATTACAGCAAGTAAAATTCTACAAGATCAATATGCAGATACATATGAATCTATTAGTGATTTAAAAGGTAAAGAAAATTATAAATGTAGTCAATATGCCTGTAGTTGTGCTCAAGGTATGGAATTCAACAAGTTAAATAAGACAAAATGTGATTTTTGTCCTTATGATAGTGCCAAACAAGGATATATTGGTGGTAAAGTTTCTTTAACTAATTTCTATCTATATTTAATATATGCTATTTATAGTCCTAAAATATTAGAAAGTAGAGGATCAAAAGTATTAATTGTTGATGAAGCGCATGAATTTGATGATGTTATGAGTGACTTCATTTCTATAAAAATGACAGAAGGCATAATTAAAAGAATGAAATTTACTAATGAATATCAAATTCTTAAAGATTTCAATAAAGTTAAAAATATAAAAGGCTACATAGAATTTTTAACACAACTAAACATTGAAATTGTTGAAACAATAGATGCTATTGATAAATCAATGGAAGGAGGAAGAAGTCCTTTGGCAGACAAACGAGATCTAAAAATTGCTAAAATAACTGGTGGGGCGAATCAAGATTTAAAATTATTTCAAATAATAGCTGATCTAAAACAATATCAATTAAAAATTGAAATCTTCTTAAAAGAATATAAGGAAAATCCGGATAACTGGGTACTAGAAACATCAGTGAATCCGAAAACAAATCAAAATGAATTGTCATTAGAACCAATATGGGCTTATGACTATTTAAATAAATATGTTTGGGGTAATTATGACATGGTTATCCTAATGTCTGGGACAATCCTAAATAAGCAAATATTTACCACTCTAAATGGTATAGATGTTTCAAAGTCGGCGTATTATTCTATGCCTTCTCCATTCCCCGCAAAAAACAGACCTATTTATTATATGCCTGTTGGAAAAATGAGTTACACTCAGAAAGAAGAAACTTTTAAAAAATATGTACCTTTTATTGATAAATTATTAAATAAATATAAAGGCAAAAAAGGAATTATACATACCAATTCATTTGAGTTAGCTGATTGGATTAAAAATGATGTTGGAAATAGTAGATTAGTATTTCATACATCTGAAGATAAAAACGAAGCATTACAAAATCATTTTGATTCAGAAGATGATACGGTAATTGTTAGTCCATCCATGGGTACTGGTGTTTCCTTTGATCATGATAAAAGTAGATTCCAAATAATTGCTAAAGTTCCATATCCAAGTTTAGCATCACAGAAGAATAAGCTAAGACAAAAAAATAATCCAGAGTGGTATGCTTGGAAAACGGTTTGTGGATTATTACAGATGACAGGTCGTTCTGTAAGAAGTAAAACAGACCATGCAGACACTATAATTATTGATGGATCTTTCTCTGATGTATTAAGATATAGTTCTCAATATATTCCTAATTGGGTACAAGAGTCAATTAAGAAAATAGATGTAAAGTAATTAACTTACCACAATTGAAATTTATTACGTTAATATAAAAAAAAGCCACTTAAAAAAAGTGGCTTGGTTATATTTTTAAAATTAGCAGTTTACTTTTGTTTAGCTAAAATTGCTTTTTGAAAAGCTTCTGGTAATTTCTTTTGTTTAGCGGTTAATCCCTTTTTCTTTACATGCTTATCTTCTTTATCTTCCTTTTCTTTCTTTGGTGCTTTCTTTTTTTCAGTAACACTCTCCCCTTGACAATTTTTGCAATCACATTCATCACAATCACATTCATCACAATTGCAATTACAGTCAGGACATTTTTCATTAAAAACTTCCTCATCTAAAAGTTCTTCAACTGCGTATGCTTTATTAATTCCGAATGTCTCAAACGTTTTTAAATATTTCATAATTTTTTATTTGTTTTTGTATATTATATATTAGATTTGAAAAATCAAAAAGATTTTCTTAATATATACTCATATGAAACTTTTAAGATATTCTGATCACAGTAAGACCATAGATATGGCAGAAGAATTTCTAAATATTATTGGAAATGATACAATAAATGAATCTGAAAAGACAGAATATGATACTGTTCTTAAAAAGATAGTAAGCGACTTAAAGTTAAACGTTCAAATGATTTTAACATTTGGGGTGGGTATGCAGTCAATGTTTCCTGTAGTAAACAAATTAGTTGCCAATATGAGTCTGAATATAGACTTGACACCAGAAACAATTGTTTTAATGACAATTGCTGGAATGACAATTGCCTATTTAGAAGAGCATAAAGAATTACAAGAAAGAAAAAAGTTAGAAAAGGATGCTAAATCCATGTTAGAAGAACTAAAACTAAGAGGAGTCGGAAATGGAATTGTCAAAAAATTAGTATCGTGTATTAAATCAATGGGTAACATATTTAAAATACTATTCAAAAATAAAAGACATGTTATAAATGGATTCTTTGATATGTTTGGATATACATCGCTTTTAATGCCTGTATTAAATGCTATTTCTTATATGATTGGTAAATATGATATGAATCTAGAAACCTTGCCATCTAATTTCTTATCATTAGGATTAGGAGTAACTACCCTCGCCGCAAAGCATGGATTGAATTATCTAATTGATTTACTAAAGGATAAGTTAAAAATAAATAAAAAAGACATATTCAAACATGTCAATGATGTTGATGACCCTATATTAAAAAAGTATCCACATCCTGAATATATAGATGTAGATTATGATAATATAGAAAACGATAAATTAATTAAAGAACATGATTAGTAAATATAGTAATTTTTTAATTGACAAATTATTAGAATCAGTGATGGTTAGTTCTGCTGATTTTCTATCTATTCTAAATGGTATGACTAACACTGCAATTGGTAATAAGCTATATGGTGTAATTGTTGGAGAGCATGATGTTAAAACAAACTATAACTTAATAGGACTATCTGATAAAAATGATGAAATTTCATTTCTACCAGATAGTCAATATCAAAGATTTAAAGAAAAGGGTGAAAATCCATGGACTAAAACCAAAAGCAAATCTAAGATTGGTCGAATGGTTCGTCAGTTATTAATGGATAATGGATCCAATGTAACAGATGCTCAAATTGAGGAATTTGTTAATCAATTTAAGGCAGAGTGGGATAAGAGAAATTCTACAAATAGAAAAATAGAAATAGTTAATGGTGATAAGATATTGTATTGGTATAATCAAGATCACTATTATGGAAGTGGTGGAACACTAGGCAACTCATGTATGAGATTTCCTGAAAAGAATAAATACATGAAAATATATGCATCTAATCCAAATAAAATATCTATGGTCATACTAACCGAGGATAATAAATTGATAGCAAGGGCCTTATTATGGAAATTAGATCAATCAACAAATGGTAAAAAAATATACTTAGATAGGGTCTATTATAAAAATGATAGCGATTATAGATATGTGCATGATTGGGTCTTCGAAAACATTGCCAAAGGAGATGAAAACATATTTGCGTCACACTCGAAAATTGGAGGTGGCGAAATGATGTGTAAATTAGAAAATGTTAAGTTTGATGAATATCCTTACGCTGATACTTTTAACTGCTTATATAAAAGATTAGAAGGAGGTAAAATAACAGGAGATGGAATGGTATCAAATGTCAATAAAAGTAGTGAATATCCTAATTTTGTTATATCTGAATTATTAGATACTGCTGGAAGGGAAGACATAAAAACACATAGATATTCAGTTAGTCTAGACGTTTATATAAAGAGAGATGATGCTGTTTTTATAGAATCATTAGACTCATATATTTATAAAAAGGATGCAAAATATAGCAATTATACCGGATCATATTATTTGGAGAAAGAAGTTATTTACTCTAAAGCAATGGACGATTGGATTCCTAATAAAATTGCTGTGGATCATCCAAAATATGGAGTAATACCTACCAGCTACTTAGTTGACGTTATAACCGAATACATTGGTACCAAAACTACAACATTGGGTATTTATCATGATATGCGTAATTACCAATCCTGTACAAAATCAGAAAAGATGCTTAAAAATGGAGATGAATATTTCCGTGCTACAAATAGCCCGGTTTATTCTGCTAGAAATTATGATGTGAAACTTAAGATATCTGATATATGGGGATATAACTATCCAAATTTCATTTGCTTTAAGGTATATAAAGTTAAAGATCAAGATGAATTTTCAAAAATTGTTGACGAACTTAAAATACCATACACATCAAGAAATGATTATTTTATAACCAAAGAAACATCAGATTTTTTTAATATTCCGGTTGAAGAGACAGATAGATATGTTTATCCTACTGACTATATTGAAAGGTTAGATATTAATTTTTATTTTGATTATCTTAAAATAAAAGATGAAATAAAAGCATCTGAGGAAATAACAATTAAATATGATGAATTTATGAAGGAGTTACATGATTTTAGATATCAAACAGATGGCTCATATAGGCAAAATGTAAATGATCAAAAAATAAGTAAAAAAATAGGTAAAGAGAAATATGAAATATTAAAAGAAATTGTAGGTAACTCGATTGATGAGGTAGTAAAAAATATTGATCCAATTAGATTTAAACGTATGTTAGAAGACATCGGATCTAATAGCCTGAATGATGGTGAAATAACAATCATGATGAAGCTTATGCCACTATCATATATATATTATATGCTTACTGATAGTTGGAACTCTTCATATAGAGAAGTGAGAAATTTTTTATATTCAAAAAATGATTCTATTTCAAGGAATGTTGCAGAAGTCGCATCAGCATTAACCATTTATGAATTAGGAAATATGATTCGTAGTGTATTTGATAGAAATTTAGACAAACTTATAAATGATTCAAAACTAGAAATAGATATTTCTGATTTTAAGTCCTACTTATTATCAAATTATAGTAAGGATAAATTATATAAAGTATATTCTGATTTAGATTTAGGAATTGATACCTCAAAATAATTTTTATTCGGATTTTTAGAAAAATAAGACATTAATCTCGGTCATTCATTTTAGGAAGAAATATATAATAAACTTAAATTTTTTCTACCTATATAATATAAAAACTATGCAAAAAGAATGACCATATCTCTCGAAAAAATATTTTTCGCTTATATACTCAACAATAAAAAATACTTCGAGATAGTAGAACCCTTTTATTTTAAAAATAACGAAATACAATTTGTATATAATGTTATTAGGAAATATATGCTTAAAAATATTGAAGTAGATATTCCTACACCTAAACAAATACTTGAAATGGTCTCTTTGGAAGATAAAGAAGGACTTATTACTAAAGATATACTTAAAGCTATTTTAACTACAACATTAAAAGACTATGATGAAAACAATTTCATTGTTCCTAAAATGAATGCATGGATTTTATCCAATAGAATAAAAAGTGGAACTATTGATATTATTGATGAAACTAGAAACTTAGATGCAATAACTGATTTTGAAGAAGCGGTTTTATCAGCAAATAAGATTAAAGGAATTGTTGACCAAATGTCTAATACAAGTTTTGTACATGATGAGGATATGGGAACCGATTTTGATGACGCGGAATCACACATACAGGATACTGCAAAATTTAAAGTTAGATCTGGATTTGAAACAATAGACCATATGTTGGGTGGTGGATGGGATATTCAAACGCTCAATGTGGTTATGGCGGAAACCAACAATGGTAAATCACTATGGATGCAAAATTTTGCTGCTAGGTCCGCTGATATGGGATATAATGTTCTTTATATAACATTAGAGATGAGTGAACGCAAGGTCCTTAAAAGGATAGGATCTATGAGATTAAAAATACCTATTAACGACTATGATAGAATATCAAAAGATACAGAATCAATTAAGAGAAAGATACAGAGTTTAAAAAGTTCATCCAATGGAATTGGCGATGATATTTTCGAAAAGAAAGTTGGAAAAATTATGACAAAGTTCTGGGCTGCTGGAACTGCTACTGTTAATGAATTTGATAGTTATATAACCAAATTAAGGGAGAAAAAAGGTATCAAAATTGATTTGGTTATTGTAGACTACATTACTTTAATAGCTCCACAAAAAGGAATGAGTACAGATAATCTATACTCCAAAGGTAAGTCATTGGCTGAAGGGCTAAGAGCAATTGCTGCGAAATATAAAATACCATTAATAACTGGAGTTCAAGTGTCTAAGGATGCATGGAATTCTAATGATATAACACTAGAGCAAGTTCCTGAGTCAAAAGCAATTGCTGAAACAGCGGATACCTTCTTTGCTATAATAAGAACAGAGGAAATGAAGCGTCAGAATCTCTATAGATTTAAATTATTAAAACAAAGAGATGGTGACTTTTTAAAATCCCAAGTTAGAATTAATTTAAATCCGGTTTATCTAACATTAGAAAATGATGTCTTTTTAGATTCTATGTAAACATAACCTAAAGATATAATATAATTAAAAAATAACTATTGGAAATGCCAAAGAAAAAGAAGATAGAAATAATTGATGAATCAGAGGAAATGATTAAAGAGGAATTAGAGGAAGTAATTGAAGACTTAGGTGAGGAAGAGTCAATTGAAATTGAAGAGTCTATAGAGGACGATCATGTTGATTCTGTTATAGAAATTGAAGATGACGATCTAATCTTTGATATAAAGGAAGAGGAATTTATTGAAGAAGATGATGAAGAAATTGATGATGAAGAAAAAGATGAGTCTAATGATATAGTATTATCTAAACACACAATTGAAGGGAAACATAGCTTAAAATATGACTCTATCTTTAAGGGTAAAAAAGAAGAAACTCCCGATAATGAAGACTTTGATACCATGTTCTTTAATGAAAAATTTGAAGTAGATAAGGCCTCTCAATATTGGTTTGAATCCATTGATAATGAAAATTATACCAAAGAAAAAAGAGTTAAGGAAAAGGTATATGAGGTTCTATCCGCTCATACTGATATTAGTTTCCTAAATAATAGGAGAAAACCATCTAGAGTAGATTTCAATCACTATTATTATTTATTGAAGACACATCTTAAAAAAGAAAATTTCACAAACATTGAATTGTTTAATGAACTATCCGTCTATTTTTCAGATAATTTGTTTAATATGTTTAAATTATTAGACAACAAATGGAGAAATTTGATAATAAATGAATTACAGGATCATATCGGTAAGAAAAATTATTCAAATGAGGTTGTTCAAAGAAACATACACAAAGGAACTGAAATTGAATTTGAATGGCTTGACAATGATAATAAACTAAAGTTAATAACAGGAGTTGTTATTGAAGTTGATTATGAAATATTTGAGTATAAAGTTGATTCATATGAAAACATTTATTTAGTTACTATTGAAATAGTAACCAAAATATTAAATAATAGTAAATTTAAATACAACTTGAATAAACTCAATAATATTGACTTTTTATAAAAAAATCAATAAAAAGTGGTTGTAAAAAATTTTTGGTTTTTTATGATTGATGAAAAATATTAAAAAAATTCTTCAATATATAAAAAACACTTTAAGAAAAATATTAGCATTTCAAGCTAAAAAATAAAAAAAAATATAAAGATTTTTATGAAGAAAAACAATACGAGCTTTATTAATGAAGCAAGTGAGGAAATCTATTTGCAAACCTATAAATTTCACGGAGATGAAAGTAGAAAGGCGGATGATGATATTAACGATACTCACTTCAGAGTAGCCAATGACCTAGCACAAAATGAGGATAATAAAGAAAAGGTAACAAATGATTTTCTAACTATATTAGAAGATTTTTCTTTTATGCCCGGAGGAAGAATAACATCTAACGCAGGAACTGGATTAAAAGGAACTACTTATATTAACTGCTTTGTTGACGGATTTACTGGTGAATCACAAGATTCCATGGAAGGAATTCTAGACACACTCAGAAGACAGGCATTAATATTAAAATCAGAAGGTGGGTATGGATTTAACTCTGATGTTATGAGGCCAAAGGGAGCTTATATCGGAGGTATCGGAAATGAATCCCCAGGCTCGGTGGAAATGTTAGATATGTGGGACACACAATCTGCAGTTATCACAAAAGGATCAGGAAAGAAAAGTAAGAAAGGAAAGCAAAAGATTAGAAAGGGCGCCCAAATGGTAACTAAAAGTGTTTGGCACCCAGATATTGAAGAATATATTACTGTTAAACAAACTGAGAACAAATTAACTAAATTCAACATGTCTATCCTTTGTGATGACGATTTTATGAACGCAGTTAAACACAACAAACCTTGGAACTTAAAATTTCCTGATTTTGAAAATTGTAAAGATCTTTATAATAAAGAATGGGATGGTAATATCAGACTATGGGAAAGTAAAAACTATCCAGTAAAAATCTACAAAACATATGAAAATGCAAATGAGTTATGGGATTTAATTAGTAAATCTACATATAATAGAAATGAACCTGGTGTTCTTTTCGTAGATACGATTAATAGATTAAATAATCTATGGTATTGTGAGTATATTAATGCTACTAACCCATGTGGAGAACAAATATTACCTATTGGCGGTGTTTGTTTATTAGGTAGCCTAAACTTAGCTCAGTTTATAAATGATAACAGAGAATTTGACTTTGAAAAGTTCAAAAACTTTATCCCTAAAGCTGTTAGAATGATGGATAATGTGAATGATATCTCATACGTTCCATTAGATTCACAAAAAGTAAATCTTCAGAACAAAAGAAGAATTGGACTTGGAATAATGGGATATGGTAGTGCTCTTTTAATGATGGGATTAAAATATGGTTCTGAAAAAGCACTTAAATTTACAGATGAGGTTATGTCTTGTTTAGCTAACACAGCTTATCAGGCTTCTGCTTTCTTAGCTAAGGAAAAAGGTGCATTTCCTTTATATGACGAAGATAAATATCTACAATCTAAATTTATTCAAAATGTATTGAGTGATGAGACTAAAGCGTTAATTAAAAAACATGGTATCAGAAATAGCCACTTATTAAGTATTCAACCAACTGGTAACTCAAGCTTCTTTGGAAACAATGTTAGTGGTGGTGGAGAACCTATTTTCTTATTTGATTATATCAGAACAGCTATTCAACCATTTGCTCCAGAAGGATTGGATGTTCCAAAAAACATTGACTTTTCAAATAAAACTTATGATAGTACAACTGAATGGAAATGGAAAAAAGAAGGCGACGAAAATATGCTGTGGACAGAGTTTAACGGGGTAATATGGAAGTATGACAAAAATAGAGGGCTTCTTAAAGAAATTAAAGTAGAAGATTATGGTGTATGGTGGCTAAGACAAAGAGGATTATGGGATGAAAATGCAGATTATTCTGTAAATGCTTATAAATTAACTGTTGACGACCACGTTAAAACTATGGAGGTATTAGCTAAATACTTAGATAGTGCGATGTCTAAAACAATTAATCTTCCAGAAAATTATCCATATGAAGATTTTAAGAGTGTTTATTTTAAATGCTGGGAAACTGGTGTAATTAAAGGATGTACTACTTATAGAGATGGTACGATGGCAGCAGTTCTATCAAAATCTTCAACTACAGAGATAAATGAGAATGAATTTCACTATCATAACGCTCCAAAAAGACCAAAAGAATTACCATGTGATGTATTTAAAATTACAGCTAAAGGTAAAAAATGGACAGTTATTGTTGGATTATATGATGACAAGCCATATGAATGTTTTGGTGTTGAACACGATGTTACGGAAATTCCTGAAAACTTTAAAAGAGGTTTACTTGTAAAAGAAGGAAAGGGTAGTTACACATTAAAAAATGAGAAATATACTATCAATGATGTTACAGCTAATATGACTGATGAAGAAGAATCATTAACAAGAATGATATCAACGGCTTTAAGACACGGATCTTCTATCGATTTTATTGTTGATCAGTTAAATAAATCAAATGGTACAGTAGTTAGCTTCAATAAAGCAATCGCTAGAGTTCTTTCCAAATATGCTAAAGAACTTAGTGAATCTAAAAAGAAATGTGAGGAATGTGGTGGAATAAATATAGCATTTGAAGAAGGATGTTTTAAATGTTATGATTGTTCTCATAGCAAGTGTCAGTAATAAATAAATCAATCACATCATTTACAACAACGTAGAAACCATATTCTAATATATAGAATATGGTTTCTTGTTTTATATGTAAAGTAGAATTTATTAATAACAATGGCGGTCAGCTCACTAATCACATAAAAAAACATCATAATATCAATCTAGTGGATTATGTTATTTTAACAGAATATAATAATATTCCACCAAAATGTAAATGTGGATTATGTGATGAAGTTCCGCATTTATATAGAGGTAAATTTTTAAACTATGCTAAAGGACATGATGGGTTTAAATTTAAAGAAAATGAATATATTAAAAAATATGGTATTCCGAAATGCAAAAAATGTGATAAGGAGGTGGGATTTTATCGTGGAAGTCCAAATAAATATTGTAAATGTAGACCAAGATACAAATCAATTAATGGTGAAATTTTTGAATGGGGAAGGCTAATTATAAATAAGAGATATAAAAAAACAAACATTTTATATCAAAGCAGCTATGAATATGATTTTTTAAAATTTTGTGAAGAAAATAATGTTCTACATCTGGTATCAAGATCTCCATCATTTAAATACTTAAATAGTAAATCACATCATTTTCCAGATTTTCTATTTAATGATGAATATGTTATAGAAATAAAATCAAAGTGGATATTAGATTTACAAGGTGGAATGGATATTATACAAGAAAAGATTAAATCAATCGGATCCAAATATAAATATTTACTTATATTAGACAAAGATTATTATAAATTTAATAAAATTTTAAAAGGTGTATAAATTTATAATCAAATCTGGTCCGTGTTGTATGTCACTTGAGTTTCATGGTGATATTATTTTATTTATAGGAGATAAGGATAGATTCATTTATTATATTGAGGTAGATAAAAAAACGTCAATTAATATTAAAAATAGTATAAAAATTACTACATCAAGTATAATACTCTCTAAAGGTATAGAAGATCCAAATAGATATTTTTTACAAATAAGAGGTGGTTTTTCATATATTGATTGTGATAAGGCTATTGAATCAATTTATTATATCACATCTCATAAAAATAAAAGAGATATAAATAGTGATAAATATCATTCAAAAAATTATAGAGATTTGTGTAAATCAATAGAGGTTTATGATGACCATAATGTAAAAATTACTACCGAAGATGAATGGGAAAAATTTATAAGAGATATAAAGTTGAAATCACTAGTTTAGGATAATCTTTTTAATTAGTTAAAATAAAATCGTATCTTTGTAGTATGTATAATAGAGGAGAAATAAGAAAAATCGTAGAACAATACGTTATTACAGATGATGGAGTTACTCACATATCTGATATGTTAGAAGAAATTCAAAATCGTATGTTTTCTATAATTAAAGATACTCACTATTATACCCCGGATAAATATACTCAAAGTAGAGCGGGTCAAAGAAGTTCTAAATTTGTTGAGTTATGTGCCTCTGAAAAGTGGGAAGATGCTTTATCAATGGCCGACTATATGAATAAGACAATTCTAGAAAAAACTCCTTGTTTTCAAAATTTTGTCAAGTCAATCAAAGAATCATCAGATTATATTTCAACTACAAGAGAAATGAAGTTAAGATTTATACTTTAAATTTCTTATTTGTGATAATCATCTTAGCATGTGTTTTCTTATTTATATCAATTCCAAAATCATTTTTAAATTGACTTGGTAGATGTGGAAGTAGGAAACTCTCTTGATAGGTTATCTGATATCCAGTTGGTATAAGAGCATATAGTTCTTCCAACATTAAAGGGAAATAGTTTTCTTCTACTTCTCTATTCCAATTTTCAACATATTTATATTTCAATAGTAAGTGCATTAGAGACTTATAATCTTTAATTTCTCCCCATACATTTTCATATGAGTTTATTAAATGTGGATCAATATTTTTTCTAACACTCGAAATATCATTACTAAAATTCGCCATATTATTATTTATTTGAATAGAAGGCATCATATCTCTAATACAAATCCATTTAAATATTCCGGAAAATATATGATCCCAAAATTTATCAATATCAGATTGATTTGAGTATGAATAAACTTCATGTATAACAGATGATAATAAAATAGCAGGCCTGCTATATTTAGCAACTTCTTTAACTACTTCATCCCAATCAGATGTTAAAAAAGCATCGTCTAAATGTGATTTAGCAATAGATAACATTTTTTCATCTGGTTCATATCCGATAAGCTTAATACCAGGTTTTTTATTTTTTACTTTAACTAATATAGAGCCATCAGCACATCCGAAGTCAACAATCACATCAGGATTGATTTTATTTAAAAAAAATAGTTTGTCTTCCCATCCGACTTCCATTCTTTTATTATAAATATCAATATTAAAAATTGGTATTTCACCTATTGATTCGAGGAACTGTTCCCATCTAAGTATATTCATAAATTTGGGCAAAACGGTTTATAATATATATTAAAAATATTAAATTATAAATGGGTTTGTTAGAGATATTAAAAGGTTTATTAGTAGAAACAAAAGTTATTGAAGTAAAAAAACTTCCATCACAAGCACTATTTTATAAAGAAGATTTTTCTATTAAAATAAAAAAAGCTGAAATCGAGGATATTATTGCTTATGAATATAACTATGTAGAAAATAATATAATATCGGCTCTTGAATGTATTAAGATGATAGTTAATAGAAATGTAATATTAACTGACCCATATTCATATAAAGATATTAAAAGCGTAGATATTATATTTATATTTTTAGAAATTGTAAAATTTACAACTAGTAAGGAAATTAAAATCCCATATGTCAATAGGTTAGGTATAGAAGAGTCTATTAACTTTGACATTGATCACTTTAATTATTTTAATTTTTCTAATTACATGAAAAACTATGATTCAGAGACTAGAGAAATTGTGTTAGATGGATATAGATTCTCTTTACCATCAATAGGAGTAGAAACTTCATTAACCCAATATTTATCAACAAAGTCAGAGAAAAAGGAAATCGAAGATCTAAATAAGGTTTCTTATGATTTTATGTTTTTCCTAGGTGGAAAAGATAAATTAGAGTTCTCTGAAATAGATAATCTAATTCAGATATTCAACTATGATTTAGAGGATAGTGAAATATCAAAAATTAGAAAGATTGTAGGAAAATTTAAAGGAATTGTTGGATATTCTTTAGTTATAGATGGTGATCCAATAGAAATCAAGACCAAGATAAATTTACAGGATATTTGGAAAATCTAAACTATCTATTCATTAAATATTCCTTTTTATTTTTAATAAAATTTTCAAATCCAAAAATATCATCACAAACAAAATGTGTTTCTACAGGTACGATACTATCGTTATAATTTATAATACTGCAAAATATCCAATTATCATCATAAAAATCAACAATTAATAATTTTCTATTTGATTTCTCTCTCTCTTTATAGCTCATGTGTGTTTTATCACTATACATATGGCAATATAATTGTTTAAATTCTGGTCTCCATTTTAAATTTACTATTTTGTTATTTAGATATTTTTCTAATATATCTTTAACTTGTTCAAGTATGATGTCTTGCGGGTTAATACGCTTTCTGCCATCCCTAAAATGATCCCAAGAGTTAAATGTTAGATGAGTGTATGCTGATGTTCCATCAAACTCCAACCAACCATCTGCATTAAAATTATCAGCAAATGATTCAAAAAATTTATTAAAGGCATATAAATGTTTCATAGTTATATCATATAAATGGTTATTGACCAATACGACTTTCGTAGGTTAGGCATTTCTCTATTTAAACTTAAATTTGTAAGCTTTTTAATTCTATCCATACACTTATTAAAATCATCATTTATAGATTCTCTCCATTTGTCACCTAATTCAGGCATTTTACCCGCATTATGTCCTTGTATGAAAAATTCTTTTTCTCTATGCTCTTTAGGAATAAGATCAATTCGATAACACTCTTTTATGTCAACTCTTTCACCATTTTCTTTAGCCATTTTTAATAGTTCTGGTAACATTTTAGTAGTGATATAATTATCATTAGCTAAGTGTCCCTTTTCTACACTAACATCCAAATTATATTCATCACAAAATTCCAGAAAGCAATCTTCAATTATCTCAATTATAGAGTTTGTATTCTCTAATATAAATTGTTCAAATTTTTTAATCATATAATTTATTACTTATTTTTAAAAATAATTTAGACATACACTCATCAATATGGCAATTATACATATTTTTTAACATCTAAATTTTCTTTAACCGATATATCGAAATACTTTTTAATTAAATGTGCCAATTTTTCATTAATTGTCCTACTAGCTACCAATCTTAATGATGAGAAATCTGATCCAGAATTTTCTATTCTATCCCATATATATTCAAAAACCGAAATAAATATTAATTTTTCATACTCAACATCTTCTTGATCTATATTCAATCCAAATTCTTTGGTCCTTTTTACTTCATTATCTATTATAGATGAAATAAATTTATCTCTTTTAAAGGTAAATTTTCTATATTTCTTAAAAAGGTAGTTCATGACACATTATATATAAATTATGGTAAACCAGATTATTAATGGTGACTGTTTTGATGTACTTCCTACAATAGAAAATAATTCTATAGATTTAATACTCACCGATCCACCATATATAATTTCAAAAAAATCATTTTTTGAAGGCGGTGCTGAAAATATTAAATTCAGTAATATTAATTTAGATTTTGGTGAATGGGATAAAGAAGAAATAAATTTAAATTTACTGTTCAAGCACTACAAACGAATTCTCAAAAAAGGCGGAACGTTGATAATATTTTATGATATATGGAAATCAAATAAAATAAAAGAAGCAGCTGAGAATAATGGATTTAAACAACCAAGAATAGGTCAATGGGTCAAAAATAATCCAACCCCGATTAATTCAAAGGTAAATTATTTATCTAATGCAATTGAATATTTTTTCACTTTTGTTAAAGGAGGTAATCCAACATTCAATTCATCATATGATAAAGGTATTTATAATTACCCATTGTGTCATGGAAAAGAAAGAACAAAACATCCTACTCAAAAGCCGATCGGCTTAATAAAAGATATAATCCTTAAACATACAAATGAAAATGATATAGTATTAGATACATTTGGTGGATCTGGAACACTCGCAGTAGCATGTAAGGAATCAAATAGGAATTATATCATAATTGAAAAGGATAAAGAGTATTATGATATATCTCTATCCAGAATTAATATATATTCTAATGAGATGGATAAAAACATATGAAAATTTTAATAAAATATTTTCCTATAGACACGATAATGCTGTTAGGGGTTTGAAATCATTACAATATAAAATAGGTCCTGAACAAAGTATTGTAGTAGGTATTATAGATAAATTACAAAATGGAATAGAAATTACAGAAGAGGATAAAAAAGAACTAGATAGAATAGCGGAATATGATAATCTATATAATGTTGTAGAGAAATGGTTAGGAGAAATATTTAATATTTTTAGAAAGCATTCGTTGATAGATATTGAAGATAGAATGGTTGAATTTTTTGACCAAATACCAAATTTTAAACCACATGTTATGTTTTCTATATCAAAAAAAGGATCTCACATAGGAGTAAGCTCTAACAAATTGAATAACAAAGATTATTTTAAATGGGAAATAGGTCATATACTAAGAGATATGATGTATGAATGCGCAAAACCTTATAATAGAATATCTATAGATGAATATTTAACAATTAAAAAACCTGCTATCTATATAACATTAAATCAAGGTAGTAATATAAATACTACTAAACAATATAATTTAGAGTTTTTAGAATCATTGGCGGATAGAATATACAATAGGATAAAACAATTGTATGATGTTAGTTCAATTTATTACGAACGAGAGAGGGAAGGAAGACAATATGATACGAATATTGACGTTGATGATTATAGTTTTGTAATATATCTAAATTAAAAGTTAGATTTTTAATATATATACAAAAGTTATATATTTTAATGTTAACATATAGTATAAATGTCGGAACCCCAACTGAAACTAGTAGTCTAGAGAATATTAACGATGTTCTAAATCAATTGCCAGATAATACAAGTCAGTTGTTATCTCCTAAAGATGTTAGGGATGCTGTTTATACAGCATGGACAACTAATGTTTTCAAGCCTACCACGGTAACTGCGTCCTCTGTTGAATATGTTGGTCTTGATTCTTCTGAAACTGGGATAAATCTTAAGGAAAAAATTTATTTAGGTAAGAGAAGATTATCTGGATTGGACATAATGGATGATACATTATTAAATAGTGATTCTGATATTTTTATCTTTAATACTAAATCGGATAGTTCATCACAAGATTCAACCAAAGTATCTGTATTAGCAGGAGATGATGCAACTAAATACAATTTGGCCCCTTACTTTGAATCGTCTTATATATCTGGATCATCATCCATAGATTTTAATATAGTAAATCCAAATGGTAATGTAAATATTTATAGTTCTGCATCTAATGTTAGTATTAATGGATTGATTTTTCCAACAAGGGCCGAAAGTGCATCTGCATCTAATGGATATGTATTAAAATATTTAGATAATGCTGGTGATATTTATTTAGATTGGCAGCCATTAGGTAGTGCGAACATTGACACAATTTACTCATCAGCTACTGTTTCCATAACAGGAAATCCAGTTCTAATAAATGGTAACAACATCGAATTTACCAATTCTAGTCCTATACTATCTGAATTAGGAGGTATTTCATTAGGATCTACATTTAGTAATGTTGCATTAGTTACTCTATTAAATACCTTATTATATCCTTATGTTGATCCAGTTGTATCTATGATATTAACTGCAACATCAAGTATATCATATGGAGTAACCGGTATTGGATCTAGAAATGTAATAGCAGAAAGTGGAGCTTTATCATCAGTTAGATATATCTATAATATAACTAATAAATCAATACCTATAACATCCGTTTTAGCAAGTCCTGGTGGATCATTACCACCAACAACTACAAGGTTATCTGGAACATCATCTATTTCAATTCCATCTTCAACACAGTTATATACCTTAACTGTTTCAGATGGAACTGGAACAGTGTCATCTACGGCATCACTAACATATGTTTATCCATATTTTTATGGTGTAACATCCAATAGTATAAATTTTGGATCTAATGGAGTTTTATCATCATTAAATAAAGTTATATCCGAAAAATCTGATATAAGTGTCACATTAACTGGTACGAGTTCACATATCTATTTCTTATATCCAAATAGTTATGGAGATTTAACATCAGCAATAGATAATATAACTGGATGGAACTATATCTCATCCTTTAGTAAAATACATAGTGGAATATCTTTAACAAGTAGTTCGCCATATTGGTCAGCATCGTATAGTGTTTATTCATATACTGCAGGTAGTGGCGTAACAACAGTTAATTCTATGTGGACATTTAAACATTAAAAAATAAATTAGAAAATGCCAATACCATTAATAGACAATTTTAATATAAATTCAGAATTACCAATAGATAGTAGAATTATTGCAAGTAGTTCAACTGAAAGAGACGCCATTAGTTATAAATATGATGGATTGAAAGTTTTTCAATTGGATGATAGAATAACTTATACATGGAATAAGACAAGTAGTTCATGGGACACACTTGATACTAATACCTTAGGTCAAGGCACGGCTAATTATTTATCTAAATGGGATGCGACTGGATTAGGATTAACAAATTCCTCTATTATATCTTATCCAAAAGCATTCAATGAGGTAAATCAAAAAGTAGGTGTTGGTGGTACTCCGAGTGAGGCTTTTCAGGTTAATGGAAACTATACAGATTCAACCATAGGTACAAGTTCAATGCCATTTGTTGTTCATAAAGGAGCTAATACAATTATAGGTGAGAACTGGTATTGGGATGTATCTTTACTACAAGATAAATCTTTTGATTTATCATTTGCCTCTAGTACTATAACATTTAAAAATGGGGGGGTTGAATTTAAAGGAAGAACTGCTGGAAGCGCAGCAACTATGAAAAGTGGAGTAACTATTAATGTTGATTCATCAATTAGTATTGTTGGAACAACAAGTGTACCAAGCTACACAGACGGAACAATTTATTATGATACACTCCGATTCAAGGTTAAGGAGTCCGGAGAGTGGAGAACAATATCAAGGGTTTATGATGTTTATTCCACATTGTTATCACAATCGGGGACATCCGCACCAACTGAAACACTGTTAGAATCAACTATAGGTTCTGGAACTTGGTCATATGTAGGAGTTGGTATTTACAACTTAACTATAACTAATGGATTTGTTGGGACCGTGCCTAAAATAAATGGATTTGTTGGTCCATATACATCGACAGGTGTTTTCTTTGGAGTAAAGATAAATGATAGTACATATCAAATAAGAACTTTATTTTCAGTGGGAACAACTCAATCAAATGATTTATTATCAACTACAATGATTGAAATACGAGTATATTAAACAATTTTTATAAACCAATAGTTGAAGTAAACATAGGAATCTCCTATTAAGCTATAATATTCATTTTCATGCTTCATAACTATTTTATTATCATAAGATCTGATTACTTCAATTTCTGTATCTTTGTTAATTCTTAATAGTTTGCCATTATCAACATTTAAACAATAAGCTTCACTATTAACTAATTTATATTTACCATTATCTGGGGTTAACCACTTTTTTACTATTTTAATAACCAATCCTTTGATTTTAATAACCCATTCTTTAGTTTGAACCAAATCAGTATTTTTAAATACTTCAGATTTAAAAACTGGATCTTCTGTTAAAATATCCTCAATTAATCCGAAATATTCTATTTCATCAATAACAAATGAGATATAAACATCATAATTAACATCATTAGATTTAGATATTCTCAATATTTTCATTGATGTAATATTTTGCTTTTCTAATGAAAGTTTAGACTTTAGTATGTTAAACTGTGGCGTATTAGACAAACTATGTAATAATCCATTGATTTTAGATGTTGCTGCTCTTATAGCATCCTGATGCTTATCAAATGCATTTATAGAAAGTTGTGGATTATCAACATGAACTGCCATTTGACCCATATCTGGATTTAATCTTTGTGCGTTAAACTCAGTAAATTCTAATATTAGATTATTTTTACTTTTCATATTTTTATATATATGTATATATTAAAAATTATATCTTAAAAATGAAGATTAGAAGATTCAATGAGGCTGAAGAAATGAATATATCAAATGAAAGAGTAGAGGAAATTATTAACGAACTATCATCTATGACTTCGGATATAAATGAAAAGGCTAAATCTATCTATACATTAGCAGGTGAGTTAGAAAATTACCGAAGTAAATCTAAACAAGCTAATAATCAGATTGATGATGCTTCTTTAAATATGGATTCTCTTAAATCTAAATTAGATGAATCAACTACCCTACTTGATAATATTATTGATCTTTTAAAGGATTATATTGAAGGTGGTGAGAAATATTTATATTAATTATAATCTTTTGAATCTTCATCTGCTCCCATACTAACACATACATCAAGAAATTCATCACCATTAAGCTCATCATAAGCGTTTATCCATTGCATTAGTTTAAGTCTTATTTCACTTAGTTCGTTAAAAGTCATTTCTTTCCACCAAATACCATATGATGAATCATCAATAGAGTGAATTACTCCTCTCATATGATATAAATCCTCACCTTTTTCATTTTGCTTAAACTTAGCACCTGTTGGACATACAATATTTATTGATACCGGGTTATATTTTCTACTATAAAGATGTGAAGCAGTTTCTTTATCAACCTTTTTTAGGGTTATCATTTCATCTTTATAAGTTAATTTTCCATCTTTAGATTTAAGTATCATACCAGTAAACCATAAATTTAGATACTTACCCATTTCAAATTTTGATAAATTATATACAAAATAGTAATCAGTATGCTCTGTTTTACCTCTATTAGTTTTAAAGGTAGGCCATGTTCTTTTCTTACTTACATTTAGTAATTCATTTATTTCAAATGCGTTATATCTGTGTATGTATTTCATTATTTATTGAATTTCAATTTGTATATTGTTTTGTAAAGAAGAGCAACTATTTCATCAACAATATTATGTAAATGTGTATCCTCTGCCGGAATACAACTTCTACTTTCTCTTACATACTTTACAAACTCTTCAAAATATTCGAGTTTATCTTTTGTAGTTGTATCACTCGTGTCTATTGTATCATATTTTTCAATAATACCATACTGGCCTTGATAAACTTCTATTATTTCATCAATAAATCCAAGTATTCCGTTATAGTAAGCATCTAACGCCATATGTGATGCATATGACCCTTCATCACCTCTAACTTGAAGGTGATAAACGTGTGTTTTTTGTCTTGATTCAAATATTTTTGAAAAGAATTTAGCAGCATCTGTAATATCAGTATGTGGTTGCTCAGCAGGTTGATCAGCTTGTGGTTGTTGTTGCTGTTGAGGTTGTGCACCATCAGGTGCTTGAATAACTTCAGCCTTAACATCCACAGATGCTGTATTACCAGCAGATTGATCTGGAGTAAGGTTTAATGTTATTTCTTGTTCATTTACTTTAAATTTAAAGTCTGAAAATCTTTTCATAGTTTTATTTTATTTTTTTCCAAGTAATTTATCATTCATCACTTTATGTATTAGAATTCCATCATGCCCAGCAGTTCTCATTGTATGATAAAATTCTAACTTTTCAGTAGCGGTAGGCATTTTATCACCAAATAATGCTTCCCAATAATTTAATACTTTTTCCTCCTCAGTTTCTTCTTGTGAATCTTGCGAAACAAAAACAGGCCTACCAAACGGATCTCTTAATACATTATTTTCCATTAGTTCAAAAAACTCTTCTTTATTTGTTTGCTCAACACTAGATATATTATATCCAGATTGACCTTTAACAGATGCTAATGTCGAATCAGCAATATAAGAAGCTTCACCTTCACTTGATGCTTCCACAATTAAATCTATTTCTGATTTAATTTTAAAGTATTGTTGGCTTTCAACGTTTTCAACTAAAATACTAAATTTATTCATAAATGTATATATTAAAAAAGAAATATTTATTTTAATATATATGTTATGATGAAATATATCAAAGAATTTGATAATTATAAGTTAAACGAGGCGTTAGGAATTGCAGAAGCAACCTTATTTTATGTCAATGTCATTAAGGCTAAAATACTAGAGGAGATATTGGATTATATGGATGGTCGTCCAAATTTAGATAATCAAGAAGAGATGGAAGTAAAAATACCATTTACTAAGATAAGAAGATATGTTACTGATTGGAACTTATATGCTGATTTTCCAGTTTCCGAAATTACAATTAATTTAAAAATGATTAAGAAACGTCCTAATGATGTTAAACTAAAGGATATTGATTTAGATCATCTTGTACAAGCTCCATTTAAAATGGGAGGATATGCATCTCCATTTGCAAGAGGACGAGAAAAAGAGGCAGCTCGATTTAAAGATCCAGTTAAATTAAATACGGATCATAGTATATCAATTCATATGGAAATTGATTTTGAATATTCTGCAAATTTTAGAATGGATAGACATGAGGAAAAGCTAGAACTAAAATTAGAATCAGTTGTTTTACATGAGTTAAATCACGTATATGAATCTTATAAAAGAAAGTCTAAAGGAGAAAAAGAAATAGAGTATACTACAACATGGGCATCAATTGGGCCAAATAGAAGAAGAAGGCCAAAAGTAATATTTGACTATTGGCAAGATAACTTTACTGATTATATTTATATGTCCGAGCCTCATGAAGTAAGAGCTTATATACAAGAAGCGAAAGCATATGTTGATAAGTTAGATTTAATGTCATTTCAAAGAACATCAATATGGAAAATGGCAAAAGTTATGCAAGGATATGATTCAACTAAATTTAGAAAAAATTTTGATAAAGTTGTAAATAATTACAACCCAGAATATGTTGGTAAAATAACAGATGTATTAGTTAAGGACTTTATAACAGAATATAAAAGATTGTCTTTAGAATTCAAAGAAGAAAATATCATTAAACCAGAATTATTATCCAAAATGAATACAGATCAATTCTTTGATTTTTGGCAAAAGAAAATAAGAAAAGCCGGAACAACAATTGTTAAAAAGATGCTCCGACTTTATACTTATAAAAAAGATAGAGAAGAAGAATTATTAGACTAAATTCTTTTTACTTGTAATAATATCATCAATGATACCATAATCTTTAGCTTCTTGTGAGCTCAACCAATTGTCTCGTTCACAGTCTTTAATTATTTGTTCGTAAGATTTATCACAAAATTCACCAAGTAATTCAAAAAGAATTTTATTATATTTTTCCCATTCTTGAAAAGCAATTCTCGCATCTTGAATATTACCACCAGCACCACCAGATGATTGATGTAACATTGTTCTAGAAAAGCGAAGTGAATTTCTTTTTCCTTTTGTTCCAGCACCAAGTAAAACAGATCCCATTGATGCGGCCATACCTGTATTAATTGTGCAAATATCAGGAGAAATATATTGCATTACATCAACCATACTCAGTCCACTTTTTACAGATCCGCCAGGTGTATCAATATGCATAATAATATCCTTTTTTGCATCTAAAGAATCAAGAAAAATTAGCTGGGCTTGAACAATTGTTGACATTCTATCATCAACAACACCAGCAACCCATATAATCCTATCCATCATTAATCTTGAAAATACATCCATTTGTGTTGCGTGTAATGGTCTTTCTTCTAAGATATATGGGGTCATTGAACTTTGATAATCATAGATTTGCTGGGTAGAGATATTAAAATCTTTGGCGAATTGTGGAAATTGATTAATTTCCCTCTGTAGACTTTTGTCCATCATAATTATTATTTATTTATTTGATTTAACCATTTATCAATTTTCTTTTCAGAGGCTTCTATAAGCTCTTCTTTTGTATATTTCAAATCAGCAAGTATATCAAATACTTGTATAATTGAATCAGCAGCCTCTTCTAGTAAATTTTGTCGTATTTGTTCTTCTGTATCGTTGTGGTACTTGTACTTTATCAACTTTAAAATTTCAGCCGATAGTTCACCAACCTCTTCATTTAATTTTAACCCTTTACTGGATATATTATTTGATTTTTCAAGTGGAGACACTTTACAAACTAAGTCATAGATATAATCTATAGATTGTATCTCTTCTGTAGGAGTAATTTCTAATTGTTTAGACTTATCATAATCT